CGGTCACTCGCAACAGGGCCCGTAGGTTTTGCCGAGGTCGGTGACGCGCCATCCGGCTCGGGTCGCGGCCGAGCGCTGCGCGATGTAGCCGTCCTGGTCGAATACCTGAACTTCGCGGCAGGTCTCACAGGTCATCCTTAGGAACGTCGGGCGAGGGCACGGGCCGGTGTCGGCGCCGCCGATCTCAATTCCCACGGCGATACCAGCTGGTGTGGCGCTGAAGTTGGCGCATCAGTTCGCGCGGCGAGAGTGTGCGAGGCTCAACCGGTGCCGTCGCATTGAAGACGATCGCGCACATCGCCGTGTCGCAGGCGTACTCGCATTGGCGGTTTGTCCTGGGACAGGTCACTCGGGCGGCTTCTCGGCGGCGCTGTTGAAGGAATCCACGATCATCTGCTCAACGATGGGCCTGGACCACATCCGGATGCACGAGACGTCGCAGAACCAGAACGTATGGCCCGGGTCGTCTGGCGAGGCGAGAACCCAGCCTTCGCGCTCACCCTTTGGCCGTGTGCAGCCGTCGCAGCGGTCCATCACTCGGGCTCCTTCGTTTCCGGGGGCAAGGGCTCCATCGGGCGCAGGACCACGGCGCTGTTGACGATCTGCACCTTGGCGCAGTCCAGCAGCAGGTTGTTGACGCCCGCGCGGCCGGTCGAGGCGAACATCATCAGCCTGCCCTGCCGATCAGCCGCGAGAACCAAGACCTCCTGAAGATCGAACGCCATCGCGCCTTCGAGGACTTGCTGGGCCGGGAGGTCGGCCTTCGTCTCCTGCCGCAGCTTGAGCACGTTGCGCCGTGATTCCAGCACGCCGTCGAGCCAGCCCTGGACGTACATGAACGCCTGCTTGTCGTAGCCCTCGGCGTCGTTCTTGGCCGCGCCCCAGGCGTCGTGAAACAGCTGTTTGATGCTCATGACATGGCTCCTGGCGGTGGCGGCTTGGTCTGGGTGAACATGCCCGCTTTCTCGGCGGCATTGACCATTTGCGGCGTCAGATCGGCCCCGACCTCCTTGGCCAGGCGGATGCCGATCTCCCACCAGCGCGTGCCGCCATAGCCGACGGCCACGTTGTGGTCGTGCGGTCGTGCGCGCTCGGTCGGCGGATGGGTGCTCACCCTGATGGTCTTCTCCTTGGGCTCGGGCCCGCGCCAGAGGGCGCCGACTGACCTGCGGACCATGAGGTAGATCGTGCCGTGCTGCGTCTCCTTGCCGTGCCACCGCACCTCGTAGCCCACCTGTTGCAGCTGCCACGTGAGCTTGTTGGCGATCTTGAGGAGGTGCGGGACGCTCACTTCGGCAGGCCCAGGATCTCGTTCAGTTCCTCGTCCGTGATCTCCTCGGGCTCGGGCGCCACTTCATCGGCGCTGGTCAGCGTCAACGTGGTGTCCGCCGAGGACGTCGCCAGGGATGCGTCGACCGTGACGTAGCCGAAGACGTCAGCGTCACCGTCGATGAATCCCACCTCCCACGTGGGCTCGGGCTGCTTGACCTCGATCAGGAAGTGCCCGCCCTTCAGGCCGTGATACGCGGGGTCCCAGAAGAAGTCGCCGTTGCGCGGGTTGGCCACATTAGCGACCACGACCTGGTGCGAGCCGTCCGGCATCACCTGCGTGATCGTGATCGTCACCGGCCGGTCGTAGTCGAAATCGAAACCACCTATCGAGATTTTCATCGTTCAACTCCCGTATGGGCTCGCCTTTCCGTGCTTCTCGCGCTCGGCGATCGCGGTGGCCTCGCGCATCTTCTGCTCTTCGAGTTCGTCGGCATCCGGATACAACCGGCCGAGCGGCAACGCGGTGAATGTACCAGTTGCCTGGAGGTAGAGCATCGCCTGCGTGATGGCATCCACAGCATCATCGAATTCGATAGAGCCTTCGCCTGCAAAGGTCGTCATCTGCTCCACCAGGGGCTCGCACCAATCGCGGAAGTGGCCCTTGCGGTGGGCGAGGCCCGACTCCGGCAGGAAGAGCATGCCCTGCTTGACCAGGGGCGAGGCCACGTGCGCGCGCATGGTCTTGGACTGGCCGTGCGGCTCGAAGGGCCAGGACGGAACGCCGAAGCGCTGGAGGGTCTGGCGCAGACTGATGCCGCTCGCCTTGTTCTCGATCAGCACGAGGTTGGGGAAGCGGCCCTGGTACTTCTTGCGGTAGGTGTCGCGCGTCTTCTCGAGTAGCTCGGGGAAGCCTAGGCGCTCCATCCAGAAGTCGCAGACCAGCGCCGCATACTTGGACCGCACGCCCATCTTCATCAGTTCGCCGGCGGTGAAGCACTGCTTGGTGTTGAAGACGCCGAGCACGATGCAGCACGAATAGTCGACCTTGCCCGTCCTGTTGTCGCGCGCCTCCTCCTCCATGGCGGTGTCCATGGTGAGCATGACCATCGAGAACTGGGGGAACGGCTTGCCCGCTGGCCACAGGCGCAGCCAGGACTTCTTGTAGATGCCGAAGTCCTCGCTATCGATGTCCTCGCCCAGGATCTCGATCTTGCCCAGCTGCGTGCCCGAGAGCGTCATCACCTCGGACAGGAAGCCGGGGCTGAGGTTCGCCAGGTTCTCGTAGGTGGTGCCGGTGACCACGATGCAGTCCGGGCGCTTGTAGAGGTTCTTCAGGTACGGGATCGGGCGTGGCGTGGTGCCGAAGACCGCCCTCGATGGCGTGCCGTCTTTGTACGGCAGGCGGACGCCGAGCATCATGTTCGAGTGCACGAATTCGAGGTTGCCCGCCGGGCGGTCCCACTCGCGGAGTTCGTCCCCGATTCCGGCGTGGCACTGCGGGCCACGGAGGCGCCCGCCCTGGTCCTTGGCGCCGAAGCCGCGGATCAGGCTCCCGTTCTTGAGCAATAGCTCGTGGTGGGTGCTGTCGTAGGCGTGCTCCCACGATTCCTTGTACAGCAGGCCAGCGGGGATGACGGATCGGAAGCCTGCGGGCCCGAGGAAGAGCGTTCCGCGCACGTCGTTCAAGGTGGGCGCGACCGCGTGCCCGATCAGGTTGGGTAGCCGCGCCATTTCGTGGCCCAGCCATTGGCACTCGGCCTCGGTGTTGTGGGTTGGGACCATCCCCATGCCAGCCAGGTACAGCTTCGATGGACTATCGACCGTGATGCATCGCACAGGCACGCTATCGATCGGGGTCACATCCGTGATGTAGCGATGGGTCTGGCGCCGCCATTGAGACCGTTTAGCCAGCTGCCGCTTTGCTTTGCGCTCAAGCCTGAAGACGGGGAAGTAGGCGGTGAAATGGATGCGCCACTTGTAGCCGCAATCCCTGCCCCGCAGCCTGGACCGGCCAGCCGTCGTGGTCGGCTTCAGCCCCAACGACCGCAGCAATTCTACAGTATGGGCCGCGAGCATTGGGTTGGTAGTTGTGAACTCGCACGTCCCGTTCTCTGCGTGCGCGTGGCCATCCGTGTCCATCAGGCCTTGGAGCAACGCTATGCGCTGCGCGGCACTCGCCCGCAGATAATCCTGAGGGATGTGCTTGTCATCGTAGACCCCCGCTGCGCGCAGCATTTTCGTGATGGTTTCGTTACGCTCGGCCGCAAGCCTAATTCTGATGTCGAAGCATGTCCGTTGCTTGATGGTCGAGGGCCAGAAGCCAGCGAGGCGCAATTCACGTTCAAAGTGTTCAACATCCCTGGCGCCGCAGTGAAGCGTGCCGATGTCGCTATTCCCATCCCCAAGCCAAGCCCCCAGAACGTAAGGATCGAGCGGCAAATCTTTCGCGGGCAAGCAGAGCGCCTCGGTACAGGCGATCGAATGGTTGGTTTCTTGCTTTCTTCCGACCGTTAGGGTGTCAGCGATCTGCTTGGTCGTGCGGACTTCAGCGTGGCGCCGCGGCCGGACAGCACGGCCTTGGGACTTCCGGGCCCATTTATCCCAGGTGAGCCATCCATGATCCTCGTCGGCGACTATTTCGGCGCCATCACTGAATTGCACGAGAAAGCACGGCCGATTGATCTGCACTGGCCATGCTTCGAGTACGGTGCTTATAGCGCCAGCTTCGTCGAAGACGCGATCGCCGCGCTTGAGCGCACCCATCGTGGTCCAGCCAGACGGTGTTGGGATTGGCGTTTCGAGGCAAAGCGCCTTTCCAAAACCCCTTCCGCTCTTCCAGATCAGCAGGCGCCAATCGCGCTGATCGGTGGGGACTTGCTTGCCGGCGCGCTTGCCAGCACATGCGCGCTGCGTCCAGAGTTCACTCCAGTCGATGACCGTTTTGAGATCGGCGTCCGATGCGATGCCCTGGACGCCGGCAGCGTCCATCTTGCTCGTGTAACGGCGCTGATCCTCTGCATCGCCAAGCGCGGATAGATCAATATCGATCATCGAGGATCAGGCGCACCGCTTCAACTCCGGGAGACGCCCGCTCCGATGCGAGCCCGATCAGCCCGGTAAGCCATACAGTTCGAGCAGTTGCAGCAGCCGACTGGATCGGGCTTGGGGAGCTTGGCGTACATGGGCCCCTTCGGACCGTTCACGAGCGCCGCACCGGGCCCGCCGTGACCGGCCTCGATCACTGCACCAGGCCCGCCGAGGTAGACGTCTGGGTGCGCGTGGCGGTCCTCCTGCGCCGCCTTCAGTTCATCGAGGTACGCCATGCTGGGCGGCGCCATGCCCCCGATATCGCCCATCATGTGCGAGTCGACCAGCCGCTGCATGGCGTCCTTGATGATGGCCTCATACTGCGGCGACCACACTTCGAACACATCACCAGGCTCAGCGCCCGCCAGGTCGACCTCGACCTTGATCCCGAGCAGGTTCATCAGACCCTTGGGCGCAGTACGGACAGCCACCCTGTCGCGCTTGATCTGCGCCATGGCCGTCATGAGCGCCTCCTCGGTCAGGTTGCCCTGCCCAGGCGCGACCGTGTTGGTGAAGAGGAGCGGAGGGTGCGCCGCGTTCACGATCGCATCGAGGACCGCACGCTGCTTGGCATCGAGCGCAGCCTGGCCGCAGGCCTCCGCGATCAGCTGCTTGGTGCTCTTGCCGGAGAGCATCGCTCCAACAGCGTCGATCTGGTCGTCGAACGCCTGGTTCAGGAGGCGCGCGGCTGTGATCTCTTGCTGCTCCCGGTAGGCTTTGCGGGCGGCTTCCATCGCTTTCAGTTTGGCCTGGCGCTCTTGCTCGATGATGGCTGGGTGCACGCTCGTGTTCAGCGCCACGCCGTCGCCCATCACCGCCTGCGCAGCGGCGGTCTTGCCCATGTTGCGCCCGCCCAGGAACACCGCCTTGCCAGGCTTCCTCTGGGGCATGAAGCGATGGCCGTCGCGCGGGTTCGTCAGGTCGGTGTAGGTCGACCAGCCGCACTCCAGGCACCGGCCCTTGTGGATGCGCGGCTCGCCATCGCCGCGGTAGACGCCCCAGCGGGTGCGGGAGAGCGAGACGAAGCCCAGCTTGCCGCACTGGATGCAGAGTTCGTCGCCCACCCGGCCATTGCAGACGCGCCGGTCAAGCTCCGCGATGTCCGTGTAGCTCAGCCCGCAGCGTTTGCAGCTGTCGGTCAAGCCGTCGTACTCGTGCCCGGCGCGGATGAGCCAGCCGTCCATCGTGAAATGGCGGCTCCCGCGCGACCGCGCTTGCGGGTCCTTCGCGTAGTCCTCGGCCCACTCGCGGTATTTCGCCTTGTCCTCGTCCGAGTCCGACAGCATCGGGTGGTGGTAGAGCGTGTTTGTCGGCGCCCGCCCATCGAGCACGGCCATTCGGTTGCGCAGATCCGCATAGGCGAAAACCGCCGGCTGATGGCTCGGTGGGGTGTGGTCGAGATTGATCTCGATCTCTTCGAGCGCGTCCTCGCTCAGGTCGCGGTCATCTTCGAGCACGTACACGCACGAGGCGAGCTCCTCGAAGTCGTAGACCATGGCGGTTGGCAGATAGTCGGGCATGTCCGCCAAGGCCTCGGCCCGCACGGTCGGCATCGCCATGTCCCGCTCGATCTCGCGTTGGATCATGCGCATGCGCGCGTTGATGTCCTGGAATTCGTAGATGGCTGCGGTGGTCAACGGCGTGCCCTCCTGCGGTCTTCGGCTTGCGGTGCCGTCGGATGATACAGGAACTTGCCCGTGCGTTCACGCTCGTCCGGCCGAGTGTTCCCAACATTCTTGCGGCCGTGGAAATCGTTGCGGCGCTCACCCCTCGACGGGAAGCTGTTGCCCTTGATCCTCCGGCGCTCGCGGCGCTGGAGCGGTGGACCCTTCGGGTGCGTCTGCTTTGCGCGGCGCTCGGCCTCGATCGTGATGTAGCCCGGCGCGCCAGCGAAGCGCGTGTCGATCATTTCGCGGATATCGGCCATGTTGTGGCCCTCGCGGGCCATGCGCCAGGCGTGCATCACGACGTTGTTCGCCATCAGGTTTCCTCCCTCTTGAAGATGCACTCGCAAGCGGCCGAGCCCCCGAGCCCGTCGTTTGGATCGACAATCTGGCGCTGGGCCACCAGTTCCCAGCCCATCGAGCCGTACTGGTTCAGGGTGTCCTGAAGCGACGAATAGCGCGAAAGGGTGGGCACGACCACCGGCAGGACCAGGTATGTCCAGTGCTTGCCGCTCACGCCTTCGCCTTCAGGTGCTTGATGAGCGCGGCCTTGGTCATCGTGTGGCAGCGGATGCGCAGGCGAGGCGGGTCGTAGACGATCGTCGGGTATTTGCGCCAAACGACCACGTCATCGCCCTTGGTGCGCTGGCCCTCGAACCACTTCAGCGCGATAGCGCAGGCCTTGGCCAGGTCCAAGCGGGGCGGTGGCGGCTGGCCATCGGGGCTCGGGACGCCATCGATCAGCAGCAGGTACACGGTCTTGTCGAACTGCGAGTAGGCGCCGGGGAAGCCCAGGATCTGCGTCGGGAAGAGCGCGCGTATGTCGTTGTCGAGCATGGCGATCAGCGCCCCGGGCTCGATCTTCGGCGGGGGCGTGGGCTTGGGCTTCTTCTTGCGGACGGTGGTCATGACTTGCCCCTCGGCACGGTGGCCTGGTCCGGCTCTTCGCCTTGGCCGCGGCCGCCGGCAGCGCGCAAGCCCTTCAGGTCCATGGCAGGCCCGGCGCGCTCGCCGCTCCCGAAGATCGGTATCTTGGCGGTCGCCATCGGGTGCTCGAAGCAATAGTGCTGCGGGAGCACGACAGGGAAGATGGTCTGGAAGAGCGGGCGTTGCACGTTCGTGAGGCGGTCCCGCTCAGCGCCCACGATCACGGTGACGGGCGGGTGCGCTCGGCACTGGCCGCCGTTCTCCGGCTTGGTGGGCTGGTCTGGGTGGAACTTGTCGCACGTGGTGCAGTCGAAGTCTGGTCGAGCCATGCGGGGGGGCGCCCTGTTTGCTTCGCAGGAACACCCTTAAACTGATTCGCGCGTCAGCTACGAGCGCGGGGCTGGCTTTTCGTCATCGTCTCGGGCGGCCATCAGTTCGCGGAAGGCCCTCACGTCATCGGTCCGCACGTCCATGCCCTTGGCGGTGATCGACCAGACCAGGCGCTTGCTCCCTCGGGGCCCATCGATCATGCGGTACTCGATCAGGCCCGCATCGCGGAGCGTGTCCCAGTCCTCCGGCCAGCCCCACTCGCACTCGGCCTTGCCGATCGACAGGCCGCTCTCGTGGACGAAGCCTTCCGACTTCGCGCCGTTGAACAGCCCGGCAAAGCAGCCCCTGACGCGCACCGATTGCTTGGCGATCTCGTTGGCAGGACGAGCGGCCATGCTGTCGCGCACGGCCTGCTCCAATGGTCCTGGCTCGCTCATCGCTTGGTGACCTCGATGTTGACGGTGGTGCAGATGGAATCGCCCTGATGCTTGGCCCACAGCTGCTCGATCGCGTTGTCCGTCACGCCGGCGAGCGTCAGCAGGTTCTTCTCCGCGATCAGCCAGTTCACGATGGCCCCACGCCTGGTGTCGCACACGGTGTTGACCAGGATATCCCCGTACTCGACCACGGCCCAGCCGGTCTTGGGGCTCATCAGCCCATCCTCGAATAGCGCCACCACAGGGCCCAATCCCTCACGGTCCACCGGCGTTGGCAGTAGGCGCAGCCGCACAGGCGCTTCGGCGTCAGGCGCAGACGATGATCGGTCATACCAGGTCTCCCAATGGAACGTGCTCGACGTAGGCGCCCTTGGAGCGCCAGACCGCCTTGCAGCTGTTGCATGTCAGCGCGGAATAGTCGCTCGGCGTTTGGTGGCCGCCGCTGAACTTTGAGTGGTTGCAGCGGTATTGCCACACGATCCAGCGCCGTTGCTCAAGCGGCTTCTTGCTCTCCGGACACCGGCAATAGCCCCCGCTGCTCATTGGAGGTCGAACCCATGGCGCTCGGCGATGCGGCGCACCCGGCGATCATCGGCGTATGTCGACTTGTGCTCCTGGAACCAAAGCCCCACGCCCTGCTCGTACATATCCCCCGCCTTGGCCTTGGTCGGATCGCGCATAAGCTCCTCGCGCTGCGAGTCCAGGTCCACCTGGTCCTGAAGCTCCGCGATCGTCTCCAGGTACTCGAAGTCCCGCCGCGCGGTCGCGTACCTCATGTGCCCCCCGGCTTGACCACCGGCGCCGGCAGCTTGGCGAAAATCGGTTTGCCGCCCGCCATCGCGTTGTCCCGGACGATCTTCAGCAGCGCCTTGAACGTCCGTTGCTTCGCCTCGTCCTCCTCAGGCGTGATCTGGGGCGGAGGCTCGGGCTCGATCTTGCGCCGCCACCTGTTCGGGTCGCGGTTGTGGAGGAAGAGCGCAATCGCGCCGACCTCCGCGGGGATGTGCTCCTCGAACGGCACGATGACCGGCACCTGCCTGCGCGTGATGATGCGCTGGCCTCGCCCGTTGACCGTCTCCTTCGTCTCCGTCCCAAGGAATATCTTCACCGCCGTCACGCTGTAGCCCATCGCCCGCTGGACGAGGGAAGCCTCGATCACCTCGTTCACCTGCTCCTTCGTGCGCGTGACCGCCTGAAGAAACTCTGGGTGCGCGTGCTTCCAGGTGATGAACGTGCGGTGGGTGACGCCGATGATCTGGGCGATTTGCTCGTCGGTCAGCTTCAGCTTGATGCCCGCCTTTGCCATGGCTGGGATGCCCTGGTGGTACTTGGTCGAGCGTCCGCCTGGGTGGAGGCCGTTGGAGCGTGGCGGGCTGGTTGGGGCCTTGAAGACGACGCGCTTTGGCGGCACTCGCCTTGCCCGCTTCTTCGGCGCTGGCTTGGGCTTCTTCTTGGCCATCAGGTCTTGGGGCTCCGCATCAGGCTCTCGATGCGCTCGATGATATCCCCGAGGCTGGCGTTGTCCCCTATCAGATCATCGGGCATGCGCATATCGAGATCGTCCTCTATCTGGAGGAGGAACTCGGTGACGTCCAGGCTGTCCATGCCCAGGTCTTGGTGGACCTTGCTGTCCTTGGTCATGGGCATGTTGCGCACGAGGATGCCGGCGCAACGGAAAACGGCCGCGTGGATCTGCTCGTAGGTGGGCGGGAGGCGCTTCACTGCGACCTCTCCAATGGGAACGCCTCGCGGATGTCCCATAACCAGTGCATGCCCGAGGTCCACGCGACGTAGAACACCAGGTCCGGCACGTGGTCCCAGTCCCCGAGGATGAAGCCGTCGACTATGACCACGACCGTGACCACGGCCGCCGTGGTCGCCAGCATGCGTGGCGCCAGGTAGTTCCTGATCGAGCGGTTCATCAAAACCCTTCCTTGATGCGGGGCGTCGTGTAGACCCCTGGCTTCTTGGGCTTCGTCCCGCGCTTCACGGCCTTCGTCTCACGTTTGGGCCGTTTCGTCTCACGGCCCCGCATCGCGAGGGGCGCGGCTGGGCCCTTGCAGATGTGCCGCCACTCGGCTTTGCCACACGATCGGCAGGTGGGAGGGTTCATCAGTTCAGCCTCTCATCGCCGTCGCGCGGACCCTGGTAATCGAGGGTCTCTGCACCAAGCCCCATCATCCGATGCAGCATCCTCTTCGTCGCGAAGAGCGTATCCCGCGCCGACTCAGTCGGTTCGAGAAGCAATGCCGCTGCCTCTAGCAACGCAGCTGCCGCCGCTATCCTGCATTGCGGCGTACCCGAACAGTCCGCGCAAACCTCCGGGCCATCGCGGGGTATCCGAACGACCATAAGGCCGATCAAGCCTTTGCCGTTGGCCATCGCATCGGCCAACATTGCCGCGTGGCGCCGGTCTAGCTCGTCCTGCGGGACGGCCCCGTCATCGAATTCAAGCAGGGCCGACACCACCTCGTCCACCACCAGAACGCGCGGCTTTCTTGCTTTGGGCATCAGTTCGGCCTCTTGAGGTCGGTGCGCTCCTCGACCTGCATCACCAGTTCCAGCTTCTCCTGCAATTCGTCCACGATGTCCTGGAGGAATTCGCGATCCTCGGTCTCGGACGGCGGGCACATTTCCTTGGCTGATTCCAGCAGCGTGATGGCGCTCAGCACGAGGGCTGCGGGCGAGCCGGAGTGGGTCTGGTCGAGGCCGCCCCGGTTGTCGAACTTGCACACCACGAGCGAGACGAGGCCCGCGCAGTTCTTGACCAGGTCGAGCGCCACGGCGGCATGCCGGAGATCCAGGTCGACTTGCGATATGCCCGTGTCGTCGGCGGCAATGGATTTGGATAGGTCGCTCGATCCCATCATCAGTTGAACCCCTCCACCCAATGGCGTACCGCGCCGGTGTCGCCCTTCGCAGCGTCCATCATGCCGACGGTCGCGAGGAACATGGTCGTCTCGTAGTCGAAGCCCTCGTGCTTGAGCAAGTCGCTGGTCATCGAGGTCACCGCGTTCTTGAGGTCGCCATGCTCGACGTATTCGAGAGCGCGCTCCTTGGCCCATGCCAGGTGTTCTAGCCGCGTCATTGCTCTTGGCCCTTGCAGCGGCACGCCGGATCGGTCGAGCCGCATCCCGTGCAGAACTGGTTCGCGATCGACTGGAACACCACGCGCCTGCCGGCGGCGTCGAGCGTCTTCAGACCCTCGATGAAGCGCTGGCCCATCAGCTGAGCCCGGCGCTCTTCGGCGTCGAACTTGCCCGCGATCATCTGGTCGACAACCCCAGATGCGCCCAAATGTTGCTTGCTCATGCGCTCCCCCTTTGCCTTTCCACGCCCTGGATCAGGATTTCTTGAAGCCCCGCGATATCGCGGAGGAATTTGACGAAGCGATCGAGATCATCGAGCGGTATCTGCGCCTCGACGTGGCCCTGGGCGCGGACGGCCGCGACTTGCCGCTCCAGGTCGAGCGCCTTGGCCATGATCTTGCCGTTGAGCGTCACGACCTCGAAGAGCGCGCTCTCCAGCGCCATGTCCATGGGCACGGATGTGAACCTCGGGTCAGCCATCGGAGGTGAGCGTCTTCATGGCTTGGTCACCGCGCGGTTTGCCATGGCTTGGAGCTCGCTCAGGGGGCGAGAAGCGACTGCCATGGTGACGGGAATCACCGCAATAACGCCGAGCATAGGCTCGCTCGGGACCGGCGCGAAGAGCACGCTGACGAACAGTTCCTTGCCCTTGCCACGGCGCACGATCAGGAACGGTGGCTGGCCGCCTCTGCCCTTCATGGCACGATCTCGATCCAGCCGAGTTCCAAGGCGGCAAGGCACGCGAGGACGTTGGCCGCGATGACGATAAAGCCGAGCCTGGGACCAAAGACGGCGCCGACCAGCGAACCACCAGCCAGCAGCCCCATCGCGATAGCCGAAAGATGCCATGTCATATCGGCCACCCATTGGCGCGCGCTATCAGGATCACGCGGGCCTGTTCGCGCATGTCGGGCGCGGGGCACTCGATCGAGCATTGCCCCCGACACTCTTGCAGGTGTCCAAGCTCCTTGCTGGACAGCGTGTTCAGCGGCCGAACGGTGAGATCACCGCACAGCTTGACCTCGTAGATCCTCACGACCCCATTCTCCCTCGATCAATGCAGATGCCGCAATCGCAGCTACGCTTGTGCCGGTGCGAGAACATGACGCTATTGAAGCCTATGCCCGCGTGCTCGGCCAAGAAGATATCCGTCGACCACGAGCGGATATCCACATCCATCAGCGTGTACCAGGCGTCGACCGTCAGCAGGCGCCGGGCGAACTCCTGGTCGGCCTCGCCGCCGTTGAAACCGGTGAAGCGCACGAGGCGCCCCTTGCCCAGGTGCTCGACGCCCGCAAGGTTCTCGGGCCACATGCCCTCGCGCTCGTCCATCGTGAAGCCGACCACCTTGCCCTCGCGCACGCCCTCGGCGAAGGCGTTAGCTGCTCGCGACGTGCTCTTCGATTCCAGGAAGTAGTCCACGTTCATCGTGTGGACGAGGAACGTGACGGCGCAGACGTCGGGGTTGTCGTCCCAGGAATCGACGCCGTGCAGCCTGATCCAGATGTCCTTGTAGGCCTCGACCGGGAACGACTGCGGCACCTTGCCCAGCTGGTCCATGCCCTCGGCCCTGGCGTCCGCGTTCGAGATCGACTGAAGCCGCTCGATGCGGTTCTCGGTCACTTCGAGCGTCAGGCGGTTGAACGTGCGCGGCATGTGCATCGCCGACGCCGGATCGCGCGTCCAGTCGGCGGGCCACATCATCGGCTTGAGCATCCCGGCGCTGTCCATGCCGTAGGCTTGCTTGCCATCCGCGACGTATCGAGCGTAGGCGCCTGAGCGTGTCAGTTCTTCCCGGACATAGATCAGGTCGCCAGGCTTCAGCTTCTGCCAGGTCGAGGGCTTGTAGCTCGTGCTGGCCCGCCCCTTGGTGACGATCCAGGCCAGGCGCCGCGTCTGGGTCTTCATCCCAGCGAGCAGCGCCTGGACCATAGGCGTCGAGAAGATGGCGCCGTGGATCTTCATGCACGTGACTTCCGGAGCCGCTTGTTGGCGCGGATCATCGCTGCCGGCGATGGGAATGGTTTGGCCTTCTTGGCCTTCCGCAGCTTCACCTTGTCGCCGTTTTCGTCATCCATCACGTGGACGATGACGGCGGTCATGAACACGAAGCGCGCACGGCGCAGCGCGCGATCGACCTTGGACTTCGAGGGATGCGCCTCGCCCGTCAGCATGATCTCGCCGTTGCCGCCCAGCAGACGCCAGCGCCACCCGTCGCCGCCCGGGTAAACCTCAATCCGTCCTGGTCTTTTCGTCACTGCCGCCAACTTTCCCGTTCCGTAAGTCATTTGTTTGCCCCTTCCTCATCTGCCGTGAGTGCTTCAAATCGGATGCGGCTCCACTCACGTTGGAAAGCCGCCGCCGCCTCAAGTGCCTGTCGTTTGCGCGTCATGTCGGGAGATCCGGAGTCCCAGCCACCCTCGCCCTCGATGGCGTCGAGGATGGCCTGGGGGTTCGCGGCCTCGATCAGCATGGCCGCCTGCCGGATGCCGTTCCACACCAGCGCCTGAGCGCGCTTGTGTTCCTCGATCACGTTCACCAGCCGACGGTCCGTCATGTTCCGGTGCGCTCCTTGAGCTTCTTCCAGTGGAGAAAATGCTCCAGGAATTCCAAGCTCTTCATGCCCTGGATGCAGATCACGTTCTCGGCGCGGCCCATCTGCTCGCCGATCCGCTCGGAGTGGAAGCGCTTGACCTCGATATGGACGTCGAAGTCCGGCAGGTAGAAGTCGAGGCGCGCCGGGCCCTGGTCGCGATCGACGAAGCGGATGCCGTTCGCGACCAGCCAACGCTCGGTCATTTCCTCCATCGGATCGACTTTGCCCTGCCAAGCCATCAGCGCCTCTTCCAATAGTCACGCGGTATCTGCACCTGCCTGCCGGACGTGGATTCGATCCCGAACGCCGGCAGCTTGCCCGAGGCCATCGCACCCAGAAGCTCGACCCATGCGTCCTTCTCGCTGATGCCGCGGCGCTTGGCGATTTCCCTGGCCGCTTGATCCAGGTCCAGGCGTTCCAACTCCGCATCCTTGGTCTCGGCGCAGACCTGGTCGACCGCGCTGGCCTTGACGACAAGCGCCATCCACTCGGGCGTGGGGGGCTGCTTCCCCAGTTCCTTCCAGAGCAGCACGCGCAGCGATTCGCTCGGGATCGGGGCCGCGAAGACCAGGGCGCGGTCGGGCACGGGGATCTTGTCCCAGAACGTCGCCGGGACCGGATAATGGTTCTCGCCGTCCCACACCTCGACCAAGGGGCGCAGCTTGCGCAAGGCTTCCATGAACGCGCGGTCTTCTGCCGTTCTCATGCTGCGATCCCGGCCTTCGGCCACTCGCGCACGCGGGTCCAGCCCGGCCACTCTGCCATGTCCTCGCCCTTCTTGTGCGTGAACTTCAGCGGATGCAGAACGAACGTCGACCAATCGGCTGGCCCATAGTGGGGCCGCGCGCCAGCCTGCTTGTTGAACACCGCCACGCCCCTGGGCTGGCACTGCTGGATGATGTTCTCGCCCCACTTGAGATTGTAGATGCGCGCCCTGGGGCCAGACTCGCCGCCGATGATGATCCAAACGCGATCAGCGAAGGCGAGGAAGTCGTCCGGCAGCTTCAAGGGCCCGATGGCGGGCTCGTAGGAGCAGTAGACGATCCACCCGGCCTCGGCGAGCTTGCGCATGATCGGCCAGCGCTCATCGAAGCGGACCTGGTCCTCGGCCGAGAAGCCCAGCCAGAAGCGAGGGTGGGGAGGGCAGCCGGGCCCACCAGATTCTTCGAAATACCTCGCCATCACCGCTGGACGCTTGGTTAGAAACTGGCAGATGTGTTTCGACGTGAGGCATGGCTCCACCACGCGATAGATGACATCGGTGGAGCGCTTGGGGTGGAAGAGATCGCTCATGTCGGCGACGAAGATCATAGAGCGCATGCCCGGTCCGAGCCGCGGGTTCTTGGCGCCCTTCCAGCGCAGCGGCCACTGGAAGGCGTCCGGGTTCGGGTGCTCGGTCAGATGGCCGTTGAACACGTGGCTTCCGTTCACGAGCTTGGTGGTGCCGCCGTACATCGGGTGCTTGTGCAGGCGCGTGCCGCACAGGTTCATCGCGTAGCAATGGATGCAGCCCGGGGACTCGATCTCGCAGCCGCCCACCGGGTTGTGGGTTGCGTCAGTCCAGCCGATGGGGGTTTCAGCGGGCACGGACATACTCCGGGTAAAGGATGGCGATGAACTTCTTTCGAAGGGTCTGGCGCGTGTAGGCCGTCGCGCGCTCGTCGGCGTTCTCGGGCTCGCAGACGCTAATCACCGCGTCGAGGAGCTTCTCGATCGTGCGCTCTTTCTTGATGCCCAAGTTGATCTCAGCGGGCACGGGCGACCTGCTTTCCACGGACCGGTTTGAACTCGGACATTTCCGGGCGCGAGCACGACACGCACGGGGCGCGCCAGCCGCGCTCGCGACCGTTCTCAGCGAATCGGCACGTCTCGCACGAGCCCAGCGGCTTCTTGGTGCGCGCAGGTTCGCGATCGAGAACGGCGAAGATGGCCTTGACGTCCTCCGCCTTGATCTGCACTCCGAACGAGACCACGCCGACAGCCTCCCAGGCGCCGGTATGGTCGCATGGCTTATGGTGGTCCAGCTGGTCGGCGATGATGTTGAGCAGGCGCGTGGCTTCCTGCCCCTCTTCAAACGTCCGGCTTCTCATTTCTCGTCCTCCTGCTGGAGCGCGATGTACACCAGCTGCTTGCCGTAGATCTGTTCGAGCCGGGCCTTGGACATGCCTTGGCCGCCGTTCCAGCGGAAGCGGATGGCCTCGATGCTCTGCTTGTTGCGGTTGACGATCGCCTGCGCCAGGCGCGCGGCCTCGAGTTCGCGATAGGCCGATGCGATGCCGGGATCGATCTTGAAGGGGGGCGTGGGCCTGGGCATCAGAACCTATCCCTCATGAACAGCGGCAATGCCTGGCGCAGCCGCTGCTCGATCTCGTGGTGGGGGTGGACGTAGTCCTTGCCGAACACATCGCAGATCGCTTCGAGGTAGCGCATGGCGGCCAGGGCCGAGCCGGTCGGGACGAGCTCTCCTGACTCGAAACGAGTCACGGCGCGCACGGCGCTCTTCTTGGCAAAGCCGATGGCCTGCCCGAAATGGCTGGGCGAGAGGCCGAGCTTGGCGCGCAGCTTCTGGACGTCTTCCTTCGTCATGCGCGGCCTTTCACGATCAACAGCACGAGTAAAAGGAGCAGCGCCGCGGAGACTGCCCAGGTCGCGCAGTCTTTGCTTCGGCGGTAGGTGCGCTCGTCGAACCCAAAGGCCGTGCGCGCAGCGTGCTCAAGTTGGTCACCGTCCTTCATGTGAACCACTCGACCATGGCGGGGATGCCCTCGCCGTCCCACAGCCAGACCATGCCGACGTCCCTGCAATCATCCTTCGCCTTCACCCACTCCTGCGCCTGGTCGAGGGTGTCGAAGCCTTCGGTGTGGTGGCCGAACGACTTGTACCGATAGGCCGGGCCATTCTCGGCGTTGCCTGGCATGGGCGCCTGGCGGAACGAGATCGGGTGGTATCGGTTGGTCTTGGCGTTTTGCAGGATGCCGGTCGGATAAATCATGGCTTGGGCTCGCTGGTGTTGGCGTTGAAGGCGTTGGCGATCGAGGCGCCGAAGGTGCCTACCCACCGGCCGGTCCGCTCGGGCTCGAAGGCGCCCGCGATCAGGACCACGATCAGCAGCAGGTAGAACAGGTCCCTCATGCAGGCGCCCGCACCTTCCACAGCCGCCAGCGCAGGAAATCTTCCATTTCCTGCTTCGCCGTTTCGAAGCGCATGAAGTAGCGCGGGAAGGCGTCCTGGATGTCGTGTTCAAGCTCGATCGCTGCCTGCCAGTGCCCCCGGTCGCAATAGTCCGGCCGCTTGTGTAGCCACCCGACCATGCGGCCGTTGACGCGGGCCTCGTGGAGGTTGGGGTGTTCGGGATTTACCCGCCACTCGATCGTGCCGGTCATTGGTCTGGGTCCAGCATCTTGTCGATCGCCGCCTTGATCTCGGTCTCGGTCTTCACCCAGGACTTCTCCGGGGGAAGCTTGCCGACAAAGGCGAACTTGAAGTTCTGGTAGTGGACCGGGTGGTTCTCCAAGCGGTCGCCGTACAGGTCGCACATGATGGCGAGGGCGAGTTGCGCCGGGCCCGAGCCGCCGTAGCCCCAGTTGAAGCCATCGGGGCTGTGGTTGCGGATCTTGAACTGAGGGTTCAACGCGCTCTCGTTGCCGCGCTCCTCCACCACCACGGTGTTGACGGAGCCGGTCCACGTGCCGATGTACGTTTTCATAGCGCAGGCTCCCCGTCGTTGTAGTTCCAGCCGCAAAACGAGCAGGGCCCGTCGGAATCCTCCGTCAGGCCATGCTCGCCGCAGCGGTGGCACATCGTCTCGGCCAGCGAATCGCACGCATCGGTTATGCGCTCAGCCGGGCCTGGAAGGCCGTGGGTCTCGTAGAACGTGCCGCCACCCCAGCCATGGCAGACCTTGCAGGCGTTGGGCCACTTCCGGCGCCAATCCAGCGCCGCGCGCACGCCAAGTTCGTTGATGTGGTGCTCGATCGCGTCGTCGATCGCGCTCTCAAGCGCTTCGTCATGCCGCTGGTAGAGGCCCATGGTGCTCCCGATGACCTTGCCCATGCGGGCCCAGCGCTTGAGCGGGCCGAAGATGCCATCGCAGCGCACGATCTCGTAGGTGATGGTGCGGTCGGTCGGGCCCGAGAACAGCGGGATGCGGATGCGGAAGGTGCAATCTGGCAGCGCCTTGTAGAGGCGCGCAAGCTGGTAGCTCAGAGCTTCGTCGCTCATCATGGCGCCTCTCCCGAGCGGTCTGGCAGGCAGATCACGCGCTGGGGCAGCTTCTGCGCGCTCTCCAGCGCTTCCTTGAGCGCAAGCTCCGCGCCGACGCCGTCGCCCTTCTTGAGCGCCTGGAGCCCCACATCGAGCAGCTGTGCCAGCCGGTCGGCGTCGTCGTCCGCCGTCATGCGATCCTAGCCCCATGCCGTAAGATTAAGATGCTCCTGGGCGCGCGCATGGCACCCGTTGGTGTAGATGGCCTCGCGTTTCATGCGTTCGAGGTGCCTAGCCAGAAACGCACGCGGTGGCATGTCCACCACCATCCACTTGATGCCCCTGAACTTGTCGCTGTAGTCGTAGCGGTTAGCCAATTCCTCGACGAAGGATTTGAGTTCAGCCTTTTCCCGCTCAAGACGCGAAATTGGCTGCTCTGTGTAGTCCCATTGGCCGTAATGCCCCGCCCACGTGGTGCGATGCTTGATCCAGAGCCAATAGTATCCGGCGTATTTGCGTGGCGGGTCCACGATCTCCATGGTCATGGCCCGCCGCGTTCGTCCAGGTCAGCGCATTGATCGCACTGATAGCCGAGCGCCCTGTCCTTCGGCGTCAGCCGGTTGGGCTGGCCGCACGATGGGCAGGGAAGGTTGCGCGGGTTCTTCTTGGACGAGGCGCGCAGCGCGCTCTTGCCGCCCGGGTCCATGAATTCCGGCTCGTCTCCGTCGTCTGGATCGTATCTGCTCATGGTTGCCTCGCTGCGATGCCATCAGGCGTGATCTCGAACCCGCCGTGCACGTAGGGCTTGACCAACCCCGCGACCGCCAGGCGCTTCATCATCCGGGTCCAGTTCGACTTCCGGAACCCGTTCCGGCCAGGGACCTCGATCACGCCCAGCGCATTGGTGCCCCGCAGGGCGACGTATTGCGGCCGGGTGATGAACACCCCTTTGACCACCGCTTCCTTCTTGAGCATTTCGATGCGCTCGGCGATTGCACCGTCGCGGGACGGGCCTTGGCCGAACGAGTTCTGGAGCCGGTTGATCTCGTCCAGGATTCTGCCGCGCATTTCGAGAGTAATCATGTCACGTCCTTATTCGCCATCGCCTTGAGGCGCGGCATGTGCTTGGCCATCAGGCAATCCGCAGTGTGGGCCACCAACTCCAGCGAAGGACGCTCGCCGGGCGGCCGCTCGGCGTCGGTGCCAGGGCAATGCAGGCATCGCGTGTAATACCGCGCCTCCGGTCCGGCGCGCCCGTCCACGCGCTGAAAGGACCGCGCGATCATTGCGTCGAGTACCGAACCGAACGTGAGGTCGGCCGCCCCAGGCGCCGTGCAAAGATCCTCGGTCATCTGCGCCCCCTGAGGCTGTCGACCTCTTCGCGCGCGCCAGCGAATTCGTGGAACTCGCCCGGCAGGAAGGGCTGGCCGGGCTTGCGCACGCGCCAGTTCGCCTTCTCGCCGTCCTTCACGATCTCGTACCCGCGGTAGCCTACGATGTGTTCCATGGCGGTCACTCGTAGTGCGGGCGAATGGAGGGGAAGTGCCGCTCGGGGAGATCGTCGCAGATGCGCGCTTGATAGCGCCCCTCCGAGAGCACGGACGAGATTTCGCGCCTGCCCTTGTTCAGCGTGGCATCGAGCAGCGTTTGCATGCGCGCCACGTAGGTGCAGGCCTTGTCGATGTTCCTGAAGAGGCGGCTGACGCGGACGAGCTCGCCCACGTCGTACCACCAGCCGCCTTCCTCCGGCCCGCCATAGGCCTTGTCCACCATATAGACCGCGACGAACCAGACCTTGGGCGGCGGTGGGTCTTGGTCCAGGGGTTCGAGATCGAAGCTGGTTTCTGCTTCCATCATCGGGATGCCCTCCGCCTGATGCGATCGGGTGGCGAGTTGGCGTGGACCTGCGCGTTGCGCAGCGCGCCCTCGGCAGACTTCAGGGCCTTGCGGACCCTGTTGGCTGCGTTGGGCGCTTGCGCGAACACAAGCTGGTCTCGCGCGTCACGCAGGTGCGCGATGGCGACGCGGATGGCGGTCTCTTGCCGCTGGTTCACAATGGCCGTGGCTTGCATGGCGCTCACCCGTAGACCAGGTCGCCAAGGACGACGCACTGGAGGAACACGTCGGCGGTCTCAGCGTCTTCGTTCTCGCGCATGAACTCACCGAAGTGGTGGCCGTATTTGGTGGCCATGAGTTCAAAGCCCTTCTTCACATCGTCGGGGCCGATGGTCTTGCGACCCTTGCCGTTGCCCTCAGGCTTGGCCGGATCATCGAAGCGAACGTCGACCGAGAAAGAGCCCTCCCAGAACTTCGGATCGCTGTACCAGGGGCTCTCGTATTCCTTGCCGAGCGGCATGGATGGGTGAGCGGCTTGGGCCCAGTAGGTGGTGGCGCCCTCGAAGGCGCTGACCATCAGATCAGCGAGGCGCTTGGACGGGATGTCGAGTGTGATTTGCATTGTCGTCTCCTCGGGCCAAAACGGCCTCATAGGCGCGATGGGGTCACCGCGACGTGTTCCTTATATCGCATGCCGTGCAAGTCATCAATCACGTTTCGCATTATCCACAGCGGATCAGTTCACCCAGTTCGAGCGGACCTGCTCTTCGGTGAGGGCGCGGACCTCCGCGTCCCTAAGAAAGCGCTTAAGGCTCTGGTCCCAGACGCCCCAGCCGCCCGAGCCCGGCGCCCGGTCGGGGAAGGCGCGGGCGAGATAGCGGCGGTGCATTGGTATCGTCTCGCCCTCAGCAAAGGCCGTCGTCTCCTCGTAGATGATCTTCAGGTTGCGCTTGAGCTTGCTCATAGGAGCTTTGGCCCGGTCGGACGGTCGATGTCGGCCTGCTGCGCGAACTTGCGGCGCTTGGCGGTCCGCCGCCGGGCGCGCTGGTCCGGCTCGCACGGCACGAGCGCGGGGACCTCGGGCGGCTTGTCGTTCAGGATCGCATCGATCCAGGCGCAGATCCGCGTCGGCTGCTGGCCCGGGTTGCCCTCCCATTTGCCGGGGTAGACCGGACCGGTGCCGCGGTGGTCGTTGTGGAACGAGACCTGGCCGCATGGGGTGTCGACGTAGATCACGTTCCGGTGCGGAGCGTCGGGGTTCATCTGGATGTCCACCTGCCAGCCCCACGTGATGCCGAGATCGTCCGCCTTCATCGTCAACGCCTCGCAAAGGTTGTCGATCGACCACGACTTGGTGTCGTAGGCCTGGTCGCGATAGCGGCCCTTGCCGTTTCCGCCGCGATAGTTCTTCGCCCGCTCGCTCGTTTTGCAGGCGCGGAAGAGGTTGAGCGCCACGTTTCCGGCCTGGCCATACTGGGCCAGCTTCACGTAGAGCGCCTTGGTCCAATCGCCGTTCGAGCCTTTGTAGATGGTCATGATCTCTTCGAACGTCATGCCGCCACCCTCTCTCGGAACTTGCGGATGTTCTTCTGATGCACGTGCCAGGTGCCCTTGGTCAGCTTGTGCCCGGCCGGAGCAACCTGCCGCATGTCGCGGAACTCGTCCTTGGTCAGCCACCCCATGATCTCGAACTCGTTGCCGTCGTGCGTCACCAGGGCGAGGGTGTTGAACTTCTTCTTCTCGAAAACAGCGTTCTTGCCGATCGGCCAGAAGAGGTACTGGCCGCCTCGCCGCGTCGACTTCACGTCGACCAGGCGTAATATGCCGCCGCCTTCCCACTTGATGTCCCGATCATCATCGTCTCCGCGTTTCGCCTGCACCCAATTTACCGCCACGCCGGGGTCCAGGCCGAGGTAGATGCAGAACGCACACTCGCACCGCTTGGCATTGGCGAGCTTCTTGACGTCGCGCTCTATCCCGTGGGTCGACTGGTAAATGCTGCACTCGCCGTTCTCGTACCGCTCAGCCTGGACCTCGGCGTAGGCCCACGACTTGTCCATCCACTCTTGGGACAGGATGACCTTCGGGTTCCCGCTGGTCATAGATCGAGCAAGGGGAAGGGCTCCGGCTTCTGCCCTTGGTTCTGCCAGCGCAGGGCCCCGGTTGTTTTGCCGGCGGCGGCTAGGTTCGCGGCCTTGATGGTCAGGGCGATCACTACGAGCGGATCTCTATCGGCCCTGTCGACCTTTGCCCGCAACAGCCACTCCCGTAGCTTGAAGAACGGGTCAGTCATGCCGATGCCGGAGGGATTGGACATGGTGCTGACCATACGCGCCGCAATCTCGGGGCTCCTGGTGGTGATGACGTAGTGCAGGAAGGCGAACAGCGACGGCGTCACCACGCCCTTCAGCGTCATCGCGATCTCGACCGACCGGATCAGAGCGCTGTTCTCGATATAGGCGTCCTGAACGTCGGCGTTCTCTACCCGGTTGCTCGGCTCGCGATAATTTTCGATCACCTTGCGCTGATATCGGATCAGCCAGACCAGCGCAGCCGCGGCGACGTTGCGATAGCGCTGGCACCCGGCAAGCGCGATCACGTCGCCGGCGGAGCGTGGGGCCCTCAACGTGTCGATCGTCGAGAAGGCTTCGCGATCGATCCCCGTCACCACATAGCTCTCGACGGCCGTGTTGGCCTCAATGATAGCCCAGAGCCGGTGCTGGCCGTCCAGGACGTCATTGGAGGTCGCGAATTTGATGGTGTCGCCGTTAAGATGCCACCGGCCGCGTTTGATTTCGTCCGCGATCCGATTCACATGGCCCTGCCTCAGAGGGCGGTTGAGCTTGTTGGCTTCCAGCATCTTGGCCGCCATTTGCGGCGTGATGAGAATCTTCGTCATGTTTTTTGGCACTGACAACATTGTTGAAATCCTCCAGCCATTGGGTTGCGATTGCGAGCTTGGACGCTAAGAACTTGAACCTCGGCTCGTACTTGGCCGCGATCAACATCATGTCCGCGGCGGACGGCAGTGTGGCGATGGCTTCGATGCCGACGCGCAGCTTGCCCCAGAGCGCGGCCTCGTCCCGTTGGCGGTCATACTTGCCCGGGTCGTAGCGCTTGCTCTTCGGGAGCTTCCAGCGCTCGATGCGCTGGGCTTCGGTCAATCCCTTGCGCATCACCTTCCGAAAGGTGCTGGGCGCGAGGCGTCCGGCCATCATTTCCGCGATCTCGAAAGGAGCGGCGATTTCAAGCGCCCGCTTCGCGTCGCTCACAGCGGTTACCCCAACGCCGAACATTTCCGCCATCCCGTAGCCGCTACGCCAATCGCCGCCGCCATAGCGCGGCCCCTTAGCCACGCCACTGATCGTGTTGACGAGACTGCCGGCGATAAGCTCCAGCTGGATGCGGTTGAATTGCTTCTTCAACTCGGCCACGTGCGCTGCCTTGTCAGACGCGGCCAGGTACGCCGCCGTCTCTAGTTTCAGGTTCATGCTCATGCTGCCTCCTTCATCGGCCAGTTCCAAAAGCCTTGCAGGCCCCGGCACGGGATCGGATGCGCGAACGGCTCGATGTCCGTCAGCGGCCACGCGAACATACGATGGTTCAGCCGGTTGCTGTCGTAGCCCTTGCCCTTGAACAGGTCCGTGACCTTGATGGGCTTGCCGATGATGCAGGTCCCGAGCCCGGCCGATAGCTCGAGTATCCCCCGCGCCTTGTAGGCTTGGCTCAGCCGGTTGAGCAGCGGCCACGCGATCTCGGTCACCAGGGTGGATTCCTTCTCGCGCACCCGCTCCATCAGGTCGGCGATCTCCGCCGGCTTGATCGGCCGCGCGCTCGCGTGGTTCACGATCCGCTGTCCGACCAGGTCCGGGTAGCGCTCCGAATAGTCCCACTCCCGGAATTCGTAGGGCTTAGCCTTCAGGTTCACGAGCGAGGCCCACGGTTGGTAGATCGTCAGCGCCTTCATCCGAGCATCCTCAGCGATTTCCTCAGCGCCAGGCGCACCTGGACTTCGGCCGCGAGCATCGCTGCCTTCGCCGTCCGGAAGCGGCCGCGGTATTTCTCCTCGTACCCCCCGATTCTGTACATCCAGGGCATGCCAGGCTCTTTCCGCGCCACGCGGGCCTCGGGCTCGATCGGCAGCATGAGGTCGTACTGGATCGGGCCGGTGCGCCCCACGATTCGCCACCCCGTCGCGTGCCAATGCTCGCGGATCTTGCGGCTTGCCATCACGCCACCTTCGGTTTGATCTTGGCGTGCGCTTCGGGCGGCACGCGGCATCCCTTCTCGTGCGGAGCGGGCCCCCACTTTTTTTGCCAGGTGCCCTTCGGCAGCGGGTATTCTTTGTCCTCGCTGACGTAGCCGTAGTAGATCCGCAAGCGCTCGATCCAGTCGTTCACGCTCGCTGCGCGGTCTTCCATCTGGATGACGGTCGCGCCGCCGGCGCCTGGCCCGCCACCGAACGGCGCGCGGTTCATCTGGAGGGCGTTGCAGTACCAGGTCTGGAAGGCGGCCTCCCAGTCCACCATCCGCGAGCCCTTGCCGGTGTGGAAGCCCGTGAATTTGAAGACCTCGTCCTCGATGTTCAGGTCTGGCCGCTTGTGCCTCGCCCAATAGGCCACCGCCTTCGCCTTCGCAGACTCGGAAGGAGTGTAGTCCCCTATCAAGACCTTGGGTCTCGAAACCAGTCGCTTGGCCGCGGCTTCTGCCGCGGTGGCTTCAGTGAGGGTTCTTTGACGGTTCATACTAGAAGGTTCTGCCTGCACCGTGCGCCCCACCCCGCCTGCACCACGTTCCGGTTTTTTGGCGCCAGCTGCCCCAGGGGGTGCAGGATTCGTATCTGTCGGCGCCACCTGCCCCCTCCCCCCCATACACAACTGGTAGACGTTCGATCGATTCGACCCGTCATCGTTTTTGCGAGGGATGATCCTTATGAGCCCGGCGTCCTCCAGCTTCCGCAAATGCTCCCGGATGGCCCGCTCGGACAGTTCGGTGTGGCGCACCATGTAGCCGACCGATGGCCACGACACCCCGTCATCGTTCGAATTGTCGGCGAGCTTCACGAGGACGAGCTTGCTGGCGTAAGCCCCCGTCTGTTGCTCAAACGCCCACGTCACGCACCTACCGCTCATGTGAATAGCCCTCTCGCTTCCTCTTCGGTGATGACCTTGCCGATGGGCCGCTGATCGCGGACGGCGGATGCGGTCATGTCGCACCACAGTTCGAAGTCCACGCGGCGGCCGCCGCGGTTCTTGAAGCACAGCATTTCGAACTTGTGCTTGGCGTTCTGGTAGTCGGCCTGCCAGGCATCAAACTCAGCTTGGCTCGCGGCCTTGGCCTCGGCGCGGCGCTGCTCGAGATACCAACCTGGGCGATAGGTGGCGAAGAGCACGTCGCACTCGTTCTCGATGCCACCCGATTCCCGGATGTCCTGCGCGGTCGGCCGGCGCTCGGCCTCCACGCCCTTGCCCATACCCTTGTTCAGCAACTGGATTCCGGCGACCACCACCCAGCCGAGCTTCTTGGCCAGGGACTTGAGCCCGCGGGCGATGTGGTTGACCTCCTGCTCGCGTGATCGATCGCGGCCCATGTCGGACGGGGCCACGATCTGCGTGTAGTCGACCACGACCATGCCGAGGGGCCCGCGCCCGATCGCCCACGTCCTGGCGCGCGCGGCCACATCTTCGATGGTCAGCTGGTCGTCATCGATGATGAAGAGCGGCAGGTTGTTCAGGCGGAGGCGCGCGCGGGCGGCGCGGTCGAACTCTTCCTCGGTCAGCGTGCCGTTCCGGAACTTGCGATATTCGAGCGCGCTCTTGCCGCCGTTCTCGAAGTAGTCGATGTCGCACAGCGTGCGCTCAGCCCATTGCCCGTTCGCCATTTCGATGGAGAAGACGATCACCGGTGTCCCCCGGAGCGCGGCGCCGAGCGCGATCCCACCCATCAGGGCGGACTTGCCCATGCCGGACCGCCCGGCGATTCCCACCAGGTCGCTGCCCCTGAAACCGCCGATCTCGGAGTCCACCGTGTGCAGGCCGATCTTGACCGTCGGGAACTTCTCGCCTTGAAAGCGGCGTTCGTGCATGTCGAGTACCTCCCCAGCAACCTTGTCGAGTGAGAGCGCTGGCTTCCCCTGTCCCTGGCTCGCGGCCTGGAAGAGTGCTTCCGAGGCGCGCCCGGCGACCTCGGTAGCCGCCACGCCATAGGGTGCGGCGTATGCCTGGTTGACAACGTCCTCGCCGATGCGGATCAGATGCCGCCGCAGTTCGAGATCCTTGAGGATGGCGATGTAGTCGGGGACGTTCGGCAGCGCTGGCGCGGAGCGCGCGAGGCTCAGCAGGTACTGGATGCCGCCGACCTCGGCCATGCCGGCGTCGTTCTCCAGCATCGCCTTCAACGTCAGCGGCGTGACGTACATCCCCTTGGCGAAGAGCCCCACCATTTCGGCATACATCCGCTGGTGGAACGGGTCGTAGAACTCCTCGGGCCTGAGCGTGAGGGCTGCACGCTCGAACCAATGGTTGTCGACCATGAGGGCGCCGAGCAGCGCCTGCTCGATCTCGACGTCATAGGGGATTTTCCGCTCCGGCGTCTCCGAATCCAAAGCATAATGCGGCTTAGACGACGCCATGAACGCAACGCCTCAACCTACTGAGTTTGTGGGGAAAGTGTCTCGCGCGATGTCGACCGCCACGCGCAATGGGCTGGTCTCACGGCACTCGCCGTCGCCCGGCTTCAGATGGTCGAGCCGGAACAGCAGGGAGATCAGGTACTGGTCCTCAGCGGGCCAGTGGCTTGGAAGCTCCATGGGCCCTCGCGAATTCGTCGCCTGCTTTTGTCGGGGTGATGATGAACAGGCGATTGCGGCCCTTGATTCCGATCTTCTTGATCTTGACCGCTATCAGCTTGTTCCGTCGGAGGGTTTCGACCGGACCGGCGCGCTTGCCGTCAACGGCCAACGTGCGTTCGAGGACGACGCGGGCAAGGAGCGTGCGCTGGCCAGGGGTCATCCTCATGCTGCTTTTGCCCTCGGCAAGCTGGAGGCCTCGCGCTCGGCGAACTTCTCGGCGCAGAACTTGGCCTCCGATTCGGTGACCGCCCCGTCCGCGCCTTCGAACCCGTAGCGCGTGGCGCCCTCGGTGCAGCGTTCGAGGTAGTCGCGCCGCCGGGTGAGCCAGGCGAGCAGACCCATCACCACGTGGCGCTTGATCTCCGGGAAGCGCATGCGGAGATCGAAGTTGATGCCGATCTTGAGCGGTACGGGGTTCTCAAGACTGAACAATTCGGGATGGAGCGCCGCCAGAGCGATCCGCGCCCGGTGAATCGCGACCCAGTCAAAGTTCGGCTTCTGTTTCATGGATTGCCCCGAGCAGGCTCCGGGTCGGTCGATGCCGACTGTCGAGGGGGGCAAATGACGTAGCCTGGACCGACCGACCCTGGAACCGATACCGCACCACCTTTCGAGGGGTGATTCGGCGAGGCGGACTGTACACGAAGCCCGCGGTTGTTGAACGGAACTGTCGCTCGAATTCACAGAAATCGTCAGGTCTGTGGGTATGTGGATCGATTCTCCCGCAGGTAGCGCAGGGTCTTCTTCAGGTGGCTGCTCCAGTTGCCGTAGCACTCGGCGTTCCGCTTGAGCCGCCGGGCGGAGCGCCGCTGGATCTTCGCCGGGGCCAGCTTCCACGCCGGCATGGCGGACACCGGGACCCTGATGTGCTGGCCGGTCGCGAGCATGATGAGATTTACCCATTTCGGCCCAAAGCTGGCCGAGTAGTGGCGCCACCCGATCGGGAACGGATCGGGGAGGTTCGCCTCGATGATGTAGATTGCCCCGCGCTCGGGGATGTGCTTTACGTCGTCGCTCATTGGCATGACTCCTATCGTGGTCTCCGTCGGGTCCTCAGAACCGGTCCGACGGAGGTCATGCTACCAAATCGAGTTGTCCGATTTTCCCGGACAGTTGGGGTAGACCCATGAAAAAGCTTAATAATGCTCGATTAGCGCATTAAAATGCCCACCCTTGACACCGATGCCATAACGCTTCTCGCACGTGCCTGCGGCGTGTCGATGCGCGATTTGCTTGAGCTTCCTGCGGGTGAAAATATATTTCAGTGCTCGATGAACACGATGGGCTTGGTCGTCGCCCAGCAGAGGGAACAGGTCCCGCAATTCTTCGTCTTCCCGGTCTCGACCGGGCACACGATCGCGCCCGATAGTTTTACCCAATCCGACACAGTTTCCTTCACCACGACCGTCCTGGGGCCGTGTGTGGCGCCCGAGGTCCGGATGGCGAAGCGGTCCCACCGCCGGTCCCGCAAGGCCGCCAGGGCGCGCCCTATGCGCGTCGTGGGTTGCCAGGCGGTGTACCCGAACACCCGCAAGGCCGGGAAGGCATCCAGGGCCTCGGCCCATAGCTCGACATAGCCGACCGACCAGAAGTCACCGAGGATGTGCAGGCGCACCACGAAGCCGCGGCGGTGCCGGCGCTGGAGCTCTATAAGCTCGCTCCAGATCTTCGCTTCCAGGTCGGGCCCATGCACCATGCGCTTCGACCAATGCAGGTTGTTCCCGTAGCAGGCCACCCACAGCTTGCAGTCTCGTGGGCACGTGGCGCGCTCTTCGAGCGTCAGGGCATAGATCGGCATGCCCCTCCACTTGCCCTTGGTGACGCGCTTGCCGAGCTTCCTCTGGAAGGCGCCGGTCTTGAGCGCCGCGCCCTCGCTGGTGACGCTGCCCGGGAACCTGGTCCGGCCCTCGCGCACGGCGGGCGCGTCCGGATTGTGGAAGCGGGGCTCGCCCTGGGGCTGGAGGGTGTACTTGGTCGCCCGCCCGTTCAGCTGCCCACGGGTGATGCCCATTTCCCGTATGATGACGCTGGGCTTCTGCTTGAGCACGTTCCAGCGGTGCTCGAGTTCAGACCGGCGCTCGTCCGTCCAAAAGCGCATCCTTCGCCCCGTAGACCAGGTAGTCGGTGTCGACCCGCTCCAACCTGGCGCGGCATGGCGGTATCCAATCGAAGATCGTGTCGTCCGCCCGCTTGTTCTTGTCCCAGACCAGCCAGCAATAGGCGGTCGCGGTGGTGAGCTTCTTGCCGTCGTCCTTCATCCGGATGCAGCGGCCCTTCACCAGGGGAAGGCGCTCGACGAACTGGAAGACGAACGTCGGCCGGTCCCGCTTGTAGAGGTTGTTGTAGCGGTCGACGGTCTCAAGGAACGGCATGCGGACCAGGATCGCGCAGCCGAACTCGGCGCGATCGAGCGCGGTGAGCGCGAACTCCTCGCCCAGCCGGAACGGCGGGTTCGTGATGATCCAGTCGAAGCGCGGGTCGCCCTCGTACCGGATCAGGAAGTCCCGCTGCGCGTAGCCGGCGCCATAGTCGAAGACGTCCGAGCCGTGGACCAGGCGAAAATGCTCGGTCAGCGGCCGCGCCATGTAGCCCCGGTTGGCGGCGGGCTCCCAGCAGGCGCCATGACCAGGCTCCTGCATCACGAGCCCGCGCTTCTTCAGCATCATGATGAGGGCGCGCGTGCCCCAGGGCTGGGTCGGGAAGTCGTCGAGCACACCGTCTTCGTCGGGGTCGACCCGCTGGCTCATGTGGCTCGTGATGGTCTGGTTCCGCCTGCTCTTCACGGGGCGGACTGTCGGTTATCATCCGTCGTTTTGTCGGTATGTAACTGACTAACCGACATGGCCATCCGGATCACCGTTGAGGCTGTGAAGAGCTTGCCGTTCACGAGGGCCATCGAGCGGCCCGCGCGGACGACTGTAAACCCGGATTTTCGGAGAAGCAGCACGGCGTCGTAGTAACGCACAGGTTCTCGACGCTTCCGGCGCGGCTGACGCGGGTCATCGAACAGCGGCGGCTGGTGCTCGCTCATCCACAGGCTTTCCGGAGCGTCTTGCGCGCCCGCGCCACGCGGCTCTTCACGGTCCCGACTGCGCAGCAGACGTTGTCCGCGATCTTCTCGTAGGAGTGGCCGCGCGCGATCAGCAGCAGGCTATCGATCTGATGGAGCGGCAGTTTCGAGAACGCCTCCAAGATGTCCCGGAGGTCGGCGGCGTCCTCCTGGTTTCCAGGCACGGCCATGTCGTGGACGACGCTATCGCCCTCCTCGTTCCCGATGGTGGCCGAGATCGGGTTATGCACGCCCAGCCGGCGCATCTGCGAGAAGTGCCCGTTGCGCAGGATGGTGAAGAGCCAGGCCTTCATGTTGGAGCCGGGCCGGAACGCCGCGCGATGCTCCCAGGCCTTGAGCATGACAAACTGCGCCAGGTCTTCGGCATCCTCACGCGAGCGGTGAAGCCTGGACCTGGCGAAGGCGAACAGGAACTTCCGGTGAGCCATGATCTCGCGTCCGAAGTCGCGGTCGCTCAAAACGTCAGCGGCGGCAGTTCGGCTTCCACCCGGTGCCTGTTCACCAGCGCCACCACCGCATCCCACTCCGTTCGTTTGCCGTCGATCATCCATGCAGATCTGTGGGGGCCCGAGTCCGCGACATGGTGGCCCTTCTTCCTCAAATACTCGGCAATGTTGAAGCTCGCCGCCGAATCGGCCTCAGGGAACTTACGCACGCCGTTCGCTTCCGTGAACCTCTCGATGGCATCCCTCGCGGCCGGGTCGCGCTTGAGCGGCACGTCCTTGGGCTTCTCCTGGCGGACCACCGGCATCGAGACCTTCACTTCGAGCGGGCCCGGTCCCTTCTTGGTCTTGATCTCCTCGGCGATGCGCTCGCCGGCGGGGGTCAAGTGCCACTTCCCGCCGACACCCATCCCGACCAGGCCGTGCTCTCGCAGCCTGAGCAGGATTTTCGAAAGCTCATGCGTGCCGATACCGGCCAAGGCCAGCATGCGGTCGCTCAGGTCGTCCTTGCTCACGCAGATCAGCGCGGAACGCTGGCGGGCGCTCAGGTCGTCGGCATAGATCGCACTGTCGGCTGGCTCGGACTGCGGCTCGATGCTCGAGACCGGCCCCGGCTCCTTGCGCGGCAGCGCCGGCGCCGACGGGCCCGACGGTCCTCTGTCCCTGTTGCCGCCCTGCCTCGGCATATCGACCTGAGGTTCGCCCTCCGCGATGACCCGGTAGTCCGGCGCCATGTGGACGCCCACGTTCCGGATGTAGCCCTTGCGTTCGAGCGAGACGAGCAGGGTCGTGATGCTGCCTTTGGCCACGCCGGCGCGCTCGACTATCACCAAGGCGGTCGGCCGCCGCTGGAGTTTGGTGAAATACCTTAGGGCCTCAAACACCTTGGCCTCGTTCGGGGTGAGCGGCCTCAGGTTTGGATTGGCCACAAACCCCGGCTTGCCGATCTGGTCGGCATGAACCGGGAGCGCAAGCGGCATGGTGTTAAGATTCTCGCCCGGCTCGGAGGCTGGCGGCGGCGGGGCGGCCGGACTATCTCCTGGTAGGCGCGGCTTGGGCAGCGCCCATACTTGACCCTGCTCCGGCTCGCTCTCCTCAACCTCCTGATGCGCGATCCTCGTCCGGGTGGTCTCCACGACCGTGGTGCGCCGGACGCTCAGCGCAGATCTCGGCTCGGCTACATGCGCCGCGGCTGGCTGGTCGTCGCCCTCGCGGCCCTGGAGCAGTTGTTCTAGGCCGGCGCCGGTGGTGGCGCCCGGCCGGAAGTCGTTCTCCATGTCGGCATAGTCTTCGGCGCGGACCTTGTTCGTGAAGGTCGCGACCCGTCGGAAGATGTCCGGCGTGGCCTCATGCACCACAAAGACCAGGTGCTCGGTCTCCGCGATCGTTCCGACCACGTACCAATACTTGGGCGCTTCGCTCATGACGTGAGGGCCTTCTTCTGCTGCGACCGTTGTAGGCCTGCACTGATGAAGAGGGGGGTGCGCGCGTGGGCGGTCTTAGGTTCGAGCTCGTTCAGTTTGAAATCGACCACGCACAGCGCATCGCCCGCGTGGTTGTCGCAGCAGGGCCAGCCGCGCTGGCGGCAACCGGTGACCACGGCCAGCTTGATCGCAGCGCTTCCGGCGGGGACAAAGCCGAGCAGCGCCTTGCGGGCGTCCGCCTCAGCGATCCGGTAGAAGGGCACGCTGTGTTCGTCGGCGATCTCCTGCACGCGGCAGGGGAACGCCATGATGGGGATCAGCTGGACCGGCGTCACGTTCTTGCCGATGAACGGCATGGCGACCACGATGAAGTCCGGCTTCTGGGCAACGATCAAGCCATTGATGATCGGCACGAGCGAGGCGAAGGCCTGGCCCATCTGCTCCGAGGACCCGGCCAGGTGGTAGGACCCGGAGGCAGGGGGTTTCCTGCCTCCGAGTGCTCCAAAGCCGGTCCTAAAACCACAATCGATGCCGAGCCCGCGCATTAGCCGTGGTCGTCCGCTCCCGCGTGCTCGCCGGCGTCCTCGCGCTCCGAGGCCGACTGGCCCAGGGGCGTGTTGAGGAAGATCCCGAGCGCATCGCGCAAGGACTTCAACTGGGTACGCTCATCGGGCTCCATTTCCTTCTCGGCCGCGATGCGCTTCTTTTCCCGGCGGTCTTCCGACAGAGCCGTCCGCATGATCGAGCGGGGGATGCCCGTCTCGTTCGCGGCCTTCTCCAGCAGGTTCTTGACGTCGGACATGCACTCGCCGGATAGCTTGTCCTTCTCGTCCAACAGCCGGTTGTATTCGGCCGCATAGGCTTTCGCCGCGGTCTTGCTGACCCCGACGTTCTTCCGGCGCTCGGACTTGGTCGCCGCCGCCTTTTTGGGAGCGGCAGGGGCCTTTCCATGGCCCTTACCGTTTGCTGCTTTGCTTGCCATGCGTTTGGCCCTCCTTGGGCCCGTTCACCGCGTTGTTGAAAGCCCTGACGGCGGTGCGGCTTGCCGTTCGCTGGGCGATTGATTCTTGTGGATGATTCTGACGCCAGGCTTCCAGGTGATCGCTGATCGTGACCGGCTCCGGCCCCAAAGCTTCCGTGACCAACTCGATCCGGAGCGCAACTTCAGGACGGGGGAACGTGAGGCCCTTCTCGATTCTGTAGGTGTGACTGGGGCCTAGACCGAACAGTTCGCCCGCTTGGCGGAAGCTCAGTTCGTTCTTCTCGCGCCAGCGAATCATCTGCATGCGCACGAGTCTATATGTTGCGGTGTTCTACAAACAGAAACGCCAGAGGCGCGTTCTTCTTTGCAGGGCATGCGAAATCAGAGTAATGATTCGCGTCACGAACTGAGGGGTTCAGCGCATGCCCGCGAGCCGTCGTAACTGCCGCCTTTGGCCGTTCACCACCATCGGAACCATCGTCTTTCTCGGCGCCGCCGTGATCGTCGGCTACATGGGCTACTCGGCGTTCTGGTACATCGCCGCCAACCCGGATGAAGCCGCGCTGATGCTGGGGGCGCTCAAATGATGAACGAGCCAGCCGAGGGGCAGATATGGCGCGACAACGACAGGCGAAAGTTCCGCTTGGTCTACGTGATCTCGAACAGGGGTGGCTGGGTCCGCGTCTTCACCTGCGAAGAGGACGGCACCCAGAAGCGCGGCACCCGCGCCACTCACATCGCTGCTGACCGATTTATCGTGGACTTCACCTTTGCGAGGCAGAAATGACCAATGATCCCGTGCGGGTCCACCTGCTGAAAAGCTGGCCCGAATCGTTCGATGCGATCCTCTCCGGGGACAAGCCGTTCGATGTCCGGGTTGCCGATCGCGACTATCAGGTGGGCGATTGGGTCAAGCTGCACAAATACGACCCGCAGCTGAAGGCCTACATGGGCGAGGTCTGCTACCGGCTGATCGGGTTCATGCAGCCCGTGATAATCGCCGAGGACACTTGGGAGGAGGGCATAGCGCACCGCTGGGATGTGCTGCATGAGCAAAGTGTCATCCTCGGCTACTCGTCCGGCGGCCATCCCGGCGACAACATCGTGATCGTCAGCCCATGACAGGCGAAACCCCATACGACCTGGTCCTGGAGATCGCCGAACTGAAGGACACTCCGGCCGGGCAGGCCGCCTGCGAGACGGACCCGGCTCTCATGCTCAACACGATCATCGATCGAGCCAAGGCCGTGCTCAGAGGTGGCGGGCCGGCCCCGCCAACTGGCCGTGACTTCCATCGCGGGCGCGGCTTCGAGAACAGATGACGGGGCACCTTCTCTTGATCGACGCCTCCGGCTTCGCCTATCGCGCCTACCACGCGATGTCCCCGCGGTTCCGGTCCGATGGTATGCCCACGCACGCCATCATCGGCTTCATGTCGCTGCTGTCCCGGATGATCGACCGCGCGGACAAGGACCCCTACCAACTCGCCGCGGCGGTGTTCGACGCGCCGGGCCCGACCTTCCGGCACAAGCTGTACCCCAAATACAAGGCGCAGCGCGTGCGGCCCGAGGATCTCAACCGGCAACTGCCCATCCTGCGCGAGGCCGCCCACGTCATGGGGTTCGAGCCGGTCGAACTCGACGGCTACGAGGCCGACGACATGATCGCGACCCTTGCCACCCTCGCCAAGGCGGCCAAGCTCCGGACCACCATCGTGTCGATCGACAAGGATTTCTGCCAGCTGGTGGAGGACGACGTGATCGAGATCGCCAACCCGGTCGAGCGGGTGCGCGTGCTCGAGTACGACGTGCTCCAGAAGTTCGGCGTGGCGCCGGACCTGGTCCCCGACGTTCAGGCGCTGTGCGGCGATGCCGTCGACAACATCCCCGGCGTGCCTGGCATCGGCCTCAAGACGGCGTCCGGCCTGATCCGCCGGTTTGGTTCGCTCGAAGGGCTCCGCAAGGCCCTCAGCCGGCCGACCGAGTGGACGGGGCGCACCCGGATTCGCGACTCCTTGCGGAAGGAAGCGCCGAACTTCCCGCTCTACCGGAAGCTGGTCACATTGAAGCGCAACGCGCCTTGGCCTGGTGAGATCCTATCCTTGCGGCCGCAGCACACGAGCGAGCCAGCGATCCGCGACATGCTCCGTCTGCTCGATGCTGGGGCGCTGTACGAGAGCATGTTCGAGCGCGGCGCGCGGCCGCCGCGCGTGGTCCAGGCCGATCCCGACCCCTATGCCTGGTGGAAGGAAGAACTGCTGGCCCGGGGGCAGGTGATCCCGCCCATCCCGCAATGCGGCTTCTACGAGCGGCGCCTGAACAAGTTCACCCAGCCGGTGGTGGCGCGCATCTGGCGCGAGCCCGAGCGCGACTTCATGACCGAGCAGCCGACGGGCATGGACGTCCTGCGCTGCGAGGTCAACGGCGACCGCAAGGACCCCTACGATATGTGGGGCTATCTCTGCGCCAAGCCGATCACGCTCAAGGCCTACGAGACCCGCAGCGGCACGCGCATCGAGACCATCAATTCCCCCGTCGATTTCACCAAACTCCCACCGCCGACCTTCGGCAGAAAGCGCAGCAAGACATGAGCGACGAATTCGCCCGGTCCCCCAGCGTCAACCGTCAGCACAACAAGCCGCCGATCGAGGCGCCCACGCCGGTTGATGCTCAGGCCGATGTCAGGGAACGCTACCCCGATGTCGAGAAGCGCGCTGAAGAGCTTCTGGCCTCGGCCAAGCAGGTTCCGGAGCGCATCGAGGACGAGGCGACGGCCAAGGATGTCCAGACCCTGCTGCGCTCGATGACCGAAACTATGGGCGGCTGGAAGTCGCTGCGCACCAACGAGAAGGGCCCATGGCAGAAGGTCGCCGACACCGTCTATGCGTTCTTCACCACGCCGTTGGAGAAGGTCAAGAAGTCCCACGACGACATCAAGGCCCGCTACACCGCCTATCAGGAGATCGTCCGGGAGAAGGAGCGGCAGGCGCGGGAAGAGCGGGCCCAGAAAGAGCGGGATGAAGCCGCCAGGCTGCAAAAGGAGGCCGAGGAAGCGCGTGAGCGCCGGGAGAAGGCCGAGGCCGACGAGCGCGCGGCGCGTGAGCGCGAAGCCGAAGCCCAGCGCAAGGCCGCCGAGGCTGAGCAGCGTCGCATCGATGCCGACGCCGCGGCCGCACGGGCCAAAGCCGAAGCGGAACGCATCGCGCGCGAGAAGAAGGACCGTGACGACCGCGAGCGCCGGGTGCTGATGGACAACCTCTCGATGCTGCGCCGGCAGGCGACCCTGATCGAGCAGTTTATCGGCAAGGAAATCGCCGGCAAGATCGAGGAGGACGAACTGGTCCGGCTCGAAGACCTGCTCAGTCCCCATGGCTCGATGGCGCAGATGGCCGCGCCGATCCTGCGTGGGCTTGATCTCCTGGACGAAACCCAGCAGGCCGGGTTCAAGCTGATCCGGGAGCGGCGCTCGCTTCTGATCGCGGAGCGTGACAAGCGCATCGCCGACCACGTGGCCGAGGTCCGGCGCAAGGAGCAGGAAGAGGCCGACCGGCGCGAGGCCGATGCCGCCGAGGCACGCCGCAAAGAGCGGGAGGATGAAGAGGCCCGCCTTGAGACGGCCCGCCGTCAGCGTAAGGATGAGGAGGACAAGGCCGCCGCCGCCCGCCTCGATCAGAAGGCCGCCAAGGCAGACGCGCGCGAGGCGAGGTCGGACGCGCGCGACGCCTATTCCGAGGGCAAGGACGCGGGCAAGACCGAGAAGGCCGCCGAAGCGATTGCCGAGAAGACCGACGCCAGGGCCGACCGGCTCCAGCGCTCGGCCGACGGCGCGACTGATGCCGACCTCACGCGGCTGCGGGGCGAGCACGGCACGGTCGGATCGCTGACCGCGCGCTGGACCGTTGCCGCCATCGACCACGACGTGGTCCCGCTGGAGAAGCTTCGCGGCTTCTTCATGGCCGACCACGTCGACGCGGCGATCTACCGCTACATGCGCGCCAACCAGGGCGAATGGGCGGGCAAGGAAATTGTGGATACCGCGCTTGAGGGCGTGATCTTCGAGCGGATTCCCGAGACCAGGATCAAGGGCTGATGCCACACTATCTGGCGGAGTTCGAGTTCTACGACCGGGAACACACGGTCCACTCGACCAAGATCATGGTCGAGAGCCCCGACGATAAGGCCGTGGTCGAAGACATCCGCCGGTGGATGAAGCGCCGCCAGGAGTGCGTGCCTGAATGGTTCACGACCTATCTGGCGGTCAAGATCCACGGCTTCTTCATCGGGCGCGTGGACGAGAAGGGCAGCATCGACCCGGGCATCCGCCACCGCGTCTACGAGTGGAAAATCGATCACGACACCAACCCCTACGGCACATAGGAGCGACCATGACGACTGATCTTCCAGAAAATCTGCCCGCCATCACCAAGGCGGACTTGCAGGAGGTTGGATTCCCCGAGGGCATGCAGATGGCCGCGGGGCTTGCCGTCTTCCTGAACGACAGCCTCTTCAAGCGCTGCTCATCGATCGCGGTGCGCATGGCCAATGCGGCCAAGGAGGGCGTGCTCCCCAAGCATCTGGCCGACCGGCCGGCGGCGTGCTTTGCCATCATCAGCCGGGCCATCACCTGGAACCTCGATCCGTTCGCCGTCGCGCAATGCACCTATGAGACCCCGGGCGGGCGCATCGGGTACGAGGGTAAGCTCGTCCAGGCCATCCTGGAGAACAGCGGTCACCTTGAGGGTGGCGTGCGCTACGAACACAGAGGCGATTGGAGCCAGGTCGAGGGCAAGTACAAGATGATCGACAGCCAGAGGGGTGGAAAATACCCGAGCCCGACCTGGACGCCGGAGGACGCGAAGGGTCTTTCGGTTGTCGTCTCCGCCAAAGTGAAGGGCCGCGCCGAGGCTGAGACCCTGACCTTCAAACTGACGGAAGCCTTCCCGCTGAATTCACCGCTGTGGGCGACGGCGCCGCACCGGCAGATTTGCTACACGGCCGTGCGCGCGTTCGCGAACCTGTGCCTGCCCTCGATCCTCATGGGCGTACCATTCGACGTGGACCCGGTCTCGTTCTATGGCGACCCGATGCCGCCGACGACCGATATCACGCCGCGCAAGCCGGACGCGCCAGCGAAGGGCAATGAGTTCGACCGCTCGTCTCCGCGCAAGGACGCGGAGTTCAAGCCGGACGAGACGATCCCAGCGGGCAAGGCGGCCGACCCACCAGCCGTCCAGGAGACGCTCCAGCAGCAGGGCGAGCCCGCGCCCCAGGCCGAAACTCAGTCAACTGGAACGCAGGAAACCCCGGCTCAAGTAAAGCCGATTCCCGAAACCCAGCCCCAGACCATCGTGGCCAAGGCCGAAATGGAGCCGCAGCCCGATCTGCTGGACGATCCAGCCGCGCGGAAGCTGCAAGGCCTCAAGGACTACCTCGCGGATCTGATCGGGGGCGACCTCAAGAAGTGCAAGCACGTCCGCGACGTGACCGAGCTTTACAAATCCGAGGAGCACAACTTCACCGACCCGGAGCACAAGGCGCTTTTGGAGGAATGGGGCAAGTCCTGCAAGGCCAAGCAGCAGGAGATCATCGCCGCGGCCAATGCTCCGAAGGCCGGAGCCAAGAAGTAGGCGATGCCGACACTCTGGCTCAAACGCCGTCGCGGGCGTGCGCTCATGGAGTGGGCCGCCAAGGGCGGGAGCGCACTCGTGCCCTATGACGAATATGGCGAGGAAGAGATCAACGAGGTCCCGCTCGACCAGCCATGCCGCACGGTGCTGAACGTCTACAGCAGCGATCCCACCTTGCGCCGGCTCTTCCACGTGATCGTGGGCAAGGTGTCGAAGGGCACGGGGCGGAGCCGGGATGGCATCGTTGACGAACTGAAGGTGCGCGCCGGGCACTGCGAGACGTTCTTCATCGGCGAACACACGGTGAAGATGCCGAAATCGATCAGCGAGAAGAAGGGCTGCGACGAACTGAAGTTCCGGGAGTTCTTCGACGCGGCCATGGTCGCGCTCGCTGACGACCCCTTCAACATTGACCCTGCGGTGATCGAGGGCTGGATCGCCGAGGCCAGACAGAAGCGAGCACAAAGACGATGAAACGACTGAGACACCGCACCGCCGATGAGGTTAAGCGTCTGATCGGCGCCCGCATCCGAGAGCGGCGCACGCTGGTAGAAATGACGCTGGAAAACCTATCGGAAATGATCGGTCTCTCCATGGGCCAGGTGGCGCGCTACGAGACCGGCGAGACGCCCGTGGACACCGTGACGCTGGTCCGGATCGCGCTCGCGCTGAACTGCTCGGTTGTCTCGCTGATGGCCGACTTCATGGAAGAACAACCGGCGCCAGCGCTGCCGCCCGACGTGATCGAGATCGCACACGCGGCGAACGCCATCAAGAACGGCGGGCTCCGCGGCGCGGTCAAGCAGCTGGCCGTCGGGCTCGCCAAGTGGGAACAGGCCAATGGGCGGTGAGGACTACGTCGAGGTCGTCGTGGTGCTGAAGACGGTGCGGGAGAAGTCGATCCTCGTATCGGCGGCCGAGGACCGGACCGTTCAGGCCTGGATCGGGCGGAATTGCATCTATGGTCCGGACGAGCAGGGCCTGGGAAGGCTCCGCACGCCGCAAGAGACAACCATCCGCATGTTCCGCTGGGTGGCCGAGAAAGAGGGCCTGATATGATTAAGTGGACCGGCACTCGCAACGGCCGCCAGCTGCTCGGGATCGGTCTCGAGGAGGGCAACTTCAGGAAGCTCCGCGAGGGCATGCCCATCTTTGTCGATGGCACCAAGATCAACCTGCCCATGGACCTCCTTATCCACTCTGGCCCTAGCAAGGAGGCGATGCTCACCGAGTTGAAGGCGCTGGGCGTGGAACTGCCGCCACTCCAGGACTGGATCGGGGCAGAGCACGTGGACCCCGGCGCCATGGTGCGGGAGGAAGAGCGCAACAAACACGCCCTCGCCAAGGACGAGATCATACAGATCCTGCCCGCCCATAAATGGGGCGGGTGCCTGGCGATCGTCAGCGAAGTCAAATCGTGGGGCGTGCTGGCCTATGTCACGGTCCCGGGCAGCGAAGGCATGCCGGCGGGCCACGCCCATATCCGGCTGGTCGCTGGCGACTTCGAGCGCATCGGGGCCAAGGCGACTTACATTCCAGCGGACGGCGGCTGATGCAGTACCACATCAACGACTTCATCGAGATCATGAAGAGTCCCGCGCGCGTCGAGCAGTTCAAGCGCGATCACGCCGACGGCGAGCCCATCGAGCTATCGCTGGACGGCTACAGCCTGGAAGAGCGCGAGCGCATCTGGACGCAACTGGCGGAAGGGTTTCGTCAACTGAACCCCGACCTGGTTGTGACCGACAAGAGGGGACGCGCGTGACGATCGTCTACGCCAAGCACGAGCCGTGGGACCACAAGATCGGCGGCATCGTGGCCGACATGCGCCGCCTCGGCCCTCCGACGCTGCGCGCGGTCTACTATGGCGGCTTCCACGCGCTTGAAGGATCGCACCGGCTCGCGGCCGCCCACTATCTGTGGCTCACCCCAACCCTGATTATCGAGCCACTGGACGCGCCCGACGATGGACTGGCGGCGTTCTGGCTGAAGGCGCGCGATCGTCTGCCTTGGTACGACTTCCAGGGCTTGGTGGTCAGGTGGCCGATCGAAGATATGGGCGGCCGGTGGTATGGCAGCGCCGGCAGATGACCCCAAGGTCCGCGACCCCAGCCCCTGCATCGCCGCCGTCTTCGCGCAGCACCTGCCGCGCGTGGTGGGCAAATGCCCATGGTGCGGGCTCGAACAGACCGACCGCACGCCGGTCAAGAAGCTGCTCAAGTTCATGCACAACGCCTGTCAGGCGGAGCTCGACGTCATCAAGAGTCCCGGCTATGCGCGTTGGCATGTCTGGAAGCGGGACCACGGGATCTGCGCGGAGTGCGGCGACGACTATTCGCAGATGTACCGGTTCGAGCCGGAGCACCGCGATCGGATCACCAGGCTTCCCACGATCAGCTACGACATTCACGGCTGGAACACGAAGCACGAGGTCCGGATCGCCTACACCGCGCTCCGCGCCGTCTCGCTTTGGCACGTCGACCATAAGGTCCCGCTCTGGAAGGTCCGGCACATGCCGCCGCTCCAGCGCGTGGGATACTTCAAGCTCGCGAACCTGGTCACCCTGTGTGACCGGTGCCACGACAAGAAGACCCGCGAGGAGAACACCGACCGTGGGAAGTCCAAGCGCGCCGTCAAGCCGAAGGACAAGCCGAAAACGAAGTGGCCGAAGGGCCGGAGACTCCAGGGCCGCGGCTTCTCACGCGGCAAGCGTTCGATGAGAAGGCAATGAGCCACCGCACCGTAGCAACCCCACACTTTAGAAACCCAATGATTGCGAGCGAGCTATGATAAAAGTCATCTACGGTGAAGGCTTTCCTGCCCGCTTCGAGGCGTCCACGTTCCCAGGCGGAGAACAGCACTTCCGGTTCAAGTATTTCGTGCAGCACCGGACCTGGGACATCCACACCGCGCTGACCTCGTCCGATGCCATCATGCAGCTGGCCATGGCTGTCGATGCCATCCGGCAACTCAACCCGCACGCGGATATCAAGCTCACCGCGCCCTATCTGCCCTACGCGCGCCAGGACCGCGTCTGCAATGATGGCGAGGCGCTGGCGCTCAAGGTCATGTGCCAGATGCTGAACGCGATGCGCTTCAGCGAGGTCGAGATCTGGGACGTTCACAGTCCGGTGTCGCTTGCGCTCCTCGATCGCGTCAGGAACATCCAGGCATCCCGCTTCGTCGATCGCATCGTCTACGAGGACCCGCTCAAGTATGTGCTCGTGGCGCCCGATGCTGGCGCGGTCAGCCGCGTTCGGGAGTGCGCCAAGCACCGGGGCATGGCCGTGGTGCGCGCGGACAAGATCAGGGACCCGAAGACGGGCGAGATCACCGATACCGTCGTCTATTCGGACCACATCGTGCACCACAACTTCCTGATCGTGGACGACATCTGCGATGGCGGCGCTACGTTCATCGCGCTGGCAAAGAAGCTCCGCCCACTGACGGACGGCGCCGTGTTGCTCTATGTGACGCACGGCATCTTCAGCAAGGGCCTGGAGGTCTTCCACGGCCTGATCGACCAGATTTACTGCCCGAACATTTGGCCGGGGGTCTCCATGTCGGGGAACGCCTCGGGGATTCTGTCACCCATAGGAGACGACTGATGCCCTTCGACATCTTCATGCCGCACGCGACCGACTTCTATAAGACCGGCCATATCCGTCAGTACCCGGAGGGCACGTCGTTCGTCTATTCGAACTGGACATGCCGCTCGGACAAGCACGCGCAGGTGCTGCCCGACTTCGACCACAAGGTGGTGTTCTTCGGGCTCCAGGGCGTCTGCGACTGGATGCTGAACCAGCAGTGGCGCCGGTCGTTCTTCAACCGCCCGCTTTCCCAGGTCATCCGGCGGATCGAGAAGCGCATGGACGGCGCGCTCGGCGCAGGCGCCGTCGGCCTGGGGCCGTGGACCGCGCTGCACGGGCTGGGCTATCTGCCGGTCAAGATCAAGGCCGTGCCGGAGGGGAGCCGGGTGAACGTGCGCGTGCCGGTCTTCACGATCCAGAACACGCTCAACGAGTTCTACTGGGTGACGAACTACCTGGAGACCATGCTATCGGCGGAACTGTGGAAGCAGATGACCACGGCCACGACGGCCTACGAATACCGGCGCCTGCTCACGCGCTTCGCCCAGGCAACCGGTGCTGATCCAGGTTTCGTCCCCTGGCAGGGCCACGACTTCAGCATGCGGGGCTTGAGCGGGATATCCGACGCCACCCAGAGCGGCGCTGCGCACCTGACCTCGTTCCTGGGCACGGACACGATCTCCGCGCTGGACTACGTCGAGGAATTCTACGAGGGGGACGAGACCTTCATCGGCGGGTCCGTGCCGGCTACCGAGCACTCTGTCATGTGCATGGACGGCGAGGGCAGCGAGATCGACACGTTCCGCCGCCTGATCTGCGAGCTTTACCCCAAGGGCATCGTCTCGATCGTCTCCGACACCTGGGACTTCTGGCGCGTCATCAACGAATATGCCCGTGAATTGCGGGAGGTAATCCTCAACCGGCAACCCGATGCGACCGGCAACGCCAAGGTGGTCTTCCGCCCCGACAGCGGCGATCCGGTCAAGGTGCTGGTCGGCGATCCGTCGGAGCCTTTCGGGTCTCCGGCGTTCAAGGGTGCGGTCGAGTGCCTGTGGGATATCTTCGGCGGGACGACGAACGCCAAGGCTTATCGCACTCTCGACAAGCATGTCGGGCTGATCTACGGGGACTCGATCAGCCTCCAGCGCGCCCAGGAAATACTCGAGGGCCTGAAGCGCAAGGGCTTCACGTCCGGCAACGTGGTCTTCGGGCTCGGGTCATATACCTATCAGTATGTTACCAGAGATACGTTCGGCACAGCCATCAAGGCGACGTTCGGCCGCGTGAAGGGGCAGGACCGCGCCATCGCCAAGAAGCCGAAGACCGACGACGGCGTGAAGTTCTCCGCGCGCGGCCTGCTGCGCGTCGAGCAGGAGCGCGGCGAATTCGTGCTGCACGAGGACCAGGCCACCGAGCAGGAGGGCCAGGGCGTGCTGGAGACGATGTTCGAGGACGGGATTCTCGTGCGCCGCGAGAAGTTCTCGGACATTCGCAAGCGCCTCTGGCCGTGAACTGGAATTCCTACTGGGTCCCATCACCATTGCGTCCGCTGTTCGTGCGGTTTAGGCGCTGGTGGTGGGCCCGCAAGCCGCGGAACGCCCACTATCGCGCGATGAGAAAGAAGCTTCGATGACCCTACCGATCCCAGACGCAGCGCTCGCCCGGCACATCGCGGTCGTGGGCGAAACCGGAAGCGGCAAGACGCACGACACCAAGGCGGTGATCGAGTATGTCGTGGCGCAGGGCCACCGGGTGTGCGTGCTCGACACGATCAAGTCCGACTGGTGGGGCATCACGTCGAGCGCCAGCGGGAAGAAGCCCGGCTTGCCGTTCACGATCCTGGGCGGTCCGCGCGGGCACGTGCCCCTTCTGGCGAACTCCGGCAAGGCCATCGGCCAGCTGGTCGGCGAGGGCAAGCTCCGGCTCTCGATCATCGATATGGCGGACTTCGAGCCGGGCGGGCCCCAGCGATTCTTCGAACACTTCGCGCAGTCGCTGTGGAAACACATCAAGGGCGTCGTCTACCTCGTGATCGAGGAAGCCCACGAGATTGCGCCGAAGGAACGGGCCGGATTCGAGAAAGAGAACATGGCCATCCACTGGGCGAAGAAGCTCGCGACCGGGAGCCGGAGCAAGGGCATCCGCCTGATTATCGCCTCGCAGCGGACCCAGGCGGTGCACAATGCGCTGCTCGGCAGCTGCAAAACGCTGATGGCGCACAGCCTATCGCTGCCGGCGGATCAGAAGCCGATCATCGACTGGCTGAAGGCGAACGTCCGCGACGGCAGGCTCCGCGACAACATCGAGCGCGACCTGGCGTTTCTGCCGACCGGCACGGCCTGGGTGTGCAGCGCCAAGGACGAGTTCTTCAAGAAGGTCCATTTCCCGAAGATCGAGACATTCGACAATACGGCCACGCCAGATTTGGATGCCGACGAAGTCGAGGTTGAGACGGCGCCGGTCGATCACGAGGAACTCAAGGCCATCATCGGCGAGGCGGTCAAGGAGGCCCTGGCGAACGACCCGAAGGCGCTCAAGGCAGAGATCGCCAAGCTGAGGATCGAGCTTGCGAAGAAACCGGGCGTGTCCATTTCTTCGCCCTCAAATGAGGCGGCAAAAACGAACATGGCCGCACTGCGGGCCGAACTCCAGAAGGGTGTGGACGAGGGCTACGGCCACGGCTTTGGCCGCGGCTATGCCGAGGGCCTGATGGATGGCTACAAGAACGCCGCAACCGAGATCGGCGTGGCCCACCAGGATCTGGCGCGCCGGGCATCCGATGCGGTCGCGCGCTACAAGGAGATCGAGAGGGCGCAACGATCGCGCTTCGGCCAACACAAGCGGGTTCCCGAAACCCCCGTTCCAGCACAAGCGCCGTACACAAAGCCGGCTCCGGTGATCGACGCCAAGGACGGGTTCGCCCCATCCCTCACGACGCGCCCAGATTTCCAGGAGGCGCAGCGGCAAGAGACCGCCCGGATACGTGGCCTGCTTCAGAACGGGGAGGTTCAGATCACTGGCGCGGGCCAGCGCATCCTCGATGGTCTGGCGGAGCTCGAAGCGCTTGGCGTCAGCCAGGCGCCGCGCGTGCTGGTCGCGTTCCTCGCGGGCTATTCCCACCTACAGAGCAAGGGCTTCGTCAACGCGATCGGCGCGATCCGCTCGGCGGGGATGGTCGAATATACCGGGGATGGCGCGGTCTTCCTGACCGATGCCGGCCGCGTCGCCGCCCATCCGCCGGAGGTGGCGCTCACGACGCAGGACGTCCAGAAGCGCATCATGGATCTGCTCGGTGGCGCGTCGTCCAAGATCCTTGCGCCGCTGATCGAGGCCTACCCCGACAGCCTGCCACGCGAAGAGGTCGCGCAGCACGCCGGATACGGGCACCTTGGGAGCAAGGGGTTCGTGAACGCGCTGGGCCGGATGAAGACGCTCGGGTTCGTGGAATACCCGCAGCAAGGCCGCGTCCGCGCGAGCGATCTGCTATTTCCATAGGAGGACCGCATGGTTGTTGACCTGAAGAAGCACGCCGAGCCCCGCTGTGGGAACTGCAAGCATGCCACCCCGCGCGATGGTGGTGATCCGGAGAAGAAGGGCTATCTCTGCCGCCGCTTCCCGCCCCAGGTGCAGCTGGTCCCGCTGTGCCCGGCGGTGATCCTGCCATACGTGCTCGAGATCGCCCCGGCGCCGGCGGCGCTGAAGGAGGCGGTCGCCGAGTTCAAGGGACTGCCGGTCTTCTACCCCCTGGTCAACTTCCCAGGCGTGGCGGGCGGCGATGTGTGTGGAGAGCACACCCCGGCACTTATGAGGGCGATGAACTGATGCCCGAGCCATGGTCGAAAGACAAACGCGCCCAGGTCGCGCGCAAGGTCACCAAGGAGGCGGCGCGCGCGGCCGGACGGCTGGGCGCGAAGGCGGTGATGATGATCGCGTTCTTCCCGGAGGGCCGGGAGCATTTCCACATCATCGAAGGTGGTGTAATGCCTGGGTCGTCGGATGCGACATCGCCTCAAGACGCCAAGCGCAAGTTCTACCTGCAAATGGCGTCGATGTGCGAAGTGCTCGACCAGAACGACGGGGAAGACGTCGCACTGAACTGAAAGGATGGTGATGGATAACACGCAGTCGCAAAGAAGGAATTCAGCGAAATGCTAGAGCCCCGGGGGTCCTTTTACCCGGGGCTCACTCACCGGAGGAACCCATGCCATTTCCCAAGATTGACGACATCAAGCGCGGCGACAAGCTGATCGCCGATGGCGGCTTCACTTGCATCGATGAAGACGAAGTCCTCGAAGTCATGGAGGATGAGGGCGGCCTCTACGTGTTCTGCCGCGGCGAGGACGGGCTCCACGGGCCCGGCAATCACCACTACCTGGAAGGTCAGGTCGATGACGACGACGGCGCGTGCGTAGGCTTCAAGTTCGCCCCGAAGGTCACTGCGTAACCAGGTGCAGCCAGAAGCCAGTGCTACCGATCACGGCGATCGCCACAAGGTAGGCCGCCGAGTTGAGCGCCACGCGCCGCACCGGCACATCGAACCGGAAGGCGGCCCAAGCAGTCAACGCGAGATAGTGGGCCACCGTGATAACCACGATCCCGATGAACACGGTGCTGATCGAGCCATGGAACTCGCCTGGCATCGCGATCATGATGTAGCCGCTGTTGATGTTCGTGAACCCCGCGCCCAGCGCGAAGAGCCAGACGGCGGCGCCCAGGCGGTCCTCCGTCCCTCGGCCATGGAGGAATTCATAGATCCGCGCTGAAAAGCCGTAGACCACGCCCAAGGTCAGCGCCATCAAGACGCACCTTAAGCCGAACAGGGCCACCAGCATGCTAGTTGTCACCATTGCCGCCTAAGGCCTCCCTGAGCATCTTCCGTTCGCGGATGCGCCGGATGTCTTCTACGAGCTCATCCTTCTGCCGCTCGACGGAGTGCACGATGCGATCGAGGGATTGCTCCTTCTGGGCCTCCTGGGCCAACTCCCCCGCGGTCTTCCGTTTGAAGATGCTGAACATCGATCTCAGCCTTTCACTGCGGCTCTGAGTTCCGCGAGAACCTGAGCCGTTGACGACCCCAAAGAGATAACCTGATCGGTCAGCTTTTCGATCCGAGCGTCCTTCTGCTCGATGACCCTCTGCTGGGTCCGGATGATCCACCACGCGAGCACTGCCGCTGGCGCGAACGCGCCGAGAGACGGCAGGATCGTTTGAAAAATTTGGTCCATTACTCACTCCCTCGAACACGCCTGGATCTGGATTTCGTCGAGGGCAAGCCACGTCCGGTAAATCCCCCGCGCGGCCCTGTAGATTTTTCCAAGCGTTTCGAAGTCGCCATCGGGCACTGCGGCGAGGTCTTCGTCATCGTCAGGCAAGTCTTGAGTGCGCGGCGGCCGGCGGTCGGGGCAGACCCGCTGCTCGACGCGGGGGACCTCCACGCGGATGACCTCCGCGGGCGGGCGTTCGGGCGTCGGCGGGGTTTGGCAGGCCGCTGATGCAAAAACGGCCGCAATTATGCAGAACCTATGCAAATTATTCACGGCAAGGCCCCCCGGAGATACTTCTCGCCCGCGGAACATGAAGCGAGCGTGCCTGGGGTGGTCACCGTCGGGCGGGCCAGGATCAGGGCGGAGTTATCGAGCGCACCCTTGGCCTGCTTGGCCGTGGCCGCCATGCTCTTCTGAAGCCCCTCGTCCCTGGCCTTATCGCCGTCCTCGCGGTCCTTGGCGTTCTTGTCGACGTCGGCGATGGCCTCGCGCAGGCCGGTGGTGTTCGTCAGGCACTGGGTGACCTGGCGGGTGTAGCCGGTGTCCGGGTTCTCGATCCGCTCCTTGTAGCTGTCGCGATCTGCTTCAATTAACGAGATCCGCCAGGACCACACGCCCCACTGCACGGCGTTCCCGATGAGCGCACCGAGGGCAATGATGCCGAAGAGCGGACCAGCGATTGGCCCGATGAAGAACTTCAGCAGCGCAGTCATCCGGGGATGAGCTTCGCCACCGCAATGGCGCCCGCGAGCAGGCCGACACCGACGGCGGCGCCGACGATGGGCCCAACGGTCGCGACGGCCGTGGTCGTGAGCGCGCCGATCACAACGCCGCCCCAGAATCCGGTGAGCGGGTGCTTTTTGATGTACTGGCGGAAGAAGCCCCACTCTTCATCGAACTTCTTCTGCGCCTCACCTGTGTTCAGCGACATGGTCAGACCTCCTTGTTGGGCGAATCGCCGCCCGCGATCATGCCGGTCACGATGTGGACCGGCTTCACTTCCGTTGGCTGGAGCTTGTAGATCGGACGACGGCAGGCATGGAGCCGCGCCTTCTCCTTCGCGACGATCGTCACGGCATCGCCCTGGTTCCCGCCCAGGCAATAGAAGCGCGTCTCGTCCTCGCCGACATACAGCGCCACGTGGCCGCCGCCTTGCCGCTGGAACGTGAGCACGTCACCGAGCGATGGCTCCGGCGAGGCCACGCCGAAGGTCGCCCAGGACAGCGCGCGCAGCGGGACGGCGGGCGGGTTCTTGCCTGCGCGCTTGGCGATCAGCGCCATGAAGAGGCCGCACCACGGGACATCGTCGCCCGTGTAGCCGGCGTGATCGAGCCCGGTCTCTTTCGCCCACGCCATGATGGTCGGGTTGTTGCCCGGGCCAGGCGTCTCCAGGGTTCCGTAGAGCTTGACGGCATGGACGACCATCAAGGGGCCGGTCAGGGCTGCGAGCCACGCGAATTGGGATGGCAGGGTGCTCAAGGCGGCTTTTCCTCACAGGTTTTGAGGGAAGCCGACGGACGAGCGCCGACGCGAACAATGACAACTTATCAGGCCCATGGGACCGTTGGTAGAGGGCGGCGTGATTCGCACCAGGGATGGCGATGCGCCTGTACGATTATTGCGTGTGGCTCGTGTTCGGGGGACCGCTTCTTCTCGCGATCCTGGTCGGCCTCATCAAGGTCTTCGCCTAGTCCGCTCCAGATATTCGGCGTTGAACATGCGGATGATACGTTCTTCCGCCTCGTTCAAGATCCGCACCTGCTCGTTGTAGCGCGGCCTCGCCATCCTGCCCTGCTCCAACGCCATCTTCGCCTGAGCGCGCGATGCCCTGATCTCGGACAGTTCCGTCCTGGCGTTGTTCGCGTCGTTGTAGAGCGAGAGCATTGCCCGATTCTCCTGGACGAAGCCACGAGCCTCAGGTCTCCGGCCCTCGCGCTGGTAGTCCCTGGCATAGGCGCGCGACTGCTCGATCTTGTTGATCCGCTCGTAGAACGTCGCCTTGTCGATCCAGGGCGGCTTGGATGTGACGACGCGGCGCACGAAGGGGATGTCGTTGAACGTGATCGTGCTGGTCGGGTCGGCAAACTTCATGGGCAGATCGAGGAAGTTGCGCTCGTAGAACGTGCCTGCGGCGCCCCAGGCCACGCCGAACCCATAGTCCAGCCACTCGGGCGAAATCTCGATCAGTCCGGGCTCGACACCCGTTCCGCCCGAGGCCGTGCTCAGGAAGTCTGTGACCGCTTTGTAGGCGGGCGAGACCGAATTCCAATAGCGCTGGCTGTTCGGGACCTGTGGGCCGTACTGGGACTGCTCCGGCGCGATCGGCCGCCCGGCATAGTCCTTGTTCATGAAGAGATCGACGACCGGGTCCATGGTGGTGGGCGCGATCATGTTGAGCAGGTTCTGCGCGCCGCCAACCGGGTTGAACGAGTCCATGATGGTGATCGCGAGGTTGCCGGCCGACTCCAGCGGGTCCTTGCCACGCATAACCTCGGCGATCGAGCGGCCGACGCCGTAGAAGATGTTGTAGCCGTAGGGCAGCGGGATCTTCGCCGCCACTCCGCCCTCGCTCGGCGTCATGACGATCAGGTTCCGGCTCTTATCGAACGGCGTCACCTTGTCGTAGAGCAGCTGGCCGTCATCGTCCTCATCGCTGACAAAGGCGTTGAGGAAGTCCAGCAGGAAGCCGGTCAGCACCGCGAACGCTGCAACCTTGCGCACGCGCGGGGACTTCCAGGCGGTGAGCAACGTCGCGGTGCCTTGGATGCTCGCGTTATAGAACAGGTAGAGGCTGTTCATCAGCGGGCCCCACGAGCCGCGGCGGTTGAAGTTCACCGTCAGGTTCTTGGCGAGAGACGCCGCCTTCGCCGGGGTGAAGCCACGCTCGCGCGCGTTCTTGTAGGCCGAGAGACGGATGGCGTTTTCCACCCCGATGTTCGTGTTCTCGATGATGCGGCCGAGCGTCTTCATCGCCATGATCGGGTTGAGCTTGGACGTGCCGATCTCCCGCATCTGACCGTCCAGGCGCTTCCGTAGCTCGAGCACGTCTTCCATCTGGTTGAAGTAGACGCGCCCGCCGTTCTCGCGGAACTCCTGGGCCCAACGGTCCCACTCGGCCTGGTCCTTCGCCATCCACGGCATCAGGGTTTTGCCCGGCTCCGCCTTGAACGCGCTGCGGCTCGATGCCACCAGCGCCTTGCGGTAGTCCTTCACCGTTCCCTTGGTGATGCCCTTGATGTCGCCGTGCGCCTGGATGTTCGAGAGCGCGGTCTGCGCATCGCGGAAGGCGTTCGTGATGACGAACTCCGGGTTGAGCGTCGTGTTCACGTGGCTGAGAATCCGGTTGATCGCGCCAAAATTCCGGATCAGCAGGCTGATCTGATCCTGCCCCAGGCCCTTCAGGCCCTGGGCGAGATCGCGCGCGACCGGGTTGTTGCGGTTGAACGTGATGCGATGCTCTTGCCCGTCGATCTTGGTGGACAACGTGTACGGAGCATCTTCGGCGAGGATGCGCCGGACCGGCCAGTATTGGACCTCCTGGCGGGCCTTGATCCACACCGGCCGCATCGCGACCTTGTCGACCTTCCAGAAGTTCTCGTTGGGCGCGGCCTTCGCCAGTTCGTAGATCGCGTTGCCGATACGATTGTTCTCTCCACGGATGATCGCTTCCTCGGCCTGCATGAACGCATAGGCCAGGATGTCACGCGCTGGCGACTGACGGCCGAAGGCACGGTGCGATTCCTTGCCCTTGACGTCGAAGCCCTTGCCCGGGCGCGGGCGGTCGGCCTCGACCTCAGGGTCCAGTTCGGCCACGCCGCGCAGCGGGACATAGTCGCGATAGGTGGCGCGCCAGGCCTCGGCCTGCTCTTCCGACATAAGACCCGCTTCGACGCGCGTGTTCAGCGCGAAGGCCAGGACGTCGTCGACCATGCCTGCCAGGGCGTCGAAGTCCGCGCGCCGGCCGGTCTTATCGACCTCGTCCATGATGCCGCGCGCATCTTCATCGCTCATGCCCGAGCCAGCGATGCCCTCTTCCCGGAACTTCGGGTTGATCTCATTGATCCGCGCGTTGCGTTCCGGCGCGTGCCGGGCATAGAGGAACGTCTCAAGCTCTTCCCGGCTGATGCCGCGCTCGTGCATGGCGAGCACAAGCGGCCGGATTTGGCGCTCGAACAGATCCTCCAGCTTCGCGCCCTTGCGGCCGGACGACAGTTCCTCGGCCAGATAGGCGTTCTCTTCCTCCGTGAGCGGACGACCCAGCATCTGCTCGATCGCCGCCTGCATGCGCGCGACCTTGAGATAGCGGTCCTGGAAGCCCACGCGCCACTTGTCGAACGACGCATTGATGGCGGAGAGCGAAGCGGCGCCCTTCAGCCGCTCCATCAGGGAGAGGTTCGAGTTGCGGAGATAGTCCACCACGCTCGGCTGCGGGGAGTCGGTGAACATCGTGAAGGCGTTCGCGCCGGGTGGCATGCGGCGGGCGAACAGGCCCTGGCCCTCCATCACGGACTCGCGCATGGCAGGCGTCACGTCGAGCGAGTGCACGTCGATCACGCCCTGCTTCTTCTGTGGGTGGGTCTCGGCCACGGTCCACGACGGCTCCGATTCCTTGCCGGTGTCGATCTTGGTGGTCCCGACCTTCGCGTCCCACTTCTTGGCGTACCGGTTCAGGAACTGGGGCACGATCCTGTCGTAGAAGCCCTTCATGCCCTCGCCGCCGACGGTCAGGTCGAGGCCGGAGATTTCACGCACGCGCACACCAAGTCCGGCTGACCGCCCCTCTACTGGTGTTACAGCCAACAGCTTATCGGCAAGCTCCGCTCCGACCAGTTCCGCCAAGTCATCGCGCGACTCGATCTGACGATTGATGGCCTCCTCATTGCGCTTCCCGTAGGCAATGAGGTGCCCACGTTCGAATGGCCCGTCCATCCGCGGGCGCCCAATCCCGCCGCTGACGTTGTCTGTCAGCCGGAGGCTGTTGACGTGCTTGGCAAGATTGTACCGCTCAGCCTGCTGCGCACCGGTCGTCCAGGCGAGGCGGTCGTAGCCGTTCTCGGCGGCGTAGCGCAGCATCCGCTTGAGGGCGATCTCGTGCCAGGTCGACTTGAACGGCGCGTCCGGGACGCCGGTGCGCTTCTCGATCGCCTCGCCTTCCTTGATCGTCCAATTCGTCGTGTCCATCGGCGCTTGATCGTCACGATTCCACGCCGGCCGCCGCCCATGCTTATCGCGGATGAATTCCTGCGCCTGGTCCAGCGTCGGTCGAGTGCCTACCAGTTCGCCTTGATCGTCGAAGATTGAAAAGACCGGCGAACGGGTTTCCTTGACGCTATAGCCCTGGCGTCTGCCCTTCTGATGCCAATCGCTCTGGATCTCCTCGATGAAGAGCACCCTCTTGCCGTCGGCGTCTGCGCGATCCTTGAAGCGCACATGGGCCAGGATATTCGCCTCATCGAAGTGACCTGAGCGGAACTGGCCGCTGAGCGCATCGATCGCGAGGCTCCTGTCGCCGGGATACCGGCGCCGCATGACATCGATCCAATGCGCGTCGTTTGGGCCCTCGTATTTTTTCGTGACGCTATTGAGCACGATCGGGTCATCCCAGGTCCCAACCTTATGGTCGCCGTAGAAGACCGTGACGTCGCCCTGGGTGGTCGACCGACGATTGCGCTCGATGCGGACCTTGGCCGGGTCGAAGGGCACGCCGATCTGCGGCAGCGTCAGCAGCAGTTCGCGGTAGTTCTCGCCGCCAGGGAGGGTTTGGGACTCAAACTTGGTGGCGCCGCCCTCGGCGACGATCCCGGCATCACGATGGATCGCTTCACGCGCTTCGATGAAGTCCCCGAAGTCGCCCAACTCTCGACCAGCCCGGATGGCATTTACGCGAGTAACCACTCCGCGCTGGTCGTAATGGAACGTGACGCTAGCATCGTCAGCGTCAAAGGCCATTTCCGAATAATACCGTTGACCCTCAGGTTGGATGGTCCTTTCTTCATCGGGGAGCCAATCCTCGATATTCTCCGGATAGGGTCCCTCATCGTCGCCAGGCGCGCGGCCCTTCTCGACCTCCTCGATCTGGACGTTGTTCTCGCGGATGAAGTCGAGCAGCGCCTGCTTCGTGACCGGTCCCTGCTGGGACTCGAGCCATTCGTTCACGCCGGTCCACTCGGTCTCGTCCTTCGTGATGCCGCGCGCGTTCTTGATGAAGGCCTGCCACTGGATGCCCGACGCCTTCTCCTGCTTGGAGGCCTCGATCGTGCGCGCGAGCGTCGAGAAGAACGGCGCCGGCGGCTGTGGCTTCAGGGCGAACTTCGCCTCGGACCTGGTGGGCCCGGCCTTGCCGCGCTTGCCGATCCTGCCGGACTCGATGCGCTTGAAGATGTCCTCTGGCGTCTGGAAGCCGCGGCCGCGGAAGAAGTTGCGCAGGCCCTCGAAGAAATTGCGCACGCGCTGGAGAACCTTTGTCGCCAGGCCTGCCTTCGCGAATTCGTTGCTAGGCTCATAGTTCTGCGCCGCGAACGCGATCGTTTCCTCGGTCTGGACGTCGGGCTTGTAGTATTTGCCGACGATATCGAACGTCCGTTTCCACTTGTCTTTTGCGGCCGCTTCGAGTGTGGCCCACTCTGACTTGGTGAAGAAGCCGAGATTGCGCAGGCCGTGGATGACCTCATGCGTGATGGTGCCGAACGGGTCCTTGGTATCGAGCGCAATGGTGATGAGGTTTTTTGTGATGTCGAAGTGGCCGTCGGCCTCGTGGCCCTCAGGGTCCGCAATCGCATCGGCCACGCGCACGGCGAGCGGAAGGTTGCGATTGACCAGATAGGCGCGGAGATCGGCGGCCAGCTGCTCGCGCTTCGCCTCGAACTCGGGGCTGAATGTGAAGGTGACGCCGTCGCCGGTCTCGATGACCGGTGGCGCCTGCGGGAGCCTTAGTCTTTCAAGGCCTCTTCCAACGCCTTCTGGGCGCGCGCCCTCGCCTGCTCCACCTCTGGGCTCGACGGCAAGTCCTTGGTCCTCGCCAAGAATCTCCGCAATGCCATCGGCGAACTGAGTGGGGGCGGTTCCTCGATCAGATACATTGACGACTCCAATCGCTTTCAGCGGCGAGGCGATGGCCTCGGCCCCGGCTTGCGCCATCGTATCGAACGTGGCCGCAAGGCTTTCCGGAACAACAACGGATGAACGGTAATCGATGAGGCCGGCGCGCGCTAGACCCACCGCGAAGTTATGGCTGAAGTTGGCGACGGCGAGGTTGCGATCGAGGCCCCGCTCGCGGATCAGCGAACGGCCGACGCGGCCCTGGGCGTTCTGCGATTCTTGCAGCATCTTGTTCAGGATGTCGGAGGGGCTGGACCACAGCGTCAGGTCCAGATCGGCGAAGGCCCGGCGCGTCTCGGGGGTGAGACGGGCGGCGTGCCACTGCCCCTCCGTGGTGTGGGCGATCATCCAGTCCAAGCCAGGGAGATCCAGCAACGTCAGGTCTGCGAAGGACAGGCCGTATGGCATCGTGTGGTTATGGTGGAACACGATCCGCGCATCTGGCTTGCTGAGCGCATCCTCGATCTTGCCCCGGAGGTTCACATATGTGTCCTTGCCGGAGGTCTCCGCCGCGATGACCGTCTGGGTGGCCGGGTCGTAGGCCACGGCCGCTTCGGTCTTGGTGCGCTCACCGAAGGCGCGGAGCCAGTCGCCGATCGCCACGTTCACGGCTGCTGGCGTCTTGGCCTTCTTCTTCGCGACGAATTTCCCGAGGTCGTCGGCCAGGTCCGAATTGCCCTCCACGATCCGGCGCGCGAGCATGCCCTCGTCCCTCGGCGGCCGGGCGGGCGGCGCCAAGCCCAGGCCTTCGCCAGGCGCCTCGCTCAGGATGAAGCCGGCGGAGCGGCGCGGCGGGAGGTCCGGCTCGGGCGCCCCGGCCACGGGCTGGGGATCGGCCTCGATGAGGCCAAGCGCCTGGTCGATCTTGCGCTGACGCTTCAGCGCCGCCTGGTATTGGTCCTCGCGCTCGAACGGGACCTTGACCAGTTCCTTGAAGTCCACGAGCTTCTTCTTCGCCGTGTCGATCTTGGCCTGGCGATAGTCGATCTCGCCTGGGCGGCTCTTGAAGAAGTTCTCGATGCGGCTGATGGCGCCCAACTTGAGCGACTGGAGATCGAGCTCCACCTTGTCGGTCATCTTGCCGTGGATCACGGCCTGCGGCTGGTAGTAGCCGTCGACCTCAACCGAGATCGGGAAGCCGTACATCTTGCCGATCGGGATGTCCTCGATCTCGGCGTTGCGCTTCCGGCCCTGGGCCTCGTTCTTGGACTTCTGGAGGTTCCAGGCCTTCTCGATGATGTCGGCCAGCGCCTTGGACGCATCGACGCGCTTCTCATAGACCGTGCCCAGGATGGTGTAGTGCGGCTTGTCCTTGCGTTCGAGGTAGGCGGCGTGGTCGGCTTTGACCCGCCCGCGCGCCTCTTCCATCCCGGCGATCTCGCCCGGCAGGCGGTGGATCTGCCACTCCATTTCGTGGATGTTGTCGTAGTGCGCACCGCGCAGGCGCGAGAGACGATCGACGTCCGAGTCCGCCTTCGCCTTGTCCAGGATCAGCGGGTTGCCCGCGGCGAGGGCCTTGGCCTCGGCGAACGACAGCACCTGCTCATCGATGTCTTCGGCCTCGCGGACCGAGGGATCGCCGCGCTTGATCTGGTTGATGAAGCGGGCCTTGCGCTCGACGGTCTGCCACATATAGGCGTCGAACGATCCTTCGGTGACGTAGCGGAAGAGGTCGATCTCTTCGTTCGTGTTGCCCTGACGCTCGATGCGGCCCTCGCGCTGCTCGATGTCCGATGGGCGCCACGAGGGGTCGACGTGGTGGAGCGCCTTCAGGCGGTCCTGCACGTTCGTGCCGATGCCCATCTTCTCGGTCGAGCCCAGCAGGATGCGCTTGCGGCCGGCGCGCACGTCGGCGAAGAGGTTCGCCTTCTTCTGATCGGTGTTGGCGTCCTGGACGAACGCGACATCGTTCGCGTTCACGCCCTTCTTGACCAGTTCCTCCTTGATGTCGCGATAGATGCTGTAGGCCACGTTCGACGGGACCGACATATCGCAGAAGATGATCTGGGTGTGCTTTTCCTTGGCGCCCGCCTTGTAGATGCGCGCCGCGTTGCTCGCGACCTCGGAGGCCTTCCGGACCTTTTCCTTCCTCGCGGCCGGGTCCACCACACGCAGATCGAGCGATGCCTTGCGGCCGTCGGTCGAGATCAGCAGCATGTTGTCTTCGTCGGGCGTCACCTCGCGCTTGCGGACCGCCTCGGCGCGCTCGCCGATCTCCGCGATGTAGGCCTTGAGCGCATCGCTCGCGGGCACGATGATGGTCTTGGGCCCGCCGCCGCTGATCTTCGGGAGCTTCACCTGGCCGGTCGCGATCAGGTCGTCCTTGCTCACCAGGTCCGAGAACTGCCGGTACATCGAGATCAGTTCGGGGATGTTGCGGAAGCGCGCGAAGCGGGTCTTCAGCATCGCCTTTCCGCCCTCGGGCGTGATCTCGGCTTGCGTGACGGTGTCGCCGAAGGTCGAGGCCCAGGCGTCGAAGTGCGAGAGGCCGCGCTCGGCCAGCCCGCGCGGCTGGAGATAGCGCTGCATCGTGTACATTTCGGCCATCGAGTTCGAGATCGGCGTGCCGGTCATGAACATGAGGCCGCGGCCCGGCGTCATCTTGTCGATGTACTTGGTCTTCAAATAGAGATCGAACGCCCGCTGGCTCGACGGCGGGTTCATGTTCGTGATCTTCGTCGCGAATTCCAGGTTCTTGAACAGGTGGGCTTCATCGACAAAGATGCCGTCGACCCCCATTTCCTCGAACGACAGGCCCCGGTCCTTGTCCTTGGCCTGCATCAGTTCGCGGAGCTTTTCCTCACGGCGCTTCTTCGCGGCTTCCAGCTGCTTGACCGTCGGGCTGCGGCCCCCGGTGTCGGTCTCGCGCGCGGCACGGATCAGGTCCGCATATTCGGCGATCTCGTCGCGGATATAGTCAGCCTGGAACTTGGCCGACATGCCGACGCGCTCGAAACTGGAGTGCGTCATGATGATCGCGTCCCAGTTTCCGGCCGCCGCACGGGCGACGAAGCGACGGCGATTGTCGCCAGCGAAGGCGCGCTCGTCCGCCACCAGGATGCTGGCGTTCGGGTACAGCTGCATGAACTCGCGGCTGAACTGCTCCAGCATGTGGTTCGGGACGGAGAACAGCGGCTTGCTCAGCAGGCCTATGCGCTTGGCCTCCATGGCGGCCGCGATGGCCGTGAACGTCTTGCCGGCGCCCACCAGGTGGTCGAGCAGCGTGTTGCCCGAGACCAGGTAGCGCCAGACGGCCTTCTTCTGGGTGGAGCGCAGTTCGATCGTGCTGCTGGAGCCAGGAAGCGTCAGGTGATCGCCGTTGAAGGTGGCGACCCGGAGGTTGTTGAAGTTGTCGTTGTAGAAGCGGGACAGCCGCGCACCGCGCTCTGGGTCCTTCCAGATCCACTTGGAGAAGCGCTCCTTGATGTCGTTCTGCTTTTCCTGCGCCACGATGGTGGCGTTCATGTCCGTGTGGGTCTTGCCCTCGGAGTCCTGCCAGGAAATGACGGTCGACTTCTGGTTAAGCGCATCGCGGATGAGGTCGATGCCGCGGCGCGCGATCGACTTGCCCTCGGCGCGCGAGGTCGTCCAGTTGACCGACCAGGTCTGGGTGTTGGGCGCGGTGCCCTCCTGGGCAATGCGCACGTGCCAGGTCGCTTCCTTCGGCACGTATTCAACGATGGCCTCGGTCTCGAGCAGTTCGGAAATGAACCCCTCGACGTCCGAGTTGGGAATCCACGGCGTGCCCATGCGCACCGCGATCTGAGACGGCTTCAGATCGACTGGCTGGACGACTTCGAGCGCCTTGACGTTCTCGGCCCACTCGGGCTCGCCCTTGGCAGCGTCACGCGCGAAGGCCAACTTTCCGCGCACGTTGCCCGAGAGATAGACCTCGGACGGCTCGTAGGCGCCGGTCGCCGGGTTCTTGAAGATGCGGCCCTTGAGTTCGTTGAGGAACGTGCTCGGCTGACGGCCCAGGATTTTTGCCATGTAGGGCACGTCGACTATGCCCTTCATGTTCATGGACGCGATCAGCGCCTCGTCCGGCGTGTTCACGCGGAGGATTTCGCGCGTCGGCTCGACCACGCGATCGGTGAAGATCGGGCCTTTGATGCCCTCGTTCTTCTCTTCATCGAAGCGCTCGAGCGCGGAGACCAGCGCCGCGTCCGGATCGTCACGGAACGCCAGCATGTTCGGGTAGCGGCGGTATTCGCGCACCTCACCGTCCGGCATCGTGCGCCGGCTGATCTGAACCTGGTTGATGTAGCCGAACGCCTTGACGAACTGGGCGTAGAGTTTCCCCAGTTCCTTCTGCGGCGCGACCCACGGGGCCGTGCCCTTGCCTTCCCACTCGCCGCGCTGCGCGGTCAAGATCTCGCGGGCCTTGTCGCGGAGCCTGATGAGCAGGCGCACGCGCCCGGCCTGGCCGTCGGAGAGTTCGACCGGCACGGAGGATTGCAGCACGCGCTGGAACAGCTTGCCGTCACGTTCGAAGAAGGCGTTGTCCTTCACCGTGTCGGGCGGCGGCGCCAGGTCATCGTATGTGTCCACGTCCCCGGCCTCGGGATCGAAGCGGAGCGCGGACTTCTCCATCATGGCCTGGACGGCATTGGCGATCTTCTCGCGCAGGCCCGTTGCCGTTCCGGTAACGGTGTATTCGTCCTCGCGGTACATGCCGCGCGTGACGGCGTTCGTCCCCAGGATCATGTTGGGGTTGTCTTTGAAATACTGATTGACCGTCGCCGGGCTCGTGCCGACGCGGAACTCCTTGGCCTCCAGCCAATCCGGCTTCCCGGCAGGCTCGCCCTCCTTCCGCTTACGGATGAACAGGATGTCCGTGACGACTTGGGTCCCGGCGTTCTCCTTGAAGGCGGTGTTGGGGAGACGGATGGCGCCGATCAGGTCGCCGCCGGCGTCCCGGATCATGGTGCGCGCGGTCTTGTCCTGCGAGTCCATCGTGTAGCGGCTGGTCACGAGCGCAAGCACGCCGCCAGGTTTGACCAGCTTCAGGCTCTTGAAGATGAAGTAGTTGTGCAGGCTGAGCGGGCGGCCCTTATTGTACATCTTGTCGGCCGGGCGAATGTCGCCGAACGGCACGTTGCCGATGACAAGGTCCACGCTGTCTTCCGGAAGCGCGGTGTCCTCGAAGCCCTGCACGAAGATGCGCGCCTCGGGGTAGAGCGCTCGCGCGATCTTGCCGGTGACGTCGTCAAGCTCCACGCCGATGAACTTCGGATCGCTGCCCTTCGGGCGCATGCCCATGAAGTTGCCGATGCCCATGCCGGGTTCGAGCACGTTGCCCGAGCCGGTGAAGCCGAGTTCGGTCACGCCGTCCCAGATGCCGCGAACCACATCCTGGCTGGTGTAGTGCGCGTTGATGGTGGTCGCGCGAGCCGACGCGAACTGCTCCGGCGTCAGCATGGCCTTCAGCTGCTCGCGGTAGGGGATCAGGCCGTAGTCGAGCCCGCGGCCCTCATCGAAGATCTTGGCGAGGCCCGTGGCGCCCCAGCCCACGTAATGGGCAAGCTGCTCCTGGTCCTCACGGCTGGCGAGTTGCCCGCCCTTCTCCAGGTCGAGAGCGACCCGGATGGCTTCGATGTTCTTGACGATGCGCTGGGCTGGACTGCCGGTGGCATAATCGGCGTCTTCAGCGATGCGGAAGTTTAGTCCTCGTATCCCCCGCTTGGCCCGATCCCCGAGGCTTCCCTCTCGCTCATCGGGAGATACTCCCTCAGGGCGTCCGACTCCGCCATCAGGAGGGCGCTCCGCTCCAGCTTGATCCGTCTCTCCAGAGGCTCGTCCTGGCTCACTTGCGGAAGTTGGCTGTTGACCCAGTTCGCTATCGATTCCGATAGGTCCTGGACCCTCTGCTCCAGCTTCCCCTCCGCCTTCAGGCCCGCGAACTCCTGTGGTCGGTGCACCCGCAGGTGCCCTTCCACCTTGCTCCGGTAGCTTTCCGGGCTGACCTTTTGCACGTTTTTCCCTTTCGAGCTCGGCCCAGCGCTTCGGAATATCGATCTTTTTGAGCGCTTCTTCAACTGCCTGCTTGGAGTCGGGCAGCGGCGTGTAGGTCTTTTCCTTGAGCGATCCGTCCTCGTTCCACTCCAGCTGGTCGAGCAGGCCGCGCCACATCAGGGCGAAATTGGCGCGCTCTTCCTCGGCGGGATAGGGCGTGCCGCGATAGCCGGCTTCCTTGGTCGTCTGGCCTTCCGCCACCCAGCCATTGACCAGGTAGGGCGAGGTCTGCCCCTTGGCGGCCAGTTCATCGTAGATGAAGGACTCGAACGAGCGCGCCCACAGTTCCTCGGGCCGCACCCAGTATTTGCCAAGCTCTTGGGCGTTGCGCTTGAACTTGGTCGTGAGCTTCGCGCTCCACCCCTCGTTCTGCCAAAGGTGGTCCACGTACTGCTCGGCGGTCTTGAGCGGGCCCAGGCCTTGCCTGCCCCGGATGTGCGACCGGCCGGTGAGCAGATTGTCGACCATCTTGATCGCACCCTCCACGTCCCAGGTGTGGGAGAGCGTGCCGTTGACGCTTGCGAGCAGGGCGCGCGCACTCTGACCGGCGGCCAGCAGCGCCTTCTTCTCGGCCTGGAGCGGCTTGACCTTGTCGGACAACTCCATCGAGTTGATCGTGCCCTCGCGGTTCCGCTTCACCAGCGCCTCGATCTCCTTGTCGATCGCCGGGACCCGGACGCCGCCTGCGCGCAGGTTGAAGTCGAGCGCATGGCCCCATTCGTGCGACAGGGACCCGTCGCCCTTGGTCTTGGTCAGGTTGATGACGTTGGTGTCTGGCTCGTAGTGAGCGGAGCCGAACCCAGATCCGCGCGAGCCGAACGCCAGGCCCAGCTTACCGCCGATGGAGATTGCCTTCGCTGGCACACCCATTATCTCGGCGAAGTCCATGAGCGCGTCGTAGGCGGCGTTGACGTGCGCCTGGCCCTCGCGGCCGGTGACCCAGTTCCCGAACTCGACGCCGCGGAAGCCGAAGGTCTTGCGGAAGTCCTCGGCCTTGACGTTCTTGCCCGCCTTCCGGCGCTCGGGCAGGCCCGGGCGCGTGATGTCCTCGATCCGGATGCTCGGCCGCACGAGGGGCGTGGCGCGTGTCGGCATCGTGTTGTCGTCGCGGAAGTGGGGCAGGCCTTCGTCCAGGCGCCACAGGTTCGGCCACGAATAGTGGTGCAGGTACGGCCGCAACGTCTTCTGCGCCCAGTCCGTGGCGATGACGCGCGCCGACATGCCTTCCGGGCGCTGGACCTCTTTGACGATCAGGCGCTTGAGCGCGGCGTGGATGTCCTCGACGTTCTTCGCGCCGGCGAGCGCATCGCCCAGGATCTCCATCGCGCCGATGTATTCGGCGGCGTTCTCCAGGATGGTCTCGCGCTTCTCCTCCCAGCGCTTCTCCAGCGTCTTTCTGAACGGCGTGCGCCATTTGCCACGGCCGCCGCCCTGGTTCTTACCCTCCTGCTCGGTGAAGGTGACGAACGAGCGGGAGACGAAGTCGGCGAAGACGTGGGCGCCGGTCGTGGCGTCAGCCGCCAGGCGGGAGCGGAGGTCCCGCGCGTCCAGAGCCTGCTCGAGCATCTTGTCCAGATCCTCGATCTTCTCGACCTTGGCTTTGGCCTGGGCGCGCTTGCCCGCCATGGCCTCGCCCACGTCCGTCATCTTCGGCATGGGCGCGCGGCGGTCGGTGACCGGCTTCCTTGGTTCTTTGACCGGCCTCTTCTCGGGCGCCTCGATTGTTTCACGTGAAACATCAACGGCCTGGGGCAGAATCGCGGTGGTCGTGTCGCCCTCTTCGATCCACCGTTTGAAGTCGGCCACGTTCATTTCGAGGCCGCCGTTCTTCCGGCGCTGCGGCCCCGAGCCGTCCGAGTACCCGGCGTCATAGACCGCGATGGCCTGCTCCGGGGTGTCGACCGCGGCGATGGCCTTGTGCTCATCGAACTTGCCGGTCTTCGGATCGTACTGATCGATGACGAAGACCTTGTCGCTCTTCAGGTTCGGTCCGAGGTAAATGTCCAGCTTTTCCTGCTGGTTAGGCGGGGCGTTCGGCTTCGCATCCGCACCGATCGAGCGCTTGATGTAGCCGTAGTCGGCCAGGATGTTGACGTTCGTCCAGATCGGCTTGCCGTCCTCGCCCTCGGGCCCAAGGCGATCCGTGCCCTTCGGCGTCTCGATAGTGATGTCCAGGCCGTTCCAGTTCTCGATGTGGCCCTTGGCGTAATTCCCAGCCTCGCGCTGCGCCTCGGTCGTCTCCTTGGCGACCGCGTCACGCGCCGGCTGGATGTCTTCCTCGGTCTCCGGACGCTTGACGGGGTTGGTCTTGGTGCCTTCCGGCGCCCGGGCGACGTGCTTGATCTTCGCAAGCTGCTCTTTGGCGCTGGCGATGAGGCCGAGGGCGTCCCGCTTCGCAGAGTCGGGCCAGCTGCCCGACATTGCCCGCTCGACATAGCTGGTCACATAGGCCTTGGCTTCGTCCAGCGTGGCGAATTCGTTCGCGTGCGAGCCGCCCATGCCGCCCGCTTGGCTGGTGATGTTGTACGAAATGCGCGGGACCGTGTAGCGGGCCTCCTGCGGGTCGTAGACGATCATAAACGCGAGGTTGCTGCTGCTCTTCTTCGCCTTGGCCGGGAGCAGTTTGCCGGTGTCGAGCACCACTTCGCCGCGCTCCATGACGGCCTCGTGCTCGTCCCGGGCGACCTTCTCGCGCGCCCTCCGGGCGTCGTGCTCGGCATCCTCGGCGGCGCGCTGGCTTTTGGCTTCCTTGGCGATCGTCGGCCACTTGTACTCAAGGTCGGACTGCTCGGCCTTCGCCTTCGCGATGTCCACTTTGTAGCGCTCGATCTGGCTCTTCCACGTGTCGAGGTTGATCTTGGATGGCTTCTTCGGTCCCGCCAGGGCCTCGTCCATGCGCTTCTGCGTCTCGGCCATGTTGTGCTGGTAGGCCGAGAGGTGGAATTCGCGCTGGCGGTAGTCGTCCAGATCCTGCGCCATCGGATGCTCGGGGGCTTCCGGCTGCTCGCGCTCCACCAGGTAGTCGCCAATGTCCTTGACCAGGTCCGGGAACTTCTTGCCGTACCACTCCAGGCGCAGGCCCTTGGCCGCGGCGCGCGCGGCGTAGATCGACTTGTCCCAGCCCGGCTCCGGGGTGAAGCGCTCTTCCTGCGCCTCTTCCTCGGCGCGATCGGCCTCCATCTGGACGATCTCGTCCGTGGTGGGCTCCATCACGTCTTCGCCGGACTTCTCGCCGGGCGCGAGTTCGCGCGCTGGCGGGGTTATGAGACCAGGCAGCGGCTCAACGGGACCTTCGCCTTCGCGTTGCGCCATGCGCCGGGCTTCATCGGCGCGCTCATCGGCAATGCGCGTTTCCAGCGCCGCGCGCATCAGCCCGGTTTTGGTGTCGTAGTTCCGGAGGATGTGCTCCTGGAACACATCGGCGGCTTCCACGCCGAACGAGTCGGCATAGGCGCCCCACCAGTTCACGAATTCCTCAGGGGCGGCGGTGAAGGCCTCCTTGGCCTCTTTATCGAGCCGGTCCTTGGCCTTGGCGTTCTTCGGCGGCTTGCCGGTGGCGGGATCGTTGCCCGAGTCGATGTAGGCCTGCGCCGCGCGCAGCTGGTTGATGGGCTCTTCGAAGTGCCGCAACGCCTCATCGTGGAAGGCGCGCAGCGTTTCGGTGCGCTCTTCCGGCGTCTCGGCCGGGTTCTCGTCCCAGAAGCCGGGGCGTCCGGCTTCGCGCAGCGCTTCATCCGCAGGCTCGGGGAACGTCTTCTTGAAGTCGAAGGGCAGTCGTTTGCCGCTCGACTTCTTGCCCTTTTCCTTGGCGAGATCGGCGGCCTCGCGCTCGATCTGGGCCATTTCCGCCTCGACGTCCTGGGCGGGCTTGGTGCCCGGCACGGTGAACGTCTCCTTGGGCGGCGTCTCCCTGATCCATTCCTCACTAGGCTCACCTGGCGGCTGGGTGAGATCGGCGCGCTTGACGTCGCCGGTCTTCACGTTGTGCCAGCCGATCTGGTTGTCCTCTTCGTCGAAGAGCGCTTGCCAGTCCTTGCCACGGGGCTTGGGCGGCATTTCTGCCTTCGGCGGCTGGGTTGGTGGCTTGGGCGGTGGCTCTGGAGCCTGTTCGGCCGCACCCGCTGGCGGCTCTCCTGGCGCGCCTGGGCGCTCCATCGTGGGCTCGACGCGCGGCTTTTCCGGCTCGCCCTCGCCCCGGACGAACGGGTGCGTGGCCGCCGCGATCGTGCCGCCCATCACGCCGCCGGTGAGGCCCGCGGCGATCACTGCGCGGGTGGCTTCACCGAACGTCATCTTCTCGTTCAGGATGCCCATGGAATAGCCGGTCTGGAGCACCTGGGTGAACATTTCCTGGATGCCTTCGGCGCCTGCCGCCTTGAGCGTGCGCGGCAGGAACTTCCCGCCCTCCTTGATGATGATCCCGAGCGGGATTTTCTCGCCGGCTGTTTCGGCGAAGGCCATGAACGCGCCGTCGAGCGCGGCCTGGGTGGGCGAGCGGCCGTTCTTGGCGGACTCGCTGTACTGCTCCAGGCCGACCTGGCTTCCCATCATGGCGAGGCCGATGGCCGGGCTTCTGGTCAGGATGGACGCGCCGACGGTCGCCAGCATGGGCACGCCGGACTCGATGGCGTTGAAGTAGACACCCTTGATGCTGAGTGGATCGAGGTCTTTCGGGGCGCTCTCCTCGAGATCCTTGAGCGCGGCGAAGGCGATCTTGCCGCCGATGGTGCTGCCAGCGTCCTTGACCGCCTTCTCGCGCGCGGCGAGCATGCCCTGGTACGCCTCTTCGACCTGTGGCGGCAGCTTGCCGGTGAACGGATTGACCTGTTCGATCGGATAAGGGACCGGGGCCTGGTCCATGGCGAGAATCGCGCCGCCGATCATGTTCTTCAGGTGCAGCGGCACGCGCTCGGCGGCCGCCATGGTCAGTTCACCGAAGCTGGGCCCGGGGTCCTTCTTGCCGATGCCCGCGATGAACGCGCGCGCCGCGCCGGCGCCGACGCCTTCCACGTCGGGTTGCTCGATGGGCTTGAACGGCTTCTGTTTGGCCGCGAACGCCTCGGCGGCCGCGGGCGTCTCGAACTTGCCCATGTGCTGGCCGGTCTGCTTGTAGCGCTCGATGATCGCTTCGTCTGACTCGCCCTCGGTCAGCTGCGGGAGCACGGTCTCCTTGAAGATGCCGTTCTCCGTGAACTCGAACGAGCGCGTGCCCGCAAAGTCGCCCTTGTAGTTGCCCGGTTCGAGCAGGCCCGGCTCCTGGCGCACGAAGTCCGGCTTGTCAGCGACCGCCTGCGGCGCAGCGGTGATCGGCTCTTCGGAAACGATCGCATACGGATCATCGCCGCCGGGCGGCGCAGCGGAGATCGCCGTCGGGTCGATCGGCTCTTCGGAAACGATGGCATACGGGTCGTCCTGCGGCCCCTGAGACATTTGGACCACGCGCTGGACGTAGTCGTTCGTCTCCGGGAACGGGATCTGGGCGATGAACTCGGCTTCGCTGATCTCGCCCTTGCGCGGATCGCCCAGGCGGTTGAGCCAGCCTTCGAGCGCGCCCGGGCCAGCGTTGTAGGCCGCACCCGCGAGCGCCGGGCTTCCATAGCGCTCAAGCATGGCGGCCGCATAGTCGACGCCTACGCGGTCAAGCTCTTCCGGAGTGTCGTTCGCCGCCGGGCGGACGCCAAAGCCCGGGTCCTTCGCGGTGCCCGGCATAACCTGCATTTCGGAGCGCGCGCCCTTGGGAGAGACCGCGTTGATCGGGCTCGCTTCCGCGCGCCGGATGATGCTGGGGAAATCGACAGGCGTGGGCGCGAGCCCTCCGCCGTCCATCGGTTCTTCCGAGACGACGTCCCATTCGTTGACCATGACGTCACTGCAACCTTACAGGCTTGCCGTTCTTGAGGGTCCACTTCTCGCCGCCGGAGAACGTGGTGACCACGCCCTCCTTGAGACGAGAAGCGACCTGCGGGGGCAAGGTCTTGGCACCACCCGCAGGAGCGGCAGCAGGCGCCGCGGCAGATGCCGGCGGCTTCATTTCGTCGGCTTTGACGACGCCCGCGCGCTGCTGCGGCAGCGGGAAGTTCGTCTTGAAGCCGGGATTGGTTGGCGTGTTCGCGTCGATCGGTTCGCCGGGCGGTGTGGCCAGGGCGCCTGCACGGGCGCGCACGTTCTTGATGGCCTGCTGCTCGGCAGTGGCGTCTTCGATGCCGAAATTGTTCTCCATGATGAGCTTCTTCTCGGCCTGGACCAGGCGCTGGAAGGTGCCGGGGTTCTGGACGCTCTCGCGTAGCATCCCGACAGCCTCCGGAATATCCTTGGCGATCCCGTTGTCCACATAGAACTTCGCGTTCTTCTCAAGCGTGGTGGGCGCATTGCTCGCATTGCTGATGGGCGTGGTGCGTTTCACGCCCGGGAAGAAGACTGGCGGGTCGTCGCCCGTGGTCGGGTAGCGATAGGAGCCCGCGACCTCCTTGCCGTCCGGACCGGGGCCTTGACCTGCTGACCAGGTGTAGCGGCCGCGCTCGGCCAGATCCTCGCGAGACTCGCGGTCGGCCGTGCGCTGGGCGATCTGGGCGTCGCGGTATTCGTTAAGTTCGCGCTCCCGCTGCATGCGCGCGGCGATGGCTTCCCTGTTCTGATCGGCCAGGCGCCCTTGCGTGAAGAACTGCTCGGCCAGGCGCTGGCGCTGATCCTGCGCTTGCCCTTCGGCGGTGGCCTCGTCCCAGCCGACCCCGGCTTGCGCGATGTCGAGTGTGTTGAGCGCCTTGGCCTGCTCGACCGCCGCGGCGCGCCGCTCGTCCATCGCGCCTTGGCGCATCATGGCCGCGTTCGAGATCGCCTCGGAAAAGCGGCCCGTGCGCGTCGGCGCGCCGATGCCGAGCGCCCACGCCCGCTGCGGGTCGGGCATCAGCTTGTCGAGATCCTTGATGCGGATCTTGGCGTTTTCTAGCGCATCGCGCTTCTTCTGCGCCGCCTGCTGGCGCGCGTCCTTCAGCGCATTGGCTTGCGCGAGAGGTCCGCCGCCGAACTCGAGAAGCTCCGTGCCCCACTTGTCGAACGGGGTCTTGTTGCCGCCCGCCGACAGCGCGCCCTGCGCCCCTTCCGGGCGGTCAACCTGGAGATCGTCCTCGTTGCGCGTCGAGCCGGTCGCCGACAGCGCGCCGGCCACATCAGGCGCGCTCGGATCGTCGGCCATATCCAGCAGCTGCTGGAAGGGGCTCGGCGGACCTTGGAGGATGCTGGCGATAGGTGAGGCCATTTCTCACCTACGCCGCGCGACGGTACGACAGCGCTCCGCGCGAGTGCGCATAGGGGCGAGGACGGACGGCGCCGCCACGACGCATGCTGCCGCCTTGGAGGAACGACGCGAATGGCGACGGCGCGTAGGCTCCGGGATAGCTCGTCCCCACCTGCTGGGTCGTGTAGCCGCCGTACTGCGTCGGCAGACCGCGGATGATGTCCGACAGGTAGGTGAGGTTCTGGTACGGGAACGCGCGCTGTTCCGCGAAATCCCCATAGGCCTGGTCGAGATTGCCCTGGCGGTAGCGATCCTGAGCCGAGCCGGAGGCCGCCATCTGGCCGATGTCTCCAAGCCCCAGGCGTTGGCTGAGCGCGCCCAACTCGCCGAACTGCGCGCCGCCGGACATCATCTGGCCGCGCTGCGCAAGCGCTGCGTTCAATGCAGACCCGTAGCCGCCCGCCATCGCCTCCCCGATCGCGCCCTGGGTGTCGCGCGCGGCGCGCATGGTCATTTCCTGCTCTTGCGGGGACCGCGACTGCCCGGCGGAGACAAAGCGCGCCGAGATATCGGGGAGCAGGTTCTGGTTCAGGTTCCGGTTGAGCCCCTGGGTGACGTAGTCCTGGAAGGGGTTGAGGAACGGGGTGACGTCACCGGCCGACCACGGCTTGGTCGCAGCCGAGGTGAGCGCGCCTGCCTGTTGCATGTACGGCTGATAGCCGCCCACGTTCTGTTGCCCCATCTTCCAGGCTTCTTGCGTGGCGCCCGACGGAGCAGCGATGCGCGGGCCCTGGTAGGGCTGATAGGGCTGGCCCGCGAGGTCGGTGGCCGCGCCGATCGTGTTGTAGATGGACTGCTGGAGCCAAAGCGGGAACTGGGTCGAGGAGTCCTGGCCGGTCGGAGCGGCGATCGGTGCCTGGCCCTGGAAGAGGAAGTCAAGTGCGCCAGCCATTAGCGACGTCCTCCCTTGGTGCCTGAGGCGAGATAGCTCATCGGCTCTTTCGATTTGCGCGGGATGACGCGCGGAGATCCTGTGGTGTGGCGCGCGAGGCGCGAGCGCATCTTGTCGAGCTTGCGCGCGCCCGCCTCATTTGACCCGTTGCCGAGCCTCGCGACTGTCGCGGCGTCCATCACGTACTCGCCGGCGGAGAGCTTCGCATCGACGCTGTCGCTCTGGCCGTCGCCATCGCCCTGCACGAAACGATGCCCGGCGGCGGAATCGAAGGTGCCAGCGTTCGGCGGCATCCCGCCCTGGGCATCGCTGATGCGCGCCTGCGAGAGCGCGCCACCATGGGCGAGGTTCAGCTGGTTGTTGTTGAAGAACTGCGGCTGCGCCTGCGTGCCGTAGGAATACCAGTCGTTCGAGACCGGCTGATAGTTCTGGACCGGCGTCCGACTGATGTAGCCCGATTGCAGCGGCTTGTCGAAATAGGGCCCGCGTGTCGCGGCCGTGGTCTCAGGCCCAGGCATACCGCTGTAGTCCGGCTTGCCGCCCGCCGACAGCGCGCCGCCGAGCAGGTTCACGAGCCCCTTGCCCATGTTGAAGCCCTTGCCCTTGCCGTCCTCGCCCTTGGTCAGGCCCATGACGTTGCCGATGTCCGAGAGGAAGCCGCCTTGCGTCTTCCCGCCGCCACCACCACTCCAGTCGTCGATACCGAGGTCGAGCGGGTTGAAGCCGGGGCCGCTACTGAGTGCGCCGGCCGGGTTGCTGCCACTGCCGAACCCGCCAGCGCCCGGGATGTAGTTCCCGTCAGCGCCCATGGTGGCCTGACCGTACAGCCCCATGGCCCCCATCGTCTCCGGGAAGAAGTGGCTCGCGCCGCCCAGCGCGCCGCCGCCAAGACCGCCATAGAGCGCACCCTTGCCAACGTCGCCGCCAGACACCGCGGAAGATAGCGCGCCCACGCCTGCGCCGATCAAGGCAGGGGCGGCAACGCTCCCGATGATGCCTGCGGTCGCCGCGCCGACACCGGCGCCGGCCAGCGCCGAGGTGATACCACCGGCGATGAGGATCGAGAGCCCGAAATGGCACTCCCGCTTCGTCTTTGCGAGCCACCGTTCTTCATGTTCGTACTCGTGCCTCAGCATTTGACGATCTCGAGCTTTCCGCTGACGAGACGGATCAGTCCGACATCCATGCGGATGGTCGGCGGATCTAGCGTCACGAGTTCGATGGTCTTGTGCCGGGCTACCTGGGCCCAGCGATTGTACAATGAGACCGCCTTGGGCAACTGGCCGCCGATCATCATTTCAGTGCACGCGCCGACGATGCGGTTGTGGTCCAGGTCTTCCTCGTGCGGCGGCTCCGTGATTCCGATCTTCTTGGCCTGTTCGCGCATTTCCGCATGGGTGCGCGCGCCGATCTGCTCCAGCATTTGGTCCTTCTGGACCCAGTCCTGAATGGTGATCGCGTAGAGATCGATGGGCGTGACCTGGCCCATGAAGCGGCTTCCGTCGGGCCGTGTCAGTTCGAACTTCATGCCCGCCGCGACCGAGAGGGTGCGCGCGGCCTGGTGTCCGTGCGGCACGCGGGTGACGACCTCGCAGGCGTCGGTGTTGCAGAACATCCAGCGCAGGACGGCCTTGGCCATCGAGAGCGCCCAGGGCCCGCGCCCCTCAGGCCGCACGAGCGTGTGGACCTCGTAGAGAGCCGGCGTGAGCTTCAAGAGCATGCACCCGCCGTGCTCGCCCAAGAGCAGCACGTTGCTCTCGTTCCTGACCTGACCGGTGAGATCCAGCACGCCCTCGTCCGGATCGGCGATGAACGGGCGGATGTCTGGATGGTTGGCGAGCTCGTTCAGGCGCTTCGCCGCAAAGGAGCGCAAGACCTCGACCATGGGCCTTTGGGTCCGCGCGATCGGCGGCTCTTCCTTGCGCGAGGTCTTCAACGTGTCCTCCGGGCGCCGAGCGCGCCAGGCGTGGGCGGCGCGAGCTTGCGCTTCATGCGCGACTGAGAAAGGGCGCCGACCGCCGAGGGGGCGCTCATCCTCGGCATCCTCGGGCGCGGCCGCTTCACGCCAGCGCGGATCGCTGACGGCTTCTTCTTGCGGGTGCCCATGCTGAGGGGGGAGACGACGGACGGAAAGTCGGAACTGCGCATGCGGCTCTCACCCAAGATGGTGCGGCGGTTAGACCAACCGCCAGCGGGAGAGCACGCCGACGCAGAACGCGGAGCATAAACGAGACGGTGACGATGCGAAAGGTGGCAGCTGCTGAGGGAGTCGAACCCTACGTCCCCGGAGTCAAAGTCCGGTGCCCTACCGTTAGACCAAGCAGCCGTGGCGCGCCCAGGGGGAGTCGAACCCTCCGTTTGCCGATTGAGAATCGGCGTTCCTGACCGTTAGAAGATGGGCGCATTGGCGCAGCTGCGGGGAATCGAACCCCGGTTGTCGGAGTGAAAATCCGCTCTCCGGCCACTAGAGGACAGCTGCGATTGGCGAGGGTGCGACGAATCGAACGCCGGTCATCGGGTTTGGAAGCCGAGGCCCTACCACTGGGCGACACCCCCTGAAGTGGTGCGGACGGAGAGGATCGAACTCTCACCCCCGGGTTGGAAGCCCGGTACTCTGCCGTAGAGCTACGTCCGCGTGCGGGTCGCCGGAATCGAACCGGCATCAGCGGAGTGGCACTCCGCGGCCCAGCCAATAGACCAGACCCGCAAAAATGGACATGCGCGCCGGAATCGAACCGGCTCATCGCGATTTTGCAGACCGCCGCGTTCCCACCTCGCCCGCGCATGCAAGCATCCAGTTCAGTTTGCGAAATTTCGATATTTCGATATTTGGCGACCCCACATGGATTTGAACCACGATTTCCAGAGTCAGAGTCTGGCGGCCTACCGTTGGCCGATGGAGCCTTGGAAATGGTTGCGGGGGTCGGAATCGAACCGACGACGCCTGCGCCTTCAACGCAGCGCTCTACCGGACTGAGCTACCCCGCCAAGAGGCAGCGCGTTGGCTTATCGCCAACAACCTCGTTCGGGAAATCGTTGCTGTCGATTGAGCATGCCAATGGCTGCGGAGGACGGGCTCGAACCGCCGACCTCGCACTTAACAGGCGCTCGCTCTACCACTGAGCTACTCCGCACTGCCGTCTCCATTGGTTGGCCCACCAGGTGGGCGAGGCGCCGGTTTTGTCAACCGGGCCCCGAAATGTCAAGCAGAGTGTAAAGTGGCGTCCCCGGTAGGAATCGAACCCACGTCTGGCCGGATTAGAAGTCCGGTGCCTTTCCGCTAGGCTACGGGGACGTTGGAGGACCAGGCGGGGCTCGAACCCGCAACCGTTCGATTAAAAGTCGACTGCACCACCATCGTGCTGCTGGTCCGTGAACCGGGTGGGACTTGAACCCACAACCATCGGATTAAGAGTCCGCCGCACCACCATCGTGCTGCCGGTTCAAAACGATCGCCGACTATAGTCGGCGGAAGTTGGCGTGCGCGGAGGGAGTCGAACCCACAGCTTCCAGATTCGTAATCTGGCGCTCTTCCGTTGAGCTTCGCGCACAAACTGGCGTTCCCGGGTGGATTCGAACCACCGCCCTTCAGATCCGGAATCTGACGCTCCTCCGCTGAGCCACGGGAACAAGTCAAAAATCGCCACATCTGACGTAAACTGGCGCGCGTTAGGGGTATCGAACCCCTGACCTTCCGGTTGACAACCGGGTGCTCTCCCTCTGAGCTAAACGCGCAGTCTGGTCGCAGGGGCTGGGATCGAACCAGCGCATGACGCCCTTATGAGGGGCGGGCCTTTCCAGCTTGGCTACCCTGCGTCGTTCTGGATGGTCTCGAACCACCGTCCTCACGATTATCGGTCGCGCGCTCTACCACTGAGCTACAGAACGTCATTGGTACGCGCAGAGGGGATCGAACCCACCGTTTCCGGGTCCACAACCCAGCGTCCTTCCATTGGACGATGCGCGCGAATTGGTCTGAGCGGCAGGATTCGAACCTGCGTGTACCTGGTCCCAAACCAGGTGCGTGACCAGGCTACGCTACGCTCAGGAAAATGGTCGCCCCTGCACGGAATCGAACCTGCGACCTCCCGGGTGTAGGCCGGGCACTCTACCAGCTGAGCTAAGGGGCGGCGCGGTGAACGGGGGAGCGGGCGTGGGCCCGCGGTGAGGGACGAGGTCGCCTTAGGCGACGACTATCCTATGCGGTCGAATGGACATTCGCCGCTTTCTTGGATCTCGTGGTTTGAGAACCGTGCTCATGGCCGGGGTGTATGACGGATCATCTTGTTGTCGTCAACAACGTGATGGTCGGAGCGGAGGGATTCGAACCCTCTAGCCGCAAGCGGACCGGATTTACAGTCCGGCGCAACCCACCGTCTTTGCCGCGCTCCGTATATCAAACAGGCCGTTTCGGTATACGTTTGAGATTGGTAGGCCCGGAGAGATTTGAACTCTCACGCCGAGGCGCCTGCTTCTGAGGCAGGTGTGTCTGCCGTTCCACCACGGGCCCACTGGTAGGCGCGGAGAGACTCGAACTCTCAGATGTCGGGATTTAACGCCGATGCGTCTGCCGATTCCGCCACGCGCCCGAGAAGCTCAGGCAAGTCGTAAGGTGCGGTATCGTAGGTTCGTGCGCATGCGATCCTTCTTGCATTTCCCCGCGCGGCTGTCTACAGAGCGGCCACCATGTTCCGAACGCGAACCACTCGAGCGGCACGAGCCGCAACACGATCAAGTTCCTCTTCCTGATACGGAAGGGTGGCAGAGTGGTTTATTGCGGCGCACTGCTAACGCGCCGGACCTGAAGGTCCCGTAGGTTCGAATCCTATCCCTTCCGCCAATCTCGGATGGGTCCGCTGCGTGGGCGGCAACCGGCTTCGAATACCGGCATGGGGTCCGTCAGGGCAGGGGTTCAACTCCTCACCCATCCGCCAATCTTCCAGATCAGGATAAGGGCTCGTAGCTCAGCGGGAGAGCACCGGCTTTGCATACCGGGTGTCGTGGGTTCGATTCCCACCGGGTCCACCAGTTTGGAAATGCCGGCGTAGCTCAGATGGTAGAGCAGTGTCTTTGTAATTCACAGGTCGCGGGTTCGAGTCCTCGCCGCCGGCTCCAAACCTCACCCGAGGGTGCAGATCGTGAATCGACCGCGCTTCGAGAACAGCTGCTTGGTCGCGTCCGTGTACCGCAGCTGGACGTGCCAGTTACCGGCTTGATCGAGTTGTCCGATGGTGAAGGTGTAGGTCACATACTCGTTGGGGAGGAACGTGCCGACCTCCGTCACGATTTCGAGCGCGCCCAGTTCCACGGCGGGGTTGGTCACCACCAGCGTGGTGTTGTCCGGCTTGGTGAAGGTGAGTTCGAGCCCGGTGAAGGCTGACATATCGTAGCCGACACCGAAGCGGATCTGGACGCCGAAACTACCAACGAAAATGGTCATGCTGGCTTAGCCCCTCTGTGGACCAGCCAGCGGACAAGCGCCGACCCTGCTTCGCGACTTGTAGCATATCACGGGCATGCGCACCCCGGCTCATAGACATCAATCGTGGCCTGCCCCATGGGCGAGCACGGCTTCGCGGCGAGCGTGTCCAGCATACTGCTCCACACATTGAGCACGTCCATCATCGCCGCCGGCTCCCCGGGACACAGTTCCGGGGTAACGTCGATTGGCCCTTCACTGATGGATGCACATGGGTCCGGCATGTCAGCACTCCTCCTCGCAGCATGGGTTTCCATCAACGGCGAAATTGTCGGTCATCGGCGCATAGACCGCGAACGTCGGGACGAACGGCGGGGGTGGTAACTGCCCCGTTGCGAACGTGGACAAGATCGCGCCGGACAGTTTTGGCCTCAGCCTGATCGGCTCGGAGAGCGGCTGGAACCACTTCGAGACGAGCGTGGTCTCGGGCAGCGTCATGCCGAACGGGCTGATCGTGGTCGTCATCTGCAACGATGCGCGCAGGCCGCGCTTCAGCCGCGCCGGCTCGCGCCACGGGGCGTACCATTTGTCGAGCGTGACGACCTCGGTCTGGAAGTGCCAGACCATGGCCAGCTGGAACGCAACCGGCCGCTTCGTGCGGATCGGCTGGGAGAGCGGGATCAGCCAGCGATCGACCGTCACGGCCTCCGCGTCCGTCATACTCTGCGGGTCCATCGCCGTCGCCTGCTGCTGCGATGGCTTGAGCCCTTGCACGCGCGGTGTCGGCACGTTGAGCGGCGCGAACCACTGGCTCATGAGGATCGGCCCGCCCACGCTCGTATCCGGCGCCTCGAAGCGCTGTAGCGCCTCTCGTAGCCGCGGCGGCTGGCGCACGGGCTCGGATAGAGGGCGGAACCAGTCGTCCATTACCTGATCCCATAGGATTCGAGCGAGCGTTGGCGTTCAAGCTGCCGTTCGATCTGCTGCTCGAGATCCTTCTCGAACGGGATGCAGGCCGCGCCATTGGCCATGAGACCGGTGCAGCGCGGGCAGAGCAGGCCGGTGCAGCGCGGGCACATTCCCCCGATGTCCTCGGGGCGCTCGCGCGGCTTGATGTGCGAGTGGCGCTGGCAATGCTTGCACATGAAGGTCTCGCCCTCATGCACCTTGCCGTCGAGGTCCGTCTCGAAGGTGTACCCGCTCGGCTTGAGCATCGCTTACCCCTATCAGTCGGAAGGGCGGGAGCGCTTCTGCTCTCCCGCCCCCCGGTAACTTGACGATCAGCGCGAAGGCTTACTCTTCGTGCATCATCGTGCAGGTGGCCGTGCCGGTGTAACCGGCCGAGAGCGCGCGGAAGGCCACGCCGTTCTCGTCCACGGCCGGGATGATGAGTTCGGAGCCCGGGTTCGCGACCCAGCGATACGAGGCCCGCTGGTTGACGCCGATGAAGAACAGCGACGACGCGGCGGTGATGGTGCCTTCGGCGGTGTAGTTCGCCTCCGCGATCGAGCCCGCAGCACGGTTGCCCGGATCGATCAGGACGGGGAGGACCGCAGTCGCGGTGCCGGCGGCCGTCTGCCTGGAGATATCGTATTCCAGGAAGTTGTCGGCAGGCGTCCCGTTCGTGCCGAAGAGCACGTCATAGACCTTGGCGTTCGTGAGGGTGGCGGTCTCGGCCGTCAGCGAGAGCAGCGTCTTGAAGGTGCCCGAAATGGCCTGCTGCACGCCACCGAGGTCATTGTTTGAGGAATAGCGCGCCATAAAATATCTCCCTGGCTTGGCTCAGATTGCGAGACCAGCCAGCGGACAGGCGCCGACCCTGTGGTGATGCTTCGCGGAAGATAGCACCGCGCCCGGTGCGATCATAGTCCGAGCTTACGCAAACCCTCGTTCACCTGGTGGGCCCAGGCCTGCCAGGTCGCGAAGCCCGTCGGGTCTGGGATACCCAGGCCGGAGAGCGCCGGGACCGTCAACAGGCTGCGCCCAAAGGCCTCCCAGTCCTCTTCGCGGGGCTCCACCGGCACGTTGCCGATCGCGGCAATGTCGAAGGCCGTGTAAGTGCCCCATTCCTCGAACGTCAGGCCTCGTGGATCGTAGGGCATCTACTCTTCGGTGAAGTCTGAGAGCGGCGTGGACGGGATGGTCAGCGGCGGGTCGACTGGGATCGCGGTCCGGTCTGGCGGCGTGCTGAGCGGCTTGCCGGTGCCTCCCGACATCTTCTGATCGCCCGCCTCCACATGGAGCACATTGCGGCCGAAGATGTAATCGCCGTTCATCGTGTTGGACTCGAAGATCACGCGCAGATACCGACGCGACATCTTCAAGCCCACCAGCTGCTCGTCCGAGTTGGCCGGGTCGGCCTTGAGGATCGCCGCATCGGTCGGGATATCCGATGCGCGCGGGTTGAAGCCGCCCGAGCCGATGATGGCTATGTCACCCTGCTGGATAATGTCGGCCTCGAGCAGCCCGGCGCTGACCCCGTGCGAGTCGGGAGGGTTCGCCATTGGTCCCCCGAAAAATGGCGTCGACACATAGGCGCGGATCGGCGTTGCGCCTTCGCGGGTGATCTTGTTCTTGCCCAGTGTCTCATGCAACCACAGCTGATACTGGTTCGAGCTTGGCGGCGTAGGTCCGCTAGTCTCGTAGATGAACACGATCACGCCCTGACCGCCGATTCCGCTCTCAGCCATCACTGCCACCTACTGGATATCAACGAACCCGGCCCCTGCGCCGCCACCGTAGAGACCGCCGCCGCCGCCCAAGCCATCGAAGGCAAGGGGGAGACCGCCGCCACCACCACCACCACCACCACCCGGGCCAGCCCATTCAAGTGTCTCGCTGTCCTGCCAGGTCTGGCCATCGCCGCCGTGGCCGCCGTCGACCTCGCCAACAGGTGCTTCGACCGCCGGGCTCCCGCCGCGTCCGCCGCCACCGAGCGTTCCGTTCGGGGCATCAGGACTGAGCGTTCCACCGCCGACACCTTCGCTGTTATTGCCGCCATCGCCGGCTAAAGCATACTGGCCGGTGAGAAGAGTGGCATCGATCTGGCCATCGCCGCGGAAACTAGGCCAGCCGACGCCGTCGGGGTCCACGATCGCGCCCCCACCGCCGCCTTGGGCCCTGCCTAAGTTGACGGGGTTAGCCTGGATCGCAAATCCGGCACATCCGGAATCGAGGGGGTTGGGGCTGTCGACAAACTTGCGTGTTCCGCCCGCAGCGCCACCCGACAATTCCTGGTTCTCACCACCCCAGCTTACGCGCCCATCATTTGGGAGCGGCGCATGGAAGGTTTTGCCGCCACCTGTGTCTGGGCACGGCACAGGCACGGTGGTCGGGTTGAAGCCGATCCCCCAGCCGACATAGCCTGGAGGGGCAAGGATCATGAGGGCACCGTCAGCGTCCTCCATCCAGGTCTCGGCCACCGCCAAATCGGCCACGTCCTGGTCGTAGGGTTGCCCGATCTGCAAATTGACCAACGCACCCGCCTGGAGATTGAAGCCCGCTGCGTCAGCGCCCGTGATGCCGATATAGGCTCCGCCAAAGCCGCCGTGGCCGTTATCGACACCGTTGCCGTCCAGGCCGTTCCCACCCGCGCTGATCGCGTGGATGGCGACCAGGGAACTGAAATCGGATGGGATCTCGAATTCAGTACCAGCGGTGATGATGAGTATCTTCTGGGCCACAGCAAGATGATCCTTCTTTATGGCGTGGGCGGAGCCATGTTCTCGACGCCGGTCATGATCGGGAAGCGGAAACCTTGGGCAAAATGTCCCGCCGAGCGACCGCCCTCGGGCAGCACCGTGTCGTACCAGCACTTCTCGCGGATGTTGTAGATGGCTGCGTGGCTCGGCTCGGTCGCGCCGAAAAGCGGTGCGCAGAACCAAATCTCGCCGTAGCGCGGGACCTTGAACGCGAACGATTTGCCCGCGTAGCTCGGGTTCAAGTTGTCGAAGAACCAGTCGGCGTTGAAGCTGTTCGGGATCTCCACCACCGTCCCGTTGAACATCAGGAAGCGATCGACGCCCGCCCAATAGTAGAGCCCGTCGTTCTCGATGACGGTGGCACCTGCCAGGATCGAGGACGACGGCGAGGCGGTGTTGAATCGGAACCACTCGGGCGGGCCGGTGAAGTTCGCGGACACGACCTCTGACAGCGACCAGAAGAGCGCAGCCGGCGAATTGGCGCCGCCGCCGCGCAGCGGCATGCCCGCCACGAACTTCTGGGCGGAGACGCGCGCGATGCCTGCGCCGATCGTGCCTCCCGAGATTCCAAGCGTGGTCGGGATGTTGGGCGCTGACCAGCCAATGCGACCGTCGCTGTCGAACGAGAACAGGAACGGCTGGACGCACACGATTCCGCCCGCGACCTGGGGCTTGGTGTAGTTGCCGCCGAAGGTGCTGGACGGGTTGCCAAGCTGCTTCAGCGGCTCGGTATCGTCCATGAGCCCGATGAAGGGCGGCGTGCGGACGTTGGTAGGAACCACGCCCACGTTCGGCGTGGAGTGCGCGATGATCTGCACGGCCTCGCTCGTGGTGTCGAAGAGTGCGTCGATGGTCCAGCCTGGCTCGATGCCGCCGATGAAGTTCGCTGGCGTGCGGTCCACGCGGCTGATGAAATTGCCTTCTAAGTCGAAGACGACCTTGTCGATGCCGTGGCTGTGCCCGATATGCCCAAAGACCTCGCGGCCCTGGTAGAACATATGGATGCGGCGGCCGATGCCCCCGATCCCGTCCGTGATGGTCCGGTAGCCGCCCATCTTGCGCGGCCGCCCGTTGCGCCAGCGCGTCCACTGGGCATCGACCGAGCACTTGGAGTCCACGCGCGTCCCATCGCGTTGCACTCCGGGCTGGAAATCAAGCGGGTATGGTCGGCTCATAGGTTGTCCGTCCAGCCGTAGCACATCAGTGCGTTGTTCGCGCCTTGCGATGCCCAGTAGAGGTCGCCCGATTCGAGCATGAACGTGACTGTGTCGGTGACCGTGTTGGACGAACCCGGGCTCGCCAGGTCGATCTGCGGAGCGCCCAGTGGGTTGGAGAACGCGCCGCCATAGGTGCTGTTCGGCGCGACGATCACAAGCCCGTTGGTCCCGGTGGCCTGGGCAACAACGGTGACCTCACTCGCGGTCGGAGGCGCGAAGTTGGACGTCGACACCGGTATCCAGTTCGGGATGGAGATCGAGCCCGCATCGCCGGTCGCCATGGCTTGCAGCGCTTCGGTGTACCGCCCCTGTCGGCCGTATTGCAGGGTGCGCCGGAATTGAGCAGATCCGTTTGTCCGCACCGCGCCGACGCGGCCGAAGAACGTGTAGCCGGCGGGAAGTGTGGGCGTGGAGAAGTTGGTCGAGATCAGGCCCGCCGTCGTGGTCCCGTCCGAGATCACGTAGACCGCGTACCAGGTGTTGTTGCCGAGCGAGCCAGCGTCCAGACCATTGGGCACGCCCACGGCGAGCCCGTTGATGGTGACCGCGACGTTCGTCCGGATCAGCACCGGGCTTCCGCTCACCGGGGCAACGCCCACCGATTCCGCGCTGACATCGATCTGGGATGCGGGCGTGCCGGAGTTGTTCGCGACCCGCAGGCGTGTGAACGAGCTCCGCGCGCCGCCGCCACCACCGGTCGAGCCAGCGAAGGCCGGATTCATAAATTCCCAGCGGGTGTTGGCGAAGTCGTAGCGCAGGATCGCCTCGTACCCAGCAGCGGCAATGTCGCCCACCACAAGCGGCTGGCCGCCCAGCTTCACGATGGGATTCGCGGTGAGCGCGTTCGGCTGGAACGTCGGGGCGACGACGGTGTTGGCGCCGATTGCTCGGAAGCTCAGGAGCAGGCCATCGGTCAGAGCCGCGATGGCGGGGCTGTAGGCGCCGCTGATGACGTCTGGTGTGCCGCCCGCGATGACCCAAGGGATGCCGCCGCCAGCGCCGCCGCCTGACGCCGGATTCATAAGCTCCCAGCGGGTGTTGGCCAGGTTGTAGCGCAGGATCGCTTCGAAGCCAGCGCCCGAGATATCGCCCGCTGCGAGCGCGATGCCGCCCAGCTTGGTGATGACTTGCGCGCCCAGCACATTGGGATTGAACGTGGGCGTGGCCGTGACGTTCGCTGAGATCGCCCGGAAATACAGCAGCAGGCCGTCCACCAGCGCGGCAACAGGCGGGTCGTAGGTCGCCGTGATGGCATCCGGCGTGCCGCCCGCGACTACCCAAACGCCTGCGGAATTGTCGAGAAAGAAGGTCCACCAGGTGCCGTTCGGCGATGCGCCATCGGTCACGATCAGCGCGGACGCACCTTGCTTGATGACCAGCGGCGCGGCGAGCGCCCCGGTGTTGATCTGGTCAGCAGCCGGCGGCTGAATCGTCACATCGCCGCCCTGGGCGAGCACACCGATGAAGTAGTCGGCGCCGACCGTTCCGGCCTCGGGCAGGTTGATGGTCAGCGCGGCCGTGGCGACATACATCGTGCCGGCGTTGGTATCGTCGAGGGTCTGGTCCGTCGCGACCGTGCTTTCAACCAGCAGGCTTTGCTGGATGCCGAGCAGCGTCAGGACCGCGGCGGCCGACGGTGCGGTGAAGATCGCAATGCCGATGGCCGTTCCGCCGAAGTTCGTCAGCGCGCCCAGCGCCGTGGTGGCGCCGGTGCCACCGGCCGAGATCGGGACCGGGATGGGCTGCGCGCCGAAGACGTGGAAGCCCGTCGATGAGGCGACGATGATCGCGGTGTAGCGCAGATCCGTGGTCGCGGGCGGGAGCGTGAACGACGGCAGGCCCTGGTTGATCGTGTCAGCGCCGGAGGCGTCGATGGTCAGAACGCCGTCGGATTCGTTGGTGACCATCGCCCACCAGCCGGGCTTGAGCGTGCTCGAGGTCCCATCCCCGATAGCTGAAAGCTGGAAGGTGTGATCGTTCGGACCAGTGAGCACCGCGGCGTTGGCGCGGTGCGTCTCGGTCAGCGTCAGGTCCTCGTCAGCTGCGAAGACGGTGGCGATCTTGGACCGGAGCAGCGTGAGGTTCGCTTCGAGCCCCGCGCCAGCGAGCGCGCCGGCTTGCGCGTCCGACGTCATGGCGCCCAGCTGCACCACGCGCCACAGGCCCGCCTGCGTCGTGTTGTCGGTCAGCAGGATGACCCAGGCGGTGCCCGGATCGACCATCGTGATCTGCGCGCCGGAGTTGTCCTGAAGCTCGAAGGAGTCCGTGCCGATGTTCGCGATGATGAGCGAGATACCGGTTGCGGCCTGGCGCGCATCGGGCATGCGGATGAAGTCGCAGTCCGTCGAGTCCACGTCGATCCAGTCGGCCACATAGGGCACGCCGGACTGGCTCTCGGTCGGCCAGACCAGCGTCACATCGCCCGTCGGCTCGATGAGTTCGTACTCGGGGAAGGCTGAACGCTGGGCAAGTCCCGAGAAGAGGTTCTGCCAACTCATGGCTTGGTCCTTTCAACCGCGCGATCGAGGATGCGCTGGAGATCCTGGCCGTTCAGAAGCCCAAGGGCCTCGTTGAACTTCTTCTCCCAGACCGGGATTCGCTCATCGTTCTTGAGGTACGGGGCGGCTTCGAGCAGCGCCCCATAGAGCAGCGCGTTGGGGGTGTAGATCGCGTAGAAGTTCGTTTCGTTCTGTTCGTCCAGCAGCTGCGGCTGCATGTAGAAGACGCCGAGCATCGGATAGGTCGCCTGGGGCGTCGGCACGATCAGGTAGTGCTGATAGTCGTAGTCCGCGTAGAACTCCGGCACGCCGACCGCCGTCTGGTCGGGCCAATACATCTGGCAATACTCCAGCGAGCGCGGGAAAAGCGGGTTGAGCGTGTTGGCGCCCGTGCCCGTGCCGAACTTCAGCGAGACCGTCTGCCGCCACCGGTCGGGCTTGGTGATGATCGCCTGATTTATGACCAGGCCGGACAGGTCGCGCAGCACTTCGATCTGGCCGAGCAGCTTCAGCCGGTCGGAAATGTTGCGCTCGCTCGCGTTGATGAGACGCGGGATCTGGGCAAAGACCTCAGGGTCCGACGTGGCCGAGCCGCCGCGCTCCAGATACGTCTTCATGTCCGTCCGCAGACTGTTGAATGTGGTCGTTTCAGGCATGGCTCACCTACTTCAGCGCGATCGAGTCTTGGCTCGATCCGCCGATGGTCATCAGCTTGAGCGGCGGCGGCCGCTCGGGACGCGCCTCGAACTGCGCAAAGACGGCGGTGGGCAGCTGACGCCGCCTGAACAGGTGCGGCGGGTTCATCGTGCCGAACGGGCCTGCGGCGACGGCGTCTTCCGGGGGTGTGGCCATCAGGGCTCTCCAGCGGTGAAGTAGACGCCGGTCGCGCGCGGCCACTCGGGCGGGTCGTCTCCGCTCCACCCGTCCTCGAGGACCACGATCCACGGCTGGGGCAACGTCGTGTTCTCCGAGTTCGGGTCCTGCGGCACGATGGTGTCGCCCTTCCGGTAGAAGGTGCGCGGTTGCCACACGCGCGCGGGGCGCAGCTGCGTGATCGGCGCGCCACCCACGGCCGAGACGTTGTTAACGATCGGGTTCAGCTGGTTCGTGCCGTAGAGGGGCGTCGGGCCCAGGTCGGCGATCCCCACGTCCGGGCGCGGATGGTCGAGGCTGATGTCCTCGGTCTGGCGCGCCGGCAGACGCCACGGGTCGAACTGATCCTTGTCGTCCTTGCAGACGAACAGGCCCGGGATGTTCGGGTCCTCTTCGAGTTCGTCGTAGGGGAATTTTTGCGAGCAGCGGCCGCAGATCGCGATTGCAATCTTGGTGCGTCCCCTTGTGTCGATAAATTTCGGCATCGCTCACCTCGTGTAAGGCGAGATATCCGGCGTGATCCGGATCGGCGCCTTCGTGCGCTCTTCCGACCAAGCCAGCATCCGGGCTTCCTTGGCCCGGCGTTCGCACAGGTCCAGGCGCTGCTTGCGCTCCGCGAGCCTCAGCTGGGTCAGTTCGGGCGGATCGGCGAGCAGGATGTTGGCCGGGATCTCGGACATGATCTTCTCGGCCAAGGTCCACTGGACGCACTCGATCCAGCGCCGCGGGATTTCCAGATCGTCCCGTAAAGTGCCTGGGTCCTGGATGTAGCGCCGGGTCAGGGCGGTGACCGTGCCCGCGTAGAAGGCCGAATTGTCCGGCACACCCCAGATTTTCAGGATCGGGCCATCGATGCCGTCGGTGATCTGGCGGTCCACATAGGCCACGACCGGCCGGTTGGACTGCTGGGCCTTGTTCGGCAGGGTGAAGTAGTCATCGATGTTCTCGACGCCGAGCGGGGTATCGATGCCGTTCGCCAGGCCGAACTGCATGTGGTTGATCGCGATCGTGCCGATGCCGGTGTAGTTCACCCGCACGTACTGGGCCTGGGTGGAGGGATCGAGGTCGAAATACGCCCAATGCCCCGGGGTGAAGGTGGTTTCCGGAAGCAGCTGGCTGGTCGTCCAGGTGACCCCGTCCTCCGAGGTCTGGACCTGGAAGGCTGTCACCACGTCGACCGAGCCGCCCAGCAGGATACCGATGGTGTTCAGTATGCTGACCGTCGTGAAGTCGACCGAGACAAAGCTGGTGTTAACGTCGGGCCCATCCTCCGCTGCGAAGAGCGTCGAGTTCGGCCCGCCCGAGACGGTGCACACCCCACGGTACGGGTTGAAGGACCGCCAATAGGACTGGAGCACGTCCACGACGCCGCGCGGGAAGATGACATTGGGCGACCCGGGCGTGATGCCGAGCAGCAGGTATTGCCGCGTCCAAAGCGGGAAGCCTGCGTTGATGAGGTCGGTGCACAGCGAATAGAGCAGATCCAGGGCGATCGTCATGCCCTCGCTGGTGATCTTCTGGACCTCATAGCCCGCGCGCATGAAGGCGTGATCCATGATCTTGCGGATCGGATACGGGTGCGCGCTGACCGTGCCGGAGGTGGCCATCAGGTCACCATTTGCAGGACGGCTTGTCGACCGAGCCACCGTGCGAGAAGCGCTTCGGCAGCGCCTCGGCGGGCGTGGACGGCGGACGGCGGCCCTGCTCGCGGGCCTTCTCGCCGATCGCGCGCGCCTTCTGCCCCTCGGCCTCGAACTGATCGAGCCGCCGGTGGTGGCGCTCGGGCTGGGTCTGGACGCCACGGCGCCGGCCCTTCGGGTTCAGCACGCCTTTGCCTGGCGACGGCATTTCGTCCCAGGTCTCGTAGAAGTTGTCGATGTCCTCGGTGCGTTCGCGCGCGCTTTGCGGACCAGGCCGCACGGCTGCATCGCCGCGCGCCGAGATCATGTTCATCCGCTCTTGCGCCTCTTCGCGCAGATCGTCCTCGGTGCGGCTGACCGAGCCGCCCTTGGCCAGGTGCTGAAGCTTCTTCGTGCGCTCAGGGAGCCGCGACACCTTCTGGCCGTGCGATTCCTTCACGAACTTCTTGGCGACTTTCGGGCTGATCTTCAGGCGCTCGGCGACCTCGGGGTCAGCCGCGGCGGCGTGCATAAAGCGGTTTTGTGCCTTGGAGCGCATGGGCATTGGCTGATCTCCTGATTGCGACCAGCCAGCGGGCAACGCGCCGACCCAGACTCACTGTAACACGGCTTAGTCGGTTGTGTCGTCCGCGCGCGGATGTTCGGTGATCGGCTCGGCGGGCAACGGCTCATCGGGCACATTCGGGTCGTTCTGAAGGCGCCCGATCTGTCGCGAAGCCTTACCCAGAAAGAACGCGACCGACGCGCAACCCTCGCCGCCATCGGCCTCGTACATGCGGGCCCACTCCTCGAGCGCGTGGCGGTGAGCCCGCATAATCTCCGGCGTCATCAATGGACCTTGCCTCCTGAACGCAGCGTGGTGATCGGCTGCATGCCGTTGTTCTGCGGGAGCATGGTGTTCGCCATCGGTGGCCCGCCCATGCCCATGCCCATGCCAAGGCTCGGATCAACCATACCGCCCATATTGAGCTTGAGCTTCGTCGGCCTCTGGCCCTTGTGCATGCCGGTCTCGTGCTGGCGGACGCCCTTCTTGACCATCGCGCGGTCCTGGGAGACGTCGCCATTCACAGATCCGCCCTTCGCCATGCGCATCTTGCCCTGGGTCTTACCGGCGATCCGCTTGGCGATGATCTTGCCCGCCATTTCGCCAAGGCTCGAACCCGCTTGCGCGAGTGCCGGCGGCAGCGCCACGCCGGTGTCACCCTGGCTGCGCCCGTTGCCCTGAAAGCCGGGCGTCGGCTGCGGCGGAGCCATCGGGCCTGAAGGCTGGGTCGTCTGGAACGGGGCCTGTTGGGCCGCCTTGGCGGCGGTCGCCTTTTGCTGCATCGCCTGCATGATGGTGCCGATCATGCCGCCTGCGGGGGCGACCTTGCCGCCCGTGGCCATGGCGCGCCTGGGCACGCCCGCGCGACGGCTGACTCGGCTGGCGAGATCGTTGACCGCCGTCTGCATCACCGGTGGCGGCAGCGTTTGCGTCGGCATGCCCGGACCAGGCTGCGCGCCTGGGAGCTTCCCGGCGTCCATGGTCGCCGTGCCGCCGAACGTCTGCGGGTTGAGTGGCACGGGCTGCGCCATCGGTGTCGGCGGCGCCATGGGCGTCGGTTTGGCCATCGTGAGCGCGCCAGGCTGCATGGGCGTGATCCCGCCAATCGCGTATTTCTTGACCTTGCCGCCCTTGGCGTATTTCTGCTTGGCGGTGGCTTTACCGGCCCCTCCGGCCGCCGCTCCGGCGTCGCCAGCCTTGGAGAGCGCCTTGTTGACCTTGTCCATGGCGTTGCCCATCGGGTGGGCCTTCACGACTGCGCCGAACAGGCGCTCCGCGAGCGAGGGCGCTGGCTTCTTCACCGTGCCGCCTTCGGCATAACCCTTCTTCGCCATGCCGCCGCGGCACATCTTCTGGGCCTGTGCGGCGCGCATCAGATTGGCGTTGCGGTCGCCCTTGTTGACCTTGCCGCCCTTCTTGAAGCCGTAGCCGCCGCTCTGCCGCCAGTTGTGCTCGGCCTTGTTGTCCGCCTTCGCCTTGTCCGACGTCGGATCGGTCGAGGGGTTCAGCTGTCGGTTCGTGACCGGGCCCCCATTGGCGAACGCCTGCGGCTTGTGTCCTGACGGCGAGAACACATGGCGATTGTCGAAGTCTCTTCCTCCGAAGTCCTTGCCCTCGGGCAGATAACGAAGCGTTTTGCTCATGGTCGACTCACCCTTTGGTTGACGTGATACTACCCGACAAGGCCGGGGATTGATGTTCTTCCTGTTGGCGGCACGAGCGGCGTGTAATCGAGCACGAGCAGACCTTGGCCGCCGTCGCGTGGTGAAGCGTTTCCCGCGCCGCCGCCGCCGCCATAGGTGGCACCTTGTCCGGTCACTCCCGCTGCTTTCCGCCCGCCGCCACCGCCGCCGGAGCCGTGTGTGGCATCAAATGCTTGGTCCATCGCGCCGTTGAAGCCACTCTGATTGCCAGCGACGCCGCCCGCGCCGCCACCGCCCGTACCAGGGGTGCCTGGATTACCGGCCGTGCCGCCGCCCGTGCCGCCTACGCCGTCACCACCTTGCCCTTGCCCATCGGTGTTGCCCGCTTCACCACTATTTGCACCGCCGCCACCGCCCGCTGGCTGAGCGCTGATACCGTTGCCGCCTGCACCGCCTGCGCCACTCGGCCCACCGGCACCGCCGCCGGCACCACACGCTGTATTGCTACCGGCCGCTCCGGGTCCGGTCCCACCCGTGCCGCCATTTGCGTTTCCGTCCGGCCCTGTGCCCCCGGTCCCGCCCGTTCCAGCCTGACCAAAATTGCCGCCGTTCTTGGCTTCAAGGATGATCGTGCCGCCGCCGCCGTTCTGGTTTTTCAACCATGTTCCGGCCACGGCGTTGCCAGCGTTCGGGGCCACCACATTGATGTCGTAAGCCCCACCAGCGACAAGACCGGCCGGGTTGTTGATGCGCCGATACTCGCCACCACCGCCCGCGCGAACGGTCGCTTGATTGGTGCCGCCTTGGCCGCCGGCACCGATCGCGTGCCACGCCGCGGCGGCAGGGTCGTAATCGGCCGGCAGTACGATCTGGCTGGCCCCGAGCGTGGTGTAGAAAACCAGGGTCATGAGGGCCCCGCCGATCGGATGGTGGGGCTGACCCCCGGATCAAGCTCCTGGTCCTTCTCCCGCTCGACGCGGCCGGCCTCAACCTGGTCCATGCGCTGGAGTTCGGCATGGATGGCGGGTGGCAGTCCTTTGTCGCTGGCCTCAACGCAGGCCCGGTGCAGCGAGCGCTGATCGGTGCAGGCTCGATAGACCCGCGCATCGAGGATGACTTGGGTGTGGCCCTTCGGGTTGAAGGCTGGGTCGGTGGCGAGCGCCTTGGACGACGCGCCCGAGACGGTGATCGCGATCAAGCCCTGCTCATCGAAGATGACCGCGATCGTCATGACTTGCGCACCCTCAGACCGAGCTCCACCCGCTCGATGTCCGTCACGCTGTCGACGTTGAAGCGGTAGGTGTCACCGGCCGCGAACGCCGTATCCCAACCGGTCAGCGTGTTGTCCTGCGACTTGTCGGATGGCCCTGAGATCGTGGGGGGCGTACCACCTGACGTGATGGAATCGGCGTCCGTCGGCGGGTAGTTGGCATAGGTGTCCTTCCAGATGTCGATGACGATTGCGCCTGATTGATCGGCGAGCATCGTATAGCCGAGCAGTTCGCCATCGAAGTCCCAGTGGTGATCGCCCTTGATGCCGGTCGTGATCTCCGCGCCGCCGCCGTCGATGACGATGGGCAGCGTCGTGATGTTGTCGACCCAGGACGCATCGAAATCGGTGCCCGAATCCTTGTGCAGGATCTGGCCCGCCGCGCCGCCGGTCGGGAGCGTGCCAGGAACAGGGCCGCCGCCTTCCCAGTCTGCATCGAAGTTGTCGTTGGATTCCTTGGTCAGAACCTGCCCGGTGAGACCACCTGGTGGCAGACCAGGGGTTGCTACGACTCCAGCCCCGCCGACGCTCATGACGTCAATCCCTTCTTGGGCTCGAGATCGGCATCGATCAGTTCAGCGAACTCGAACTCTTCCGGCGGCTCCGGATCAGGCTGAACGATGCCCGAGACTTGGCTGACGCCCGCGCCCGAGACGACACCGCCAGAAAGCGACACCCCGGTGGAGGTGCTGACACCCACAAGGTCACCGCCCTGTGCTCTGGATGATCGTCAACTGCCCGACGTCGGTCCCATTGGCATCTGCGGCAAGCCGGATCGCCCTGACCGAGAAGGCGTAGTTGCCGTCCTCGTCCGCAACCATGGCCGCCATGGTCGGATGGCTGAACCACTTCGCATTGGCGTTGTAGAGATCCGCCGACGCATACGACCATGGGTCCTCGAAGCAATGCTGGACCGTGAAACCCGTCGTGTTGCCGTTCGTGTTGAACCCCATGCCGACGTTGAAGGGGTTCTCGTAGATGTCCATCGGGCACGGCGCGCTCAAGCTGGGCGTAGCGCCATTGCCGGTCAGGGTTAGCGTAACAGGCCGCATGGGATTCTCCGCCGGTTACGGGTTGGGGCTGTCGCCCGTTCCCGTGGCTGCTGGGGCTCCGTCACCCGTGGGTGCTGGCGTGCCTTCGCCCGTCGGCGCGGTGCTTCCATTGCCTGTCGGCGCTGGCGCTCCAGCTGGGCCCGACGTGGTTTCGGGTCCATCGGCCGGTGCATCGCCCGTGCCGGACTCTGCCGGCGGTGCGGGAGGCTGCTGGGGCAGAGGCATCTGCTCTTCCTCGACCTCGTCCGGCGGCCCGTCAAAGGCGGCTGAGATACCGGCCTGAATGGCAACCTTGACGTCATCGAAGCTGGGCGCGCCGCGATAGGGCTGGGCCGCAAAGGCTGCGTCGATGCTCTTGCCGATGTGCGCCAGCATGCGAGCCTTCGTTTCGTCGTCCATGGGACTTCCTCTCTTGAGGGCTGGACCTGCCGCGACCACGCGGCCGCAGCAGGCCTAAACCTCAGCTGTTGAAGGCCGCGCCGTTCACCAGGCCGGCTGCATCGTAGTTGCCGGTGAAGATGACGTTCGGCTGGCCGCTGATGTCGAACTGAGCCGCGATCAGGGCCGCATCGGCGAAGAAGTTTCCGCAGATGAGAGCCGAGTTCGCCGCCAGATCGCCCGCAGCGCCCTGGTCCATGTCCGCGTAGACGAACGCCGCCCCGACGGTCATGAAATAGTTCGCCGCGATCAGCGTATTGAGGAAGATGCCCGCGCCGCCGCCCGAGACGTTGACCAGCGACTGGAGATCCACGGCGTTGCCGACGAAGCGGTTGCCGATGACCCTGTTGTCGGTGGTGCCCACGCCCGATGGATTCGCCGCGTGCTGGAACGCCAGCCCGTAGCCCGCCGCGTTGCCCCGGAACAGGTTGCCCTGGATGAGGCCCTCGGATGCGGTGTAGCCGTCATCCGCTGCGAGGCCGACCAGGCGCAGGAGCGCTTCGGTGGCGCCTTGACCGTCACCGTCGAACACGCAGCCAGTGTACTCGAAGCCGTTGCCGTTCTGCTGGACAACGTCCGAATCCGCCGAAGAGAGGCGGAGATTGCGGGCGATGAAGCCTTGGGCCTCGACTTTGAGGGTCACGCCCGCGCTCGCGACCAAGTCCGGCTTGCCGTAGCCCGACAGGTTCGCGCCCATGATCGTGATGTAGTCCTTGGTGATGACCAAGTTCTCGTCGTACTCGCCGGGGAAGACGAAGATGGTGTCGCCGGGGCGCGCGGAATCGTAGGCGTTCTGGATGGCTGGGAACGGTTCGGCAGGGCTGATGCCCGTGCCGGCCGCCGAGCCGTTTACGAACCAGACCTTGCCGTTGACGCTCGGGATCGAGACCCCTGGTGTCAGGAGCGGCATGCCTGCTCCGAAAACCATGTCTGAAAAGCTCGTCATGACTGTTCTCCCTGTGCTGATGGCGTGACGCGATTAAGCGCCACGCCCCAGCGAAGAGGCCTCGGTTAGAGACCGGCGGTGCCGAACACGGTGCGCGGGTCGGTCCATCCGGGGATGTACCGTTCCGTCGCCTTGTAGCGGGCGGTGTCGGTCTCGAAGTCGCCTTCCATGGACCGCTTCAGGCCACGGCGCTTCACGAGCTTGAGGCCCTCGGGAGCGTTCGTGTTGACCCACCACGCCGTCGTGGAGGTCAAGCGGCTCATGTTGTACTGGCCCTCGGTCAAAAGTTGCATACTTTTGATCGGGTTGATGTCGTTGTTCGCAGTTCCCGTGCGAAGCGCGGACTTCAAGATCGTCTCGGCCTGGAAGATGTTCGAGGGCGAGCAGGTGATCGCGCGCGGCATGAGCCGGATCTTCTTGCCGTTGTTGTCGACGGCGCCGCGGACCTGGATGAGCATCTGCTCGAGCGAGGTCTGCGAGAGCACCGCGGCGATGGCAAGCTGATTGCTGAACGTGCCGTTGGCGATCGGGTGGGCAGTCGAGACAAGCGAGACGCCATCGCCGCCAGGGAACGCGCCGTTGAACGCCCGATTGAGGATGTTCGCGGTCAGCGTTTCCTTCGTTTCGATCAGCGACTGCGCCAGGTGGCGCGAGTAGATCTGGCCGATGCGGATGTGGTCGCCGTCTTCCACCAGGATCTGGGTGAGCGCGAACGCCAACCCGAACACGCGATACTGGTAGCGCTTGATGAACAGGGTTCCGCCCTGCTGGTAACTCACTGGCATACCATCAGGAATCTCGGGTGCGGCTCCAAAACCGAACAGCACCGGTTCTTCATGATAGTTACGCGGCGTCCCGGTGATTTCTTTGAACGGACCCTTCCATTCGTCGGTACGCTGCTCGTAAAGACCGTCGAATTCCTCGTTGAGGATGGGCTCGACGATTGCTCTGAAGTCTGTGGACCTCATTGCGATGGACATGGGACTCTCCTTCAAGTTCTGGTCAGAAGGCGGAGGAACCGAATTAGGGCGCCCCCGAGACTGGTCAGGGCTCTCCTTAGCCGGGTGAGGTCTGGAAGCCGGACACGGCTTGCGGGTAGCTGATCGCAACGATCAGGTCGGTGAACGCATCGCCGACAAGCTCGTTGATGCCTTCGCCGAATTCGATCAGCTGCAACTGGCCCTGCACGCCCACGCCGACCGCGGCTGCTGCCGCCGTCATGGCCGAGAGGCCCGTGACGGTGCTGCCGGCGGCGAAGTTCGACAGGTTGAACTGGTCGCCATAGGCGGCCTGAGCGACCGTGCCGTCCGCTTGGATGCGGAAGCGCATGTTGTCCACCCATGCCGGGCAGATGCAGGCCTCCATTTTGTCGAGCCCTGCCACATAGGTGGAGCCCGACGGCCAGAAGTCCGCCACCACCGGGCGTTGGCCCGTTGGCGTGTATTCGACGCCCATGAACACGCCGTAGATCTTGTCGGTCGTCGCCGTGACCGGGGTGATGGTCCCGTTGACGGTGTCAAGCTTCACGGCCTGGTACTTGAAGATGTTGGCGGCGAGCCCGGACGCGATCCCGTTCTTCAGGACGAGCGGCCGGACCGTGCCGGAAAAGTCGCTGATGGGCTGGAGCCCATAAGGCGCTGCTGTTGCACTCATTGTGGTCTCCCACGGTCAAGGTTTCACCGTGGGCGCGAACAAGGTTTGGAGGTCTCTAGCTCGAGAACTCCGGCATTGGCCGCGCCCGTTGGACGATATCGGCCGTACCATCGCCTTCCTCAGCGATTCTGGTCCCCACTGTCTGCGCTGCATCCTTGAGGCCTGTGACGACGGCCCGGAGCTTTTCTTCTTCGGCTCGGGGGAGCGTGTCGTGGACCTCAACCATGTAGCGGTTGTAGAGGCGGAGAGAGATTCGCGCCGCGACCATTTCGTTGACGCTGATGACGCCCTTGTATTCCCCGGACTTGAGGCTTTCGCCTCTCCAGCCAGCGATCATGTCCTGCGTGATGAGCTCGTAGCCCATACGGACTCGCATCGCGATGCTGTCTCGGGGATTGGTCGTCGTCAGCCAACAAAGATGGTAACCCGGCATAGGTGGAAGGTTCGGTAGGACCGATTGCACGATCGAGGACTGGAAGAGAGCGAAGCGTTCGTCCTCGGTCAGTTCCCGATCTGGATTGTTGATGTCCCGCTCGTTGTGGTCTGTGTCGCGGCCATCATCCTGGCCCTCGCGTGACGTCTCACGGGCGGCATCCGCTTGCGCGGCGGCAGGCTTAGAACGGGTGCGCGCATTTTTAGGCGCAACGCCGTCGCCATCTGCCAGGCTCGATTCCGTGTGTTGTTTCGCGGCCATGGATTACGTCCCTCAACTCTTGGTCAGACCGTGTGTGCGGTCGAAGTCCGCATACTGCCGGAGCATGCGCTGGAATTTTGGTGGGTCAGCGATTGTGCCGTCGGCTTGGACGACACCGGCATCGATGAGTGCCTTCTTGCGTTCGGGAGTGACCTTGACTTGGTTCTTCCCGCCTCCGGACGACCGCTGCTCGGCCGCCCCACTGGTCATTGGCCCACGCCGTTCCGGCTGAGCCTGTTGCCGTTCGCGCCGCCCATCGCCGTTCGCGTGGCCATTGGCCTGGCGTCGGGCGGGCTGGCGTTCTTGACGCTGCTGGCGGTCGCCAGCGTCGTCCTCGTCCTCGAAGTGTTCCGGGAGGCGCGCAGCCAAGCGCTTGTTGAGTTCGTCCCAGTAGTCGTCGTTCTCGGGGTTGAACCCGGCCTTGCGGACCTGGTTGTCGATGAAGATGGTCAGCTGCGAGTCTTCGTCGCCGCCGTTCGGATCGAACCAATCGTGCTGGGCGCAGAACTCGTCCACGCGGCGGAGGCCACGGGCGCTCAGCTTGCTGGCGGGCTGGTCACGCCGCGGCCGACGGTCACCACCATCGTCCTGGCGGTTCTCGCTGCGGTTGCCCCGGTTGTCGCGGTCGTCATCTTCCGGTGCTCTGCGCTTGTACTCGTCGCGCGCGCCCTCGGCCTGGAGCTTCGCAACAAATGCTGCTTGTTGCTTGTCGAGGGCGGCTACAACCGTCTCCTCATCACCTTCGCGCAGCGCCTTCGCGAAGGCCTTCTTTGCCGCATCAAGCTCGGCGGTGGCGGCGGTGACGTTGTTCTCGAGGTTGGTGGCGGCTTCCTTGGAGAAGCGCTTCTCGATGTGGGCGAGGCGCGGCTCGGTCTCATCTTGCGCGGCCCGTAGACGCCGGATCTCGGCCTTCAGATCGTCGTTCTCTTTGTCCTTGCGGGCGCGGGCATTGCGCTGGCGCTCGCGGCGTGAAGAGCGGCTTTCCCAGCGCTCGTTGCCACGGCCCTTGCCGTTGATGAGCGGTTCATCGTGCTCGCCGCGGCCCTGGTCGTCTTCCGAGAGCGTGGCCTCGCGGCGGTCGGGATCGTCATCGTCCTGGCCGTCATCGACCTGGTCGTCCCGACCCTGGGTGGCAGGGTTGAGCGGTCTGCCTTTGTCGTCGACCTCGAAGGCCTCGAACTGGTCGTCGGCCTGTTGCTGGGCGTTCCTCAGGACGGGCTGCTGGGGAGCAGCGAGCCGTTCGAGCCGTTCATTGCCGTTGACCACGACTTCGCGGCTCTCGCCGTCATCGCCGTCGTCCTCGGTGATTACGTTCGTCTTCTGGGGTGCAGCTGCGCGGGCCATGTTCGCGATCTCATCAATCCAGGAAGGCTTTGACTTTGAGGGGGTCACCCGTAATGACGCCGAGGATGTCCTTCGCCTTGAACAGGCAGAAGATGATCTCCTCGCGGCGCGTGCTGGGCTCGAAGTGATCCGAGCCCGGCTCTTTCAGGCGATAGACGTGGTCGTACTCGACAGCGAAGCGGTCGCCGCCGTATCTGGGGACACGGACGTATTCGCCCAGTTCAAACCAGGCGCCCTCCACGTAGGGCACCATGATGTCGTGAGGGGCCTCGCCAGCGATGGCGGGCTGGACCTCTTTCACGGTCTTGAAGCAAAGCGGCCCTAAGGCGATCACCTTGGCCACCTGGGTGTTGTAATACTCGGTCGCACGGGTCTCCGCGACCAGTTCCACCCCGCCGGCGCTGAAGCGCTTGGGCTGGCGGATCTGGACTAGCACCACCGCCCCGAGGGGCTTGATGCCTGGGTCGATCGCCGGGAAGGCTTCGTCGAGCGAGTCGTACTTGAACCCCAGCGCGTTGCCCGAGGTCAGCAGCGACTGTGCGTCCCCTTGCTTGGATGGCGCCTGGTCGTACCGGCTTCGGGTCCGGGTGGGCGTTTTGTTGAACTCTGCGATTGGTGCAGCCGCCCGGCGCCTGGTCCGGGCCGTCTTCAGTACCGTGACGTTGGAAGCAGCCGCCCTGGAAGCCATTAGTCGTGGTCTCCCGTGAGCGCCATGTCCTTGCGGCCCGCTTCGCGCATCAGTTCGACGGCCTTATCCAGGCCGCGACAGATGCCCTTAAGCTCCGTCAATCCATGGGAATCGCCGTTGGCCAACTTCATTGCCGAGTCCGCCATCTTTCGCTTTTCCGCATCGATCAACTGCTCAAAGTGGGTCTTTGCCGCCATCGGTGCCGCGAGGGTTGCGGCAACCAGAGTAGGAGCGCAATCCCTCACCACAAGATGTGCGATTGCGCGCTATAGGTTGCGATAGGCTTGCAACGGCGTTGGATTATTTTCATAACCATCGCGACACCAGAGACGGCGATTCGTTCCGCCGGTCTTCCGCGCAGAGGTGCAGGTGCCTCGAATCAAAGCAGGATGGCGCCAGTGAACGACACTCCGGCCCGGGCCTATCTCTCCCGCAAAGAAGCCGCCGACTATCTCACCGAAAAATACTTCCCGATCTCGAAATACGCGCTCGCCCGATATGCGATGGACGGGACTGGCCCCGAGGCGCGCACGCGGCCAGGCGGCGGCCAATGCCTCTACCTCAAGACGGAGCTCGACACCTGGGCCAATGCGTTCCCGGTCGTCGGCGGCCACAAGCAAAGGAAGCGCCAGCGTGGTGTTGGCGCGCTATCAGGAGCAAAGCGATGAGCACGAGCACCCGCGGATTCGCGTCGATGGACCCAGTGAAGCAGCGTGCGATAGCCAGCAAGGGCGGCTCGAGTGTCGACCCGGCAAAGCGATCGTTCTCGCAAAGCAACGATCTCGCGAAGGCCGCCGGGCGGAAGGGCGGGGAGAACGTAGCGCCCGAGAGCCGGTCGTTCTCACAGGACCGGACGCTTGCCGCCAATGCCGGCCGCAAGGGCGGGCTCGCACGTGGCCGTCAGATCAAGGGCGAGCCATAGGGGCCAACTCGGCGAGGATTTCCTGGGCCGAGCGCCCCTGCTTGAGCATGGCCCCGATCTTCGGCCCGAAGTTAACGTCCTTCTCGATCAGCGCGCGCAGCTGGCGCGCGGCGGTCGCCTCGCGGATCTCTTCGTTGATCTCGGTCCCTGATCTGGGCGCGATGAACGGCGCGCCAGCTGCCTTCGCCTGCTCATAGCCGAAGCCCATCCGGCCAGCGGCCGGTCCGTCTGCGTGTTTTGGCATTGCCCTACCCTCGATTGACGCGACGGGTGACCCGCTGCCGGCTCTTCCCACCAGCTGCCCACGTGGCCGGGCCACCCGCGCTCAGATCATGTCAGTCGAACGTCACGCGATCAACGGTCTTTCCGGCCGCGTTCTCGACGTAGGCCGCGTAGTAGAAATCGACCTCTTTCGCGAAGCCTTCTGGCTTCGGCCTGTTGCGGTTGGCGATGTAGTAGGCGGAGTAAGCGTTCGGGCCGCCCGGCGGATGGGTGATGGCGACCTCCATGAGTTCTTGTGACCGGAGGGTGTGGACCGCGACCTCAGTCGCCTCAACAATAAATGTGGAGAAGCGCTTCAAAGTCGTCGGGCCGCCCGGGGCATCGGGAACATCTTCTACGCGCTCAAGCATAATCTTCACTGTCAACATGGTGCTGCTCCTGTTTCTGTTTCTGCTGCTTCTGCTGCTTCTGCTGTGGTTGGTTGCGCAGGAGGGATTTGAACCCCCGACCTTCAGCTTATGAGGCTGACGAGCTACCGGGCTGCTCCACCGCGCCACCAGTCCCGCCACCCGCCCGACCCTTTCGGGTCGGGCTTCGTGGCGACTCGCGACCAAGAAGGTCTGTCCGTCCTACGCCAGGTCCCGGAGGAGCACTGATCCGGATAGCCTCGCCCACTGATTCGCGAACCCGGATTATGCCACGCTTGGTGACGATGGGGTGGCGTCGTTGTGCTTCTTGCCCTTGTAGGCGGAGTTCGAGCGAATCCATTTGTGGAAGTGCGAGCCGATCGACTTCGCCTTCTTCAGTTCCTCGTACACCTGGACCGGGACGGGCGTGTATTCCCAGACCTCGCCGGACTGGAACTGGACGTAGAGCGTCTTGTCCTCGTGGGCCAGCGCCTTGATGTTCGTGGATTGGACTGGCTCGAGCTTCATTGGCGCGGCGTTCCGTCTGGTTGGCGCGTGATGGCGACGTTCGCCCACATCGCGTTCGAGCGGTGGGCCCGCATGATGAAGGTCTTGTCGGGACCGTCGGGCAGTTCGGCATCGAGCACGTCGGCGTAGACCTTGGCCGCGGCTCGGACCTTGGCCATGCGCTCGACCTGTTCATCCGTTGGCTTCAGATACTCGAACGTCGATGGGTGCAGAACCGTCATGCCCGTCTCCTTGTGGTTAGGCCGCGCTCCGCGATATCGCAGAGCCGTTCGACCGCAGCGAATTCGATGGTCAGGCTGTTGGCGAGCGGGCTGTTGGCGAGCATCGAGTGCGCGATCCCGCCGTCGCGCGCGATCTGGATGGACTGACGCATGCGCTTGACGAACGCGGCATCGCCCTCCGGGACCAGGATCTCGACCTTGCCCACATCCCTAGCTTGCCGGTTTGCGTTGCGTGATGACATCGGTGAGTTCGATATCGAGGGTCTTCGCGGCGAAGGCCATGTCGGCGGTGGTCATGAGCGACCAGTCGATGGCCCAGGTGTCGTCGTCCCACTGGATCAGGACGATCACGCCCTTCATCCGCGGGACTTTGTTGAGGGTGCGGTGCAGAACGACATCAGGCGTCAGCTTCGTGCCGGGCAGGTGGACGAGCGGCGGATCGTAATCCCCCTCGGCCACCCTAATAGTTCTTGCCTTTGCTATTCGCCACCTTGTTTTCCGTCGAGGCGACGGTGGCGCCGTTCGGGTTGTCTTTGCCGCTCACCTTGTCGCCGGTTGCCAAGCGGTGGTGCTGACGTAAGGGCCCGGTCTCGACGTTGCCGCCGGCCTGGGAAAGATGATGCGACTGATTGGGTTCCTTGGCCATGGCGTGGCTCCTGGGGGTTGGTTAGACGCTACCTACTGATGGGGTTCTCTTGCCCTTCGGCGACTCAAGTGTAGCAGAGTTTGCTGTGGCGGGCAGTGCCGCCGATTAGGGCATCCAAAGGGCTTAGTTTTGTGAGACCGAGAAGCGCCGGTCATCGCTCGCCACAGCGCTGGCATCAAACTCCGGCGTTCCAGCATTTGCAACGGTGCGCGGCGTTGATCCTGTGGAGAAAACCGGTACGGTCCTAAACAATCCGATGGAGGAAGCAATGAAACGAGGTTCTGGCACCGGGAAAAAGCGCGGTAAATATCGTTCCAGTATTGCAAAAAAGAACGATGCGCAGCTGGTTCGTCAAGTGTTGGGTGACACGGCCCAGCGCAATCCTGGCGACCTTTTGTTCCGGCTGGCTATCGATGCCTTTGAGCGGCTATTCCCGTCGGGGGCCGGTGGCGACAGTGGCGAAGGCTAGCAACCAACGTATTCAGCAGGGGGTTCACTTGGGCGCTTGGTCGCGCTGGAGCACGAACCAGCCGCGTTCGAGGAAGCCGTGCCACCGGCATGGCGAGGTCTTCTGGATCGATGGCGCAAGCGTCGGGTTGACCTCATCGCCGTTCCAGGCCCACGACGGGCGGTCGGCGGTCCCCGGCCGGCGCACGGTGAGCGCGCCCATCGATCCGCAGCCGCATGGGCAGATGAACGTGAGGGCCGCGATCGGGCCCGTGCCTTCGGCGCCACCGTGATAGGCGGGGTTCCACTGCGCCGTGCCAGGCGGCAGGTCAGGGCGCATCCAGCGGCCAGCGCCGCCCTCGTGGCTCCGATAGCCCTTCTGGTCGGGCTCGTCCTCGTCCCAGATATCGAGGCCGGGCTGGAAGTTGATGCGCACGGGCTGCATTGTGGCGCTCACTTCTTCGGATCAGGCGGAATGTCTTCGCCGGTCCAGTCGGCAAGCTTCAGATGCACATGCCACTCGCAGCCCTTCGGGTCTTCGGGATAGGCCGTTCCCTTCTTGTGATAGAACGAGGCTGTCACCATTCCATCGGCGTGCACATGATGGAGCCCGATACCGCTCACGGCCCCGCAATTACAACGGATCAGCGGCTTTACGGCTTTGCCGTTGCCGTCGACCGCCCTGAACCATCCTGGCTTTCCAACGACCGGATAGCCGTCCCACACACTGCCTTCGTGAGACAGCCGCGGGATCGTGATCGTTTCCGCCATGGCCCTACTTGATCGCGCCGTCTTTGGCGATATCGGCGTCGGCCTGCTTCAGCACGGCGATGGCGGTGGGCACGTGGAAAGTCCACATGCGCCTGGGCTTCTCGATCGAGCCCTCAACTGGCGTGGGCGGCCACAGCGCATCGGGGTCCTGGCCCGAGGCCTTGCAGACGATCTTCGCGTAGCGCGCAACCCGAGGGGACATCACCACGCCTGCCATCACTTGCTCGCTTTCTTAGCCGCCGGTTTCGGCTTGGGTTTGGCCTTCGCCACGGCAATGGCGGTGTCCTTGCTCGCTCGGCGATTGCCTTCGGCGGTGTATTCCACCTGCATGCGGTTACCCCGGGCGATCCCTTCCTGGGCCTGGCGGTCACCCTCGGCGGTCTCTTCCTTGGCGTCGGCCTGGATCAGGGTCGTGGTGAGCTTGTTCTCATTGCCCTCACGCGCTTTGAGCAGTTCGGCAGCGGTCTTCTCGCGCTGGACGGCGGCTGCGGTGTCGATCTGCTTGTCCTTGAGCCCGGCGTCGGCCTGGTCCTTCGTGCCCTTGCGCTCCAGTTCCTTGGCCGCGAGTTCGGCCTTGGTCGCGTCGTCGGCCGCCTTGCGCTGGGTTTCCTCGGAGGCAGCTTTTGCGGCGGCCTGGGCGGGGTCCATCGGTGGGGGTGGCATCATGGCTTGCAGGGCCTGCATGCCCTTCTGGAGCAGCGGCAGGGCCTTCTCGAACGTGATGCTGATGCCCGGGACCAGCCGCATCGAGGCCATCGCCAGCACCTGGTCGAAGGCCTGCTTGACGTCGTCTTCCTGGCTATAGAGCTCGTGTGCCGGCGTCTCGGCGGCGTCGGAGACGAAATTGTTGATGATCGTGACGTAGTGATAGACCATGTGCTCCGCGCAGTGCTGCAAGAGGCCGGGCAAAAACTTCTGTTGCAGGATCGGGTTACCGCCAAGCGCGGGCGATTGGGCGAAGTCCAGGTGCGATTGCAGGTGCGCGAGGTGGTCCTGGTTGGCGAACACGACCACGGGACGCCCAAAGGCCATGGCGACGTTCTCGTTGACCGAGTTCAGTTCGGCCGGCTTCTGCTCCGCGACCAGGAGCGCTTCCATGTCCGGCACCTTCATGAGCTTCAGGAAGCGCCGTTCAACCTCGCGGTCGTTGTAGAGGGCGATGCCCAGCTGCTTGAGGGTCAGCTGGCGCTGTTGGATCGCGCCGATCTGCTCGAAGCGCTGGCGGTCGGAGTAGATCGTGGGGTCCGAGGTCGGCTGGACGTCGGACTGGCCCTCGAAGTCGCGGCGCATGATGAGGGTTTCTTTGCCCTCCAGATCCACGCGCTGCACTTCGGGCAGGTAGAGGCGATTCAGCCGGTGCAGGCCCTGAAGCAGGCGATTGAACGCCGTGTGGGTGCGGCCGTGGATGGACGAGAAGACCGTCAAGCCCTCCTCGACGCGCGATAGCTGCGTGCCGACGGGGGTCTGCGGGTTCGGGCGGTCGGACGGGGTTTCGTCCAGGGTGGTGCGCACCACGCCCTTGGACGACTCGACCAGCGCGCCGAGCAGCTGGAAGAGCACGGTCGAGGGCTCTTTGGTGTTGAAGGGCATGACCGCATCGCGGATGTCCTTCGTCTCCATCCCGGTGTCGATCTCGATCAGTTCGCCCGGCATGGGCTTCTTGTTCTGACCCGAAACGCCCGCGCCTTTCTTGATGTAGCCGCCCTGGACGTTCGCGATGTGCGCGGAATCGAGCAACGCGCGCAGCGCGCCGGTCGATGCACCCGAGAGACCGCCGATGATCTGGCAGAAGCCGATCGACATGGCCCCGCGCCACGGGATCATCGGGAATTCGAAGTAGTGCTCGATGGGCTCGCGCGCTTCGTCTTCCTGCTCCCAGTCCCGATACATCGAGAGCACGCGCTTGGACGAGGCATCGATCGCGATCAGGTAGGGATAGAGCTTGCCCGATTCCTCGTGCTCGAGGTGCTGGACCATTTCATCGGACACTTCGAGGTACGTCATCGTCTCGTAGATGTCGCGCTCGCCGTCGATGTTGGTGCCCGTGCCCTCTTTGCCCTCGACCTTGTCGGTTGCCTGCTGGGCCTTGCTCTTCTCCGGGTCCATTGCCGGCGGCGGGACGCGCTCGGTCCGGTACTGCCCCGATTCCACCCGCTGGAGGTATTCGACCTGGGTGATGGTCTCGCAGAAGGTGCGCCGGGTCGCCTCCTGCATGCTGTCGGCCGCCGCCTGGAGAAAGACCTTGTCGACGGCCACGAACTGCATGCGCGGCCGCCCAAGCCGGTGGTCCTGCCACAGCTTGATGAATTGGGAGCCGCCCAACATGACCTGGGTGAGCGTCTTCTCGACGGTGTCGAATCCCTCCTTGATGAGCGTGGTCAGCTGGAGGTTCATGTAGGCGGTCTTGCGGTCGGCGCGCGCCTGCTTCTCCGCCGTGACCTCGCCGATGACCTTGGGTTTGACGGGCCCGGATGGCGGCCATAGCTCCTTCATGAGCCGCGCTTCGCCGTCGATGCAGGCTTCCGTCAGTCCGGGGTGCACCACCTTGCTCGCGCCTTGGAACGAGGCGCCGCCTGGCGCGTCGTTGCCCAGGCCCGTGCGGCGAATCCCCTCCTCGTACTGCTCGTCCCGCTTCGAGCGCGCCTGCTTGTCCTCATCGATCTTCATCAGCAGATCGGAGGCGATGCGCTGGAGCTCGACCTCGGGGATCACGTCATCGGCCAGGTTCTCGAAGAATTCGCCGGTGCCGCGCTGGGGCTCCTCTTCCTCGCCGCCCATGTCGACCAGGAGCGAGCCGTCCTCGCCGATCTCCCCGCGGAGCATCTGGGGGTCGTCATCGATCTCGAAATACTCGGTGATGTCGAGGTCTTCGGCCCCTGCTGACGGAAGTAGGCGCTGCGCGGCGCTGACGGCCATGTTGTCCACCCTTTGAGAACGTCAGGGCAGCACCCGATTCCGGCGCACCGCTATAGCGTCAGAATTATCATGGACGGCCAGAAACGCGAAAGGGCCCGGCTTGCACCCGGACCCTTGCACGTGTTCAACCATCAACCACCATAGAAGGACGATCACCATACGCCGATTCGCGGGGGACCCAAACGCCAAAGGGCCCCGGGTTTGAAACCGGAGCCCTTCAACGTGGATAGAGCGCTTTGAACCGTACCCGTAGAAGACGCACCCTAGACTGATTCGCGCTCTTCGTCCTGGCCGCGTCGCCATTCCATGCGCAGCGCCTGGCGCCGGAACGGGTTGGTGAACTGGCCGTCGCGATAGTCGTGGACGCCGCGCCAATAGGCGAGTGAGGGCGGGCGCTTCACGGCGTTGTAGTTGGTCTGGCGGGTCATCGGGTGACGTACCACACGCCGATCAGGATGCCGCCAAGGCCCGGGAAGGGCGCCGGCAAGCCAGCGATCGTGCAGAACACAGCCCACACGGCGGTAAGCAGGACCAGACCGGCGAGCCATTTCGTGCCGCGCACCGTGCTGCGCACTGCCCTGCGCCAAAGCGGCGGCGGTGGCGGCTCGGGCGCAAAGCTGCCGTACATCTTGCGCGGGTCGACGTAGCCGCGGTCGAAGTGCTCGCTCACCAGTCGCGGTCCTCTCTCATGAGCTTCAACCCTTCGTTCTGGGCGCGGAACGCGACGATGCCCCGCATGTCGACCTCAGACTGACCGGGCGGGATGGTGAAGTCATCGAGCCCGCCATGACAACGTACCACGACCCGCGTTTCTCCGGTGTAGAGATCCTGCTGGATCGAGGCTTTGAGCGCTGGCGCCTGGCAGATCGCGCAAAAGACGATCTGCGCAGGGCCAACCCGACTGAGGCTCACCGCGCCGCCAACGCACGGCCAGACGGTATGGACATATCCAGCGTGAGGTCTTTTGCGGCCTTCACGGCGAACATTTCCATCAACTGCTGGGCACCGGATGCCGAAGTCCCGCCGCCACCGTTGCCCGCCATAACCACGCTCGGCACCCACGAGCCCTGATGTGCACCAATCGCGGCCGCGTAGGCCTGGTTCACCTTCAGGTACGTGTCGAGCTTCTGGGTCAGGGCGCCGTCGGCATTGAGGGTCAGCCGCTTGCGCTCCGCCTCGCCCTCGCCGATCAGGATCTGCTCGGCCTTGTAGAACCCGGCCGCCTCCTGGTTCAGCTTGGCCACGTCACGCGCCCGCTGCGCGCCCAGCACCGCCACGTCTCGCTCGCGCTCCGCCTGCACCACGGCGGTGGCCGCGACCGCTGAAGCCTCGGCCCTGGCCGTCGCGGCCTTGGCTTCGCCCTGCGCCTTCGCCGTGATGGAAGCCTGCTCGGCCTGCTTCGTGGCCGCCTGTGCCGTCTGCACGGCTAGGATCGCGTCACGTTGGGCCGCGATCTGCTTCTCGACCTCATCATCGTAATCGATCCCCGTCAGGGTCGCGATCGGAAGGACGATGCCGTAACGCTGGAACGGCGACGGCCCTATGCGGGTCGGACCGCCCGGTCCCATGATGATGTCCACCTTCGAGATCGTCTTCTCCTCGCCCGTGATGGGATCGGGCTCCCGGACCTGGATCGTCCGGGTCTGGTAAGGGCCGTTGCGCAGCTGGTCCGCGAAGACCTCCACGAACTCCGTGCGGCGCGCGGCGTAGCTCTCCGTGGACGACATCAGAGGCGCTGTGCGGATGGCGAGCATGTCCACGATGGCCGGGGTGACCAGCTGGCGCTGGATGGCCTCAGCCGACCGGAAGTCCCTGTGGAGTTCGATCACCGCGGTGGGGCCGACGGGCATTTCCCAGGATATCTGCCCGGAGACCCAGGCGTAACCGCCGTCGTTGTACCGGACCCTGATGGAGGTGTCGGGGACCTCCTGCTTCATTTCCGCTGGCGTCGGCCGGTGGAACACCACCTGCAAACGCCGTGGATACGTCGTAATCGTCCCCCAGCACTGGCACATCGGACCAGGTTGAGACACGACCGTGAGCGACCCGTCCATGACGGACTGGCGCACGACGATCTCGCCGGCATCCACCCACGCGAAGGTGTTACCGACAGCGATGAACCCGAAGATGACGGCGACGACCGCGCCACCGATCATGGCGTAGCGCTTGACCTTCTTGAAGGTGTCGCCGAAGGAGAGGTCTTCCCGATCCTCGAAGTTATTGCGCATCGGTGCCACCCCCCTTCTTGTCCTTGACGCCACGGAACAGGGGGAAGAGTTCGCCCCCCGTGGCCAGAGGCCAGATGACTTCTTTGACAACCAGGATGACGAAGACCGCCGCTGCGGCAAGCTCCGCCAGATAGAGTAAACCACGGAACATTTGAGCACCCTCCTATCGGGATTCTCCGCAACACGGTGAGCGGTGGTCGGCGCGGAGGAATCCGCCACCAGAAAAATGGGGCTAAGCCTCGGCGATAGCCTTCAGGGCCGCCTTGGTCTCGGGGAAGTCGGGGTACGGGAGCCGCGCGCCGCCGTCGGCCTCCATCGACTCCAGCAGACGGAGCGCCCGGGTGCACGTGGCAACCAGGTGATCCTGCACATCGGAGAGGATGCGGTTGCGCTTCTTGAGGCGTGCCTCGCGCTCAGTCTCGGGCGCCGGCGCCTTGACCTTCGTCTTTCGTTTCTTCGTCATCGACGGTGCCTGTGGTGTCTGCACAGGGCGCTGAGGATCAGCACCAAGAATTGAGCCCAGTATGGCAACCGCTGGTTCATGGGGTGACCTCCTGTTGCTTTTCCAGGCATACCACGATTCCCTCGGTCGTGAAGGGCCCGCCGTAGGCGCATTTGCCGGTCACGGCCACCAGGCACTTGCGGCACATGCCGCAGCAGGCGGGGTTGTTGAGCACCACGCGCTGGCCGTAGCGATCGATGAAGGAGATCCGGCTGTCCGTCGTGATTGGCTCAGACGGCATCAACCGCCCCCATTCATGGCCTTCAGGATGGCGGCAAGGCCGAGCAGCCCGAGGGCGGCGAGCGCCACGCAGGCGAGGATGATCTCCAGGGGACTGGGCGGCTCTTTGTCGTCGGGGTAGGTGCCAGGCTTGCGCGTCATGGCTTCACCTCGCGAGGCGGCATGCCCAGGCGCTCGCGGAGGATCGTGTTCTCGTCTTCGAGCAGCTTGATGATGCCCAGCGCGACGTTCACGCCGCTGAACGGGCCGTGCGACATGCCGGTTACCGCGCGGTCGGGATGGTCGAGGCAGGCCTTGTGGGCGGCATCGAGCGCCGCGCTGGCCTTCTGGTAGAGCGGGCCTTGGGTGTTACTCATCGGGCGGAGGCTCCACCCCCAGTTCGCGAAGCTCCTGCTCGATGTCGGCCGCGAGCCAGGCGAACATGCGCCGCGCTAGACCGCGATCGATGGTGGCGATCTCGTGCATCGAGCCGCCGCCGTCCTCGCCCTCGACCATTTCGATGCGGAAGACCTCGTCCGCCTCATCCATGCCGATGGGCGTCAGGCCGTTCTTCCAGCGCTCCGTGTTGCGGTAGTTCTCGGGCGGGTTGAGGTCGTAGCGGATATCGAGCAGGGCCTCGACCAGGAACGCCGCGCGTGTCGCGTTCTTCGCGGTCATCATAGCGTCCCCCCGTTGAGCCAGAGCAGGATGCCGAACCCGAGCATGCCGCCCAGGTACAGGCCACCCACACATTCAGCGATGTAGATGCCGAGCATCGGCGCCCCTCAGCTGATTCCGACGGCTCTTTCGATAGCAGCCTGTTTGCAGCGCCGCCAGAGCATCGCGTGGCATTTCCACAGAAGATGGTTGGTCAGATCGCGCTTGGACCGGCGCTTGGCGCGGAGGTAGGCGCGGCGCAGCAGGCGCGAGACCGGGGACCAATGCTTTCCGCAGATCCACTCGTGCCCGTCGAACAGCCATTTGGTCGTCCGCCGGCAGTGCGGCACGATGCAGCGCACCCGGTCACTCGCAACAGGGCCCGTAGGTTTTGCCGAGGTCGGTGACGCGCCATCCGGCTCGGGTCGCGGCCGAGCGCTGCGCGATGTAGCCGTCCTGGTCGAATACCTGAACTTCGCGGCAGGTCTCACAGGTCATCCTCAGGAACGTCGGGCGTGGGCACGGGCCGGTGTCGGCGCCGCCGATCTCAATTCCCACGGCGATACCAGCTGGTGTGGCGCTGAAGTTGGCGCATCAGTTCGCGCGGC